TTATCTTTTAATTTTAATTGTTTCCACGAAGTGTATTTCCCTGATGCCCTGTTTTATGAGCGAGGGCACTTTTATCCATAGGATAGCGACTTCGTTCCTATTCTCCTTCACATCGTCCGTGAAAACAAAGTAACCGTCATCCGGCAGAGAATAGAAATAATAGGGATGTCCGTTATGTTGCCGTATTTTCACTTTTCCCTCCCCGGCACAGATACCTTTGAAGAAATCACAGGCTTCCCGGTATGAATCGACGCGCAACATCCGGATGCAGGGTTGTCTGGATGTGAAAGGCTGCCCGATGATTTTTCCTTTGGGAAACAGGCGGTTCCTTATGTCGGCTTCGAAGGAATGGTTCTGGCTGAACGCACAGAAACAACACATTCCCCAACAGATGCACCAAAGACTTACGAGTTTCATTCCGCGTGCTTTTTATATGCTTGCGACAATTTGGCATCATACTGGTTATCTTTATAAGAAGGGCCGTTGTAATGCCGTGCAAATTCGCTCCAGTTTTTATCCCGGAGGTATTTGTCCCAGCCGTTTGTGCGTAAAAACACGGTGAACAGGTTTAGCTGTGTGCCTTCGTTCAGTTGCATTTCAGTGCAGAAATCAAATACCGTGTTGCAGCCGCACACTGCGTAATTGAATCCCATGATTTGCCACATTCCCCAACTTGCCGAACACAGGGCAGCCGTTTCGTTGATATTCTTTGCACGGTTCAAACGGTCGTATTCCGCCATGCCTTGCTTATAGAACTTTTTCGTCCAATTGGGGTAAAGTATATCTTCGTTTCCTGCTACATAATCTTTGGGATTCAGCCCCCGTTCCTTCAATTGGTTCCAAAAGATATGTCCCTCGAAGAGTATCGTGGGATAACCGATTTGGATGAATCCGCCCCGTCCGCCGGTTTCCACTTCCTGCACGGCTTTGATTGCGGCTACTTCGACGTTCAGGTATTCGGCGGCTCGCACATAATCGGTTTCCTTTAAACGGAAGGGTACAAGTTGCCGCCGGGCTTCATCCTGCAAGGTTTCCCAGGTTCGTTTTCCGACAATGCCATCGGCTGTCAAGCCTTGTACTTGCTGGAAATCGCAGACAGCCTTTTCCGTGTTTTCGTCAAATACTCCTGTCAGGGGGCACGCAAAGCCCCATTGGTTCAATAAATTCTGCAAGGTGAGCACTTCGTCACCTGTTGCGCCTGCTCTTAGTGTTTTCATATCTATCTGATTTATATATGTATATCGTTTCCTGTTGTTTTATTCTCCTTGTGCTGTTTTCGAATAAAACTTATTTTGATTTTCCACACGTGAGACACATTCGCTTGCATTTTTATGGTAGCGAAAGTGCCGTTTTGTTCCGGACATTCCTGCAACAGCAATGTTCCGGATGTTCCCGGTAATTTGCAGGTATAGAAGACCTGTTCCATGCCGTTGTGGGCTTCGATTTCACTGTTCAGGATTTTCGCCAGCCTCATAAAGAAGAGGTAAGCATCCGTGAAATCAGCGATTTCCACTTTCCATCTGTTTTTGCCACACCCCCTGCGTATGCGGTTGCCTGCATTACATGCCAGCCATATCGTCAGCCGTTTCTGGTAGAGATATAAAGAGCATTTTTCCCAGAAGACATAGACAGTCCGGAGTGCCCACCTCCATAGCATTAATAGTGTTACCATCGTTTTTTAGTTTATCGGTTGAACCGGCTTGTACTGTTTACCCGCATGTGAGCCCGGTCTAACTGTTGCAAGGCTTCGAGGGCTTTTTGCGACTGTGCCCGGTCGATTTCCAGATGCAGTCCGCAGGAGGGACAATCCAAACCACGGCAAGAAAGCAGTTCCGTAACAGTGGTGGGAATGAATTTGCTACATACGGGGCACATCAGTCCCGGTTCTTTTACCGTTTGATTTCGCTGGTTCATGGTTGCCGGTTGTTGTTATCGTTATTTTCTTCTTCAACAGTCATATTGTTGGCCGTGAGGTGGAGCAGGTTTGCCAATCCACCCGGTAAGTCGGCCTGTTGCATTCTGACTTTTACTTTCATGTTGGCCGTCAACCCTTGTTGAAGGGTTGTCTTGGCAGTACCTTCACCGATAGAAGGAGCGATAGAGACACGCAGCTTCATCTTTTTATCATCCGTGCCGTCTTGTTGCACCTCACCGGTTTTCAACGAGAACGTCTTTTCCGCTTCATCTTTTACAGCGTCGATTATCTGTATCTCGAAGTCGAAATCGGCTTCCTTCACTTGCAGCAGGGGAAGCGGGACAAGCGAAAGCAGTGGGATACTGACTTTCTGCCGTGTCTGTCCTTGATGGCTGCTTTGCATGAAGTTAAAGGTCAACATCCGCAGTTTGCCCACTTCTCCCGTTTCTTTGCTGTAGGATTCAAAACCTATTTCAAAGAGGTAGTCCAGATATTGCCGGGAAGAAGCGGAGTCGGCCTCAACAGTTGCGATTAATGGTCCTGAAATCAAATCTTTCAGCTCCATCACCTGACTACTTATTTTTTTCGTGTTATCTCCCATTGCTTTTAATCATTATCTTCCCCGACATCCGTCAGATTCAACGGCATATTCCGGGGTATCACTTTGAAACGGAAGCTCTGTATGCACTCTTCGGGAAGTTTGGCCAGTTCGTCTGCCGCTACCGTCACATCGACGGAGGGGAAAATACGTTTCCGTTTGAAATTCACTTCTTTTATCAACTGGGGAATAATATCCCCCATACTCTTTTCCAAATCCGTATAGGTTTGTTTCCGTAATTTCTGCCCCTCGGCCCCTTCAAATAAGTTTATCAATTCGGGATGATAAAGAAGTTCTTCATTTCCGGTCTGCATCACGCAACTGCGAAGGACTTTCGAGTTGATACCCCCGTCATCCTTCAACAGATTGGTAAACTGACCGATTACCGAGTCCTGCAATTTCTGGTCGAGGAAAGAAGAGAACTTCCGGTTGATTTCCGTTTGGGCAGATAGCTGTTCAATTAGTTTTATCCTTTCCTTATCGGCAGCCAGAGGTGACGACAGAATAGAGTTGATTATACTTTCCAGCATGACTTTTGCCAATTGCGCGGTGAGTTTCCGCACAGTCTTCCGCAACAAAGGATAATTGATTTCAAATTGTATCGATTGTGCGGCTACGGCTTTGATGCCGTATCGTATTTCTAATTCCATTTCGCCGATAGCAATGGCAGGCAGAGGAAATAATTCTGTATGCCCGTCTTTGCGATAAGACTCGCATAAGGACATGGAATAGATGTTTGCCTCGTGTTGCGCCACCAGCACATCACGAAGCACGGAGCTGATGATAGATTGTAGTTGTGCCATGGTGCTATTGATTTACGGGAATAACCTCCAAGCCTTTATCAAGTATTTCGAGCATCTTGGCAAGTCCGGCAGGCATATCGTCCTGGGCTGCTTTGATAGCAACATCCATGGTGTACTCGACACTGTAACGGGATTCCTGTGTCGATTTTGAGTCCTTTTTGCTGGAGTAACTTGCCTGAAACTGGGTATCGAGGCTGAAAACTCCCAATTTTAGTTTGCCCTTTGCGGTCAGGTTCCCTTCATCTTCGGTCGTTGTCTTTTCACTTACTTCGGTTGCTTTCGAGGCGGTGATGTTTGCCTTGAAATTAATATCGACCGTCTTGACGGCCAGATAAGGAACCGGTACGATAGTAAGCAAAGGAATACTGACTTGCGAGGTCTGTCCCTGATGCTTAAATATAAAGGAAACGTTTACCACTTCCTTTTCGCCGGTTTGGGGATCTGTCTGCAAACCGACTTCCTCGATGAATTTCCATGAGGTTTGCGCGGCCATTGCCTGTGCCTCGATACATGCTTTGAGCGGGGCACCGATTATACTTCCGAACGGCAGGGATTGAAGCGAATCAGCCGTCTGGTGTGATAAAGAATTGTCTGTCATCATAAATACCTCCTTCTGTTAATAGGTTTGTCTTGCGCTAAAAGTAAGGCAGAAAATCAAGATGGACTTTCTTTTTTTACCTAATGACAGAATCTATTTCCCAATGGTTTTTACCTCGGTTTTTAGCTTTTGGAAATACACTCGGTGGCTAATGAAGTCACTGGGAAAGAGAAAGAGTGACTTGGGTAAGATAAGTTGGGGCGGGTTTGTTCAGGCCGTATATTTGCCACCGTGAGCTTGCAAAAAGATTTATTGTTTAACTTTTAAAATTTAAAGTCATGGATGAAGTAAAAGATTTTAGTGTTCCGTTCAAATCTAATTTTACGGAAAACATCGACCCTGCAAAAATTAACGAAGTTGTTAAAGACGGGTTTGGTTTTGGAACAAACATCACAAATGCTATCGGGAACAAACAGACTGCAATTTTGGATTATGAAAAATTGCAAGCTGAAAACTTAATTGAAAAGGACACGTACTCTGATCGTCGTCTATTTGAAGTTGAAGGAAAAAGCTATACAGAAGTCACATCTGAAATCAACAAATCATTTGGTTTGAATGTCTCTGTATTGGGATTCAAAAATACGCTCAAAACAACCACAAATAATGCAATGAACAATACCGACGACTATGAGTATCATATTCGGTTATTTATGGGAAAAGCATTGAGCGTTACCCTCAGACCTGTATCCGACCTTGCTTCTTATGTACAGGATAAAGCCTTGCACGACATTGCCGGTATTGCAGAAAACGGAATTGTGGCATATCCTACAAATGACAAAAATAAGCTGAAGAAACTCTTTGAGACCTATGGTACTCATATTATAACCAAAGCAATCTTTGGATGTAGATACCAATACTACTATATGCGTGAAGCTGTAGGAATGAAAACAAAACTCAAAACACAGGTTGATTACAATTTGGAAAATAAATTCACAATCAAAGATGGTTTACAGGATTTAGGAGTTAAACTGGGGCAAATCTATGATGAGGTCTATGATACAATTTGCAACGGTGAAAGTAAAAAGGAATTTACCCAGTGGATTGGCGGAGGAAATAGAGAATCCTTTGAACAGTGGGAGACCGGTATGGACTTTGAGAAACCTACAACTATTGCTTTAATTGGATATATCATGCCTGGTTCGACCAATGAATCCGGACTGGTTCCAATTTGGGATATCGTAAAAGATGCTCAGAGAATTCAAAAGATGCAGGAAGCCTACGATGAATATTTGAAAGAACGCATTGCGACGATGAAAAAAAGCAAGAAAATCATTGCCGATGTATTTGGAAGACATTTTAGTGGTGAGGGTCCAGCTACACTTTATGAAAGGGATCATCGCGGGGTTTTACGTGAATTTAACAGAATTGACGAAGAAATTATGCGCCATGTGAAAGGTTCGAAAAAAGGCACCTTCTATTTCTATTACGCCTTTGCATATTCCAGCGCAGGTGGTTTGAGTGAAATCAAATTTGACAATAGAAAGAACGGCTATTCTTCTCCTTGGATAACACGTGGGAATCATGCTAATGAAGGTGTTACCGGTTGTTTGGATGACAATGTGATATGGATTTGTCCGGTTGAACCAAACGGACAAATAGATGAAAATAATCTGATTTCCGGATTCGGTGTCGATGTGGAAGGCAACAGACGTACCTCAGAAGGTGCTTCCAATTGTACAAATTGGGCTACCGGTGGTTGTGACTGGTACAAAGGGCTTGTTCACGATAATGTACATTGTATTTATACGAAGGACAAAATCTAAGGAATAATCCATTTCGGGAGAGTACTCAGCACAAAAGTTGGGTACTCTTTTTTATGTCTATCCGGGAATATAGCCATTTACTCTTTTACATAATGCAACATGATTATACCTGATTCCGTATCCATTCCCCAACGTCTTACTTTCCATCTGGAACATGCGGTCTGCGTAGAGAAAAAACTTTTTCCCTTGCCTTCTAATACTGGATGAATGTAAATATCCATTTTATCTACCAGATTCTTTTCCAATAAGCCGGTTATTAATTTAGTGTTATTACGGGCAACGGCTATATATCCAGTCGTTCCTTTCTGTAATTTGCTCAGTGGATATAATACTTTCCCCGGTAAACCTCTGGAGTAAACCCGGCATCGAAGAGAAGGAGTGTCTTTTTCAATCACATATATTTTGGTCGTGGATGAGTTGTTGCAATAATTTGCCAACAGTGGAATATCTTCTTTTTCCGCTAAAATTGCTTTTGCATTCTGGTAAAAAAGGTTCAAATGGCTTTCAATAAAACTGCAATCTGAGTTTGCCGGTACGTCAAATCCATCTATGGATAAGGCGGCAAACAAGTGAATTGTTTTCATATTTCTATTTTTATATTTTAATGGATTTGCCAAATTAAGATTAGTGCAGAACGAAAAAAAGGCGTGAACCCACGTTGCTCCACTACGGGGTACTGGCATACCCAAGAATAGAAGCACGCAAATCCACGCCATACCGAAGTATAGCATAGACATTGCGCAATAGCCTCTATTCTTTTGAAAAGTGCCAGTTTCCGTAGTGAGACGTCCTGCGAACGTTATGTTATATAGTTGCAGATATCCATTGATATACTGCATCATCAACTTGTTTTCAGTCGCAAATATACAGATTAACACTGACATGACCATATTCGTCTATTATTTATTTCTCAAACCGGAACATATAAGTTGCTGAAAGAGAAAAGTATATTGAGAGTACAAATTTAAAACGAATATCGGGTACAGAGCGGTTTGATGTGAATTTCTATTCTTTTATCGTCTAAAATGCGGCGGACCGCCTGATAAATGGGGAGTTGTTCTACTCCGGCTATTTTCAGTGCTTCAACAATCATGGTGTTTTCTACCAGTTGGAGGTATTCGGTTTCTTTGATTGTTATGTATTTATATGATTCCGATTTTATTTTTGCCATATTCTTTTTTGAATTAAAATGCTTCTCCGGGCTTCACAGCAGGGAGAAGCGGGGTTCAAATTAACAATCTAAAATCAATCAATTATTTTTCGTTGAAGTCGGCAGGGGTTTCACCCCATAGCCGATTGTCCCAGTGTTTAACCTCGATGTCTTTTATCCCGGCAGCAAAGGTTTTGAGAAATATCTCTGCCTTTTTCAGAGCGGTAAGCCTTTTTCCGGATGCTGTTTTCCGGGCATTAAACCATGCGATAGCGGTCATGCTATCGGTGTAGATGATCCGAGGTTGATAGTTGTTAGTAATGATGTACTTCACGGCTTCGACTACACCCAGAAATTCTCCTATATTGATGGTTTGATTGCCCAGATGTACACAGAACAGTTCTTTGCCCGTGGCTATATCTACGGCCCTGTAACGGGTGAGCCCATTCTTTATTGAATGGGCCCCATCCGTTGCAATGCCTATTTGTGGGCGGTTCATTTTAAGGTAAAGTCTGGAACTATATACCCGTCGTTTTCCATTCTTCGGACAAGCTGGGTTGCTTGTCGGGTAAGGCTTTCGATTACTGCATCAGGATTCTCGATGTCTTCCCGTTGCCTGATCAGGTTAATCACTCCGGCTAAGGTACGGCTGGAAGCACTTTTTCCGTCTTTGGGGTCAAAGAAAATAGTTTTTAATCCAAAAGTAACCGTAACCTGGTAGATACTTTTGGGTATAATCAGAGTATCTACCTGCGCGTTGAAAAGTATGGGTGTTGCCGAAACGACCACATACCCGGAACCATTGTGCATGGCTTTCAACTCAACGGCGTATAGTTTGTTTGGTTGTACTGTGCCCTTGAGTTCTTCGGAAAGGACACATATTTTTTTACCAAAACGGGAGTCCTCACGAACACCCATCAATTTTTGAGTCTTGGAGTGACGGGATACAAAACCTATCAGCTCACCTGTGGACTCCGACTGCGCAAATTTAATCTGCGTTTTTTCTACTGTCATTTTTAAACCATCTGTTGCATCTTTTTTCTTTCAATTTACAAACTTGTTTTCTTTCAATTTTTATTCTAACGAAGAGCAAAATTAGGGTATTTACGGCAACTTGCCAAATATTTATTGCACTTATTTTCTGCATGTTACGGGTGATATATACAGAGAACGGAAGGGTTATCTCTGTATATATTCAGAGGTGGTAAAATGGGTGTAACGTTCGTCCGTTGTGGAAGTTCGCCAACACTTCCAATATCTATATGTGGGACCTGCCTTTGGATTATAGGGATAAATATCATTTTCTTCAAGGTAGAGGATGCCTTGTTGAGTAGAGGTGTTGTATTCTGTGCAACCGTCCGGAAGATTTGGGTTGGGCTGGAGATACTGTTGTTCGAGTGCCATTCCATAGACAAAGAGGTTTACGAGCCGAACGTCTGGATCAACATCGAACTGACGGGCATATCTGGCAAAATCGTAAATGTCAGTGTGGAAGAAATCGTGATTGAAATGTCCCGGTGCTTCTTGCAGCAGTTGCTTTTGCGCTTTTCTAATAGGTTGCCGACTCTGGATTTCTTTCAAACGTTTTGGAGTCACGGTATTTGTGGTGTACCAGACCAGTTCAAAACCGACCCTGGTGGAATCGATCAGGTATTGACGGTCGTAACATTCCCTTTGTTTCATATTACTAACGTCCATAGGGTCTTCCTTGGGGCCGACACATTCTTTGACCAGTCCGATAATCACAATGAGTATAATCATGGACGTGGTTCCGCCGAGCAGTCCGACTAACAGACATCCTTTGTTGATAGCTTCGACTAATTTATTCATCTTCTTCTATGGCTATATCGGTGATATAATTACCAAAAATATCCCGCATTTCGGATATGCAGACAGCATATCCTTTGTCGAGCAGGAGATTTGAGTATTCTTCCTGTTTTTCCTGTGGGAAAATGGCCGTCATCATGTCTTCTCTGACAGCTATTCCCAATCCGAGTTCACGAGCTATAATTTGCGCATCTTTTTCGTAGGCTTCGAAGTTGTCACCATTGTGGAACAGGATAATGGTGTCTTTTCCCCTCCGTTCTTTCATTATAGCGAATGCTTTTTGGGTGCTATGCTTTTTCATTTTTAGGCTGATTGATTTCTTTTGCTATGCAATTGTCACAAACACCTTTGCTGCGAGTCCACTTGTACTTACTGATGCCTGTTCCGCAACGGGTACAAAATTTTTCTTTGTTGCTGACAGTGGCATAGATGATATGCTCGATACCGCTTTTTGATATATCATATTTTATCATCAATGCCGAGATTATCTGTTTTTTCTGGAATTTTCCTTCTTTTACAGCATCTTGAAATTCCCTCTCAATGAGTATCCGGCGTACTTTTTTTACGTCTAAAACAGATCTTACCTGTATCAGAAGTTTTTCGTCCACTTTCAAAATCGTTGAAAGCAGAGAGAGTTCTTTGGTCATTAGCTTCTTCTTCATTTCTTCCATATATACATTATATCAGCACTTATTTGCTTGCAAACGAAAGAGTTGGTTCAATTCTTTCATGCGAAAGGATAGGCAAATATAGTGCTTTTTTATGAATTTATTTACTCTGTTTCTAATTGGTTCTTAATTAGTTGCACCAATTCTTCGGTGGTATTGATTTTATTTCTTTTCCCGGTGGGATTGGCATGTCGCATTGGGGTAAAATAAAGCGAGAAGTCATTTCCTTCCGGGGTGGAAAAACCTCCCACCGTAGTAATGCCGACTTTGATTCTATAATAGCCTTTTATCGGAAAATAGGTTTTCGGATTGGGTATCTTAATTTTGTAGCCAGGCATTTCTGCTGCCAGGCTACGGTACACCGGGATAATAACTTCGTCCTGATAGCTTGGAGAAACGGATATTTTCTTTTTCTGCGCACCACCAGGCAATGCGCAGATTGTTTCAATTTCTTTGTGGAATGCTTCGAGTCGTTGCCGGTAAGCATCAATTAACGGGTTAAATTCCATAGTCGTTTTTTTGTTTGATTACTGGTTATGCCATTCTTGCAAAGTCGTTTCTTCTCCTGTAAAGTTATAATCTTCAATGGGTGTATAACTTTCGCAAGGCATCGGAATTTCTTGCCGTGTGATAATCGTACCAGCATGATTGACTGTTACTTGAGGTTCGATGGTAGCCAAGTTTTCGCCCTCGTCATCATAACGAATGTCGTAAACGAAAAAAACAGCCGGGACCTCTTTTCTGTTGATGCGTCCGTTAGAGAACAAGGTTTCGATGTCGTTGATTTCTAAAATTTCGAAAGTTTCTTCCTGAATGTTTGTCATAACTGTTTTTTTAAAAAGGTTATTAATCATATTTGATTGTTGTCCGGGGTGTAGAATACGGATGTATTCTTTCAAACCGGTGAATAAGCTCTATATTTTGTTGATTATATTGCCCCGCAGTTCTCGCCAAAGGCTCCGGCGGGGAGTATCCACGGTTCATCCGGTGGGAGAATAACCGGTTGGTCGTAATTGTAACCGGTAGCCAACCGTTTTAATTCCTCAGTGATTGTTTGATAGGGAGTACCGGAAGCGATTAAAGTAGGTAGATCGGTGTTACGCTTGATGGTGCAGTTAAATTCCTTTTCGCAAGCAACCACTTCGGCAATCTGAGCGGGACTAATCAGTGCTGCACTGGCAAACTGGTTTCTATTGCCAAAAATGCAAAATTTGCAGGAACAGCGTGCCCAGCCCAAGTAATAACAAGGATGTACTCTTATCCTGTATCGTTTGATGATGTCCCATACCTGTTGTTCCTTCCAGTCCCGAATGGGACGCAGGCGGTCCACATGCCGGGTGAATTGCTTTCCATTACGAAGGTCTGCCCGGTCAGGTTCAAAAATAGGATATTTAGCCCGTGCTGCGGATTCTTCACCCCGTTCCCCGGATAATATCAGGGTACGGATACCCCGGAACCGGGATTGGTTGATGATAGCAGCAGAGCAGACATCTATTTTGAGATAACCGGAACACCAGCGGACTTTTAAGTCGGGAGAACACTGCGGGAATTTGCGGCGGGTAGTCCGTTTTCCCCGTTTCCCTCCCACTTTGCCGATAGTACCGTCGGGACATTCAAAACAGTTGGGAGCTGTCAACGTGTTTTCACGCATAAGTTCCCGACGGAAACCGCCTTCTTTCCATTGGTAGTAGATTTTAACTCCAAATGCTTCGGCAAAGCGACGGCAGTAGTCAGGAGTAATTTCCCAATCGAAGTATGTATCGTTGCGTCCGTCCACATCCTGATGCCAGAGTTCGATTTTCTCCAAAGGAATGCCATTGTCGAGCAGGTAGAGGAAGCAAGCTGTAGAGTCTTTTCCACCACTGAAGGATACGATGTAGCGGTCGTAGCTATGGAGATTGAGAGTCTGATTCATCTTTGATGTTATTTAGTTTATTATACATATCCTCAATATTCCCTCTGATTCGCTCAGGATGTAGAAGGTTCTCGAACATTTTTCCCAATTCTTCGTCTGTCATGCTACTTATATGCTCTTTGAGCACACTCACGGCAACATTAAAATACAGGGCTACCAGCGGCCCTTCTTTAAGAAGCGCCTTTATCCGGTCGTCCATTGAAGGGCGGCGGCGTACTTTTGCAGTATTTGATTTTTTTGCCATAACTTTATGATTGATAGTAGATAAATCGAACCCAATACACTTGATCGGCGAACATCTCATCGTTACATTCTTCTGCAAATTCATCGGGAGTAAGTTTTCTGGTTGGAATATCATGCTCTTCATCACTCTTCCAATCTGCGATAATATCTTCGTCAGTGGCATCACGGTCCATTCGTTCTAACGGGTATAAGAAAACAGACAGTTCCTTACCGGGATGTGACATAGCGGATGTTGTCAGGAAACAACGTTCGTCTTTAGACAAAAATAAGCGTAGGTATTCAGCCGAAAATTCCTGAATATCATCTTCACGAATATCTTTAACCCGAACAATGCCGGAATCAAGTTCGGAACCGCATACTTCCAACAGCATGGTTTTACGATACTCGGCAGGAGCATCACCAAAACCTCTTCGTATCTGCTGTATGGCTTCTTCGTTCAAACATACTAAATCCCCTTGCTTAAATCCTGCGCAAGACGGTTTTGGAAGAGGCTGGTCAATATCTTTATCGGTAGCCAGTTCTCCGTACCAATTCAACACAGTCATTAACCAGTCAATATTGATTTCCGAAAGATGCCGTTCTGTGTCATCTTCATTGGTAATTGTATTTCGCAGCGTACAACTACCGTCCGGTTTGAAATCGACAAGCCGGTATGCGTTGTACACAGGTGCGCCATGATTGTTTTGGTCTTCGCTTTCTTCTTCAACAAAGACGAGGTGAGGTAACCAACCGTCAGGACGGTCCGTGATTGCCGATAATTTGGCGATAACGTCATTCTGTAATTGATTGAATCTTGTTATTAATGTCATATACGTTGTGATTTAGGAATCATTGATAATATTTCTTTTAAGCGGTAAGGGCCTCCTGTACGTTATCATGTATGCTGTCGAGCCATTTCAGGCTTTCAAATGCCGGATCATCTTCATATATTGTAATGGGGGCGCCTTCGTTTTCGACTTTAAGCGAGAGTTCTTTGCCGTCGTAACCGATTTCTATTGCCTGTCCTTCGTGGGGATCGTTGTCGTTATCGTACCAGATAACATAGGTCGGGTCGGTGGCATCACTGATGTCGAGTTTTGTCAGGTTGTTGTCTTCCAAGGCCGAGACGATAGAAGCCCGGATTTCGTTTCTAAGTGCTGAGATTCTTTTAGCAAAAGAGGGAGCCGAGGTATTTGAGTCTGGCGTAATTTCCGGTTTAAAGAAGTAAGAGCCACTCCATTCGGCAGTGTCATTAACACCTTCCATGTAGGCTTTATATTCTTCTTGTGTGCGGAATGTCCTTTCATCGACTATTCCGCCATTATCCATCAGCCATTTATCGGAAGGGATTTGACCAGTGGTTTCAAATTCTTTTACGGCATCTTCGCCGAATATTGCTGTTACTGTTATCATTGTATTGCATTTTTATCATGTAAATCATATCGTTAATAAATCTGAAATAATCTGCATAGGAACCATGTAAGTGGATAAAGTCGCTAACCTCAAACCGAGGGTTCAACTTTGACAGTTCACAAAATTCAGATGTCAAGTCATAGGAGAGCTTGGGCAGATAGCCACATTCTTCTATTGTGGTAATCAGCCCTGTGAATTTCACATATCCTTCATTGCGGTCAAGAATGGTTGCCCATGTATCAGCATACAGGAATCGTTCATTTTTGATGATGTTATTGAAATAATCAGGATATTTTTTCTGAAGTGCAGATAACGGCAAAGCCATATCTTCTGCATCGGGAAAACTGTGTGGACGAGAAAAGAGGTCAAAGAAATAAACATATATATCTTTACCGAGGATATATACCTGATTTTTCCGTTTTCGAAAGAGTATGGTAAAGGCCGGTTTTATTCCCTTCAAAGCCGAAGGCTTATGGATTTTAGGTTGCCCCCAAACCCGGTAAACATCTAATTCGACCTTCATCTATTTTCTAAAAAAGTTCACGTAAGATTTGTCGAGTGTGAACTCGACGTAGAGGGGTGCGCCACAGCCCCAGTAAGCACCGCCTTTATCATAAGCGCCGTCGATAGGAAGATAAACCCGGCGACAGTAGATGCGTTGGCCGGTGATTTGTGAACGGTCGCCGACATTGGGGCGTCCCATAGGCGCACCCCGGCTGGTATCGACTTTACACAGCAGTTCGTTGTAAATCCGGGTGCTGGGACTGGGGATTGATTGTTTTTTGTTCTGTTTCATTTATTGTTTCTTTTAAATCGTTGATTGTACTGTAATGCGTTATTACTCCGTTAATTTTTGCCACATAGCCTGTTTCCGCACCGAGCAATGTGTTGCGGTATATAGTAAGTCCTTTGTAGTTTTCGACTTTTTCAATCCCGTAATAAGCATTGACCTGGTATTCTTTTAATCCTTTAGCGATAACCGGTTTGGTAAAACACGGATCGTAATCGGCAATGAGCTTTTCAAGCCATGTGGAATGATAGGTGCCGATAGTGCGGTCGAAGACTACTTCAGGGCGCATGGAATAAGGGGTACGGCGTGTCATTATCAGACGGGATGGTGAACCGTAACGTTCGTGCTGATAGATTCCGAGGTAGCAATGTCCCAGCTTGCAATACCGATAATTTCCCTTGTTCGACCTAAGCGACTGGAAACTGGTCTCTCCGCCAAAGAAGCCCTTCGGTAATCCGGTTTGCTCGATGAAATCCGTGTAGAAGTGTTCAGGGATGTGCTGATGTGTGTATTCGGAATCCCTAAACATTTCTTGCGCCTGTTCAAGAGAAATCAATTCCGGACGGACGCATGGCAAATTGGATAAACATTTGTCGAGTGCCTTATACACGATGTCACGAGTTTGCAGGTGAGCGGGCATCTGTTTGAACCAGTTGAAAGACGAACCATGTTGCAGGCAGTATTCAACAAAATCGGGCGTCCAAATCGTTTTAGGAAATTCGGGATAGTCCCTGTCTTTACGAATAAATGCCTGACAAACAGATTTGGTGAACAGGTGTCTGTAGGAGTTATCGACAAGGTTGTAGCCATAACTTCCGGTAAACGAATCTATTGCCAGTATAAGGCGTTTAGAGGTCTGAAAATTTTTGGGCAAATCTTTGAAATTTCCGGCACTGACAGTTACTACCCGGTCGGCCATGGTATCATCCATGCAAGCAAGCATGTACGATTTTATAGGGTCAGAAAGCAGAGTGCTTATGTGTGTCTGGGAATTTTCCGCCATCGCTGCCATAAAGATTTCGTAGCAGTAATGCTTTTCTGGAATCAGGCTGAATTCCCGGGTAGCCATTTGTAAGTAATATGGGCGCGATTTGTGTTTTAACGGGGTTATCAGGTCGATGTGTTCGGAAGCAAGTTTCGTATTGGTAAACAATCCATAATAAAATTGCCGGTTCTTGATTGCTTCCGGGACGAATGTCAGGAATGCCTGAACCATTTTGATGTCGTTTGTACCGGAGGTATAATATCTTCCCCGACTGTTGTAACTTTGGCTATGACAGGAATAGGCATCATTTACTCCAGCATAGGCAAGTGATGTGTCCCATAATGTTTCAGGCATCAGATGTAAATACTTAATGCCTTTGTCGATGTCCGACACTATTATTTTCAGCATGAGTTGGCTTCTGTATTCTGCCGGTACGTCGGGAAAATTACTGAGGTCCTTATTAACAGCAAAGTCAGATACTTCCTGCGTGCGAAGTTCTACCGGGATGCTGGAAAGCTCGAAAGACTGCCAACTGTATGAGTTCTCATTTTTCTTAATGATGCCAAGGATTATCTCGCTGGTGAGGTATTTGTGAGGAAGATGGTCGAGCAGTTTTATGTCGCCCTCTTCAATACCGGCAGCCGCAATTTCAGGAGTAATGAGTTCCTGGGGCAGGTTAGCAATCGCTTTGTATATTTCTATATTCTGTTTCATTTCTATCGATTTAGGGGGTGGTTGATGGTAGTTACCAGCCTATCGTTCCGAAAGGCGTAGTAAGTTTTCTTTTCTGTGATAGCTTTGATCTGCATGTCTTTCCAACTTTCGGAATGGATTGTATGTACGCAATTGAATGAACCGTTTTCTGAGAGTTCGTACAGGCTGATATTTTTGAAAGCATCTCTCTGACTGGAAAAGGTTACTTGTACGGATGAAAGAGGTTCGAAGCCGTTTTGGGTTTTGAAGTACCAACGACCTTCCATATAGAGGAAAAGCCAGTCATCAAGACTGGCGTATGCTTCAAGGTTGTCGGCATACTGTGGCAGATGCTTTCCTTTTTTCTCGCCGTCGTCCCGGATTTCGGCCCGGCAGTTTATCATGTCGCCGTATCCTTTCCATTTCTTGTAGGGTGATGGTTGCAACAGGACCAGATTACCGAGGTTAATCAATGCTTCGACCCTGGCATCCGTGCTGTAAAATGTTCCCAACATCCGGGGAACAGCATTGTATTGTTCCTCGTAAGGTAAGGCGATGTACCTGACAACGCCATCGTTTTGAAGTTTTCCGATGTATAAATTCATATTTTCCTTTATTTTTATTGTGTAGATATTTCTCTAATCATTGTATCTGATATATCCATATTCAGTTTGGTATGTCTTTTATCTTTAAATTCTCAATATTATTTCTTTATCCATTTATCTTATTTAGAGGTCACTTATTCCTTTCCAATATGATTTTGGCAAAATCGGCAATATGTTCTCCATCAGATATTCGATATTTATGCGCTTGGAATAGCTATTCATACAAAAACGGTAAATGATGGGGTTGCAAGAGTCATTTGTCCTCTCCTGGCAAAAATTGGGAGGTGATTGCTTTTTATCCTTGAATAAAACCCTGCACGCTTGTTGTGCATTGCAGTTGTTGGCTTTCATCAGGTAGTTTATATCATGCAATACTTGCAAAGCATCCCTGTTTTCCTTTAGAAAGAGTAAAATCTGTTGTGTGCTATTTCCATTGTCCCTGGCCTTAAACTTGTAAGACGTACCTCTTTGAATAGCTGCCGCTCGTTGCAATAATACATCCTTGCTGTCTTCTTTAAAGTGGTATGTACATTTATATCCATGTTCATTGACTACCTCAGCAACGCACATATTAGTTTGTACCATGTTATACCAATTGCATTTAACTTTCCTGTCACCAAGATATTCAGCATTATCTATTATGTTTGCTATCTCTTTCTTTAAAGATATTTTGCCCTTCATAATCTGTTCCTTTCTTGTTTTTAAATACTGTATATTTTTTATACCGGCGAGGCTTGACAATAACCGGTTTCAGGTTGAGTATTTTCCTTTTTGGAAAGAACTCGTCTTTTTAGTTGTCTGTATATCAACATACTATAAAGAAAGCATTTCGTTGGCGTCAGCGAAATGGTTCTGCCTGACTCTTAACCAGAGTTATTTCCAAGTGCTTTATTCAGAGCCGAGGTTATCCGGTTATAGTGTTTCCGCAAGTACCAGTTAGGTTCGTTCTCTTCAAGCAAATTAGCCACTTCAATCAAAGCGTTCAACAAATCCGGAGCGGCGCTAACCAGATTTGCATTTGCTTCGACTTCTTCTTCAGTCATGCCGTAACCACCAGAATACAAGATTTCACACAGGGGTTGGAAGTTGTTCCCGGTGACACCGACCAATCTTTCTGCACCTCCTCTTTTTATGGCTCTATGCCACTGGCCTTTTGTGCCTTTAAATTGTTGTTGTTCCATAATTTTACGGGTTTAATGATTTAACTTACTTGTTGTGCGCCCCACCGGATATGAAAATGTCCTTCGTCATCCTGTTCCCGCCGAAAGAGTGTGTAGATAATATCGGGTGATATATCGAACTCGTCGAAGATTTCGGATTCTTCCATGACGGAACCGGTCTTGATGAACTCGTTGATACGCTCTTTAGTGAGCACGAGTGCCATCAGGTTTTGCTCGATAGAATCCTCATAGGTGAGGAAATGTACGTGCCGCATCCCTTCGGAGTCGAGGCGGATGAAACGGAAGTAGAATTGTTCCATGCGTGGGATATTCCATTGCAGAGATTCAATGATAATATCTTCGCAACTGGGGACGTTGGCAGAGCTTTTCAAACTTTGTTGGGTGCAGACCAAAATACCGTTTTCCGTTTTCTCAAATTTGTCGAGGATGCGTTGCCGTACTTTGAAATCAACGTTTCCCCGGATAATAAACAGCGGACGATCCGGAAATTTCCCAGCCAAGTATTCCTTGTACATTCCCACGGCATCGAGAGAGGTGCAACCGATAGCCACTTTGCCGTTCATCTCGTAACGGAGCATCTGTTCTATTTTCTTTGCCTTGCGGGGATATTGTTCGCCGAAATAGCCTTTCATGTATTGAGGAATGGAGCAGGCTTTAATCAGGAGCATTATTTGTCTGACCAAACGAAGTTGCGACTCTTTCTTCTTGTCTTTCATCGGGTTGAAATAAAGATAGAGTATTTCATGGAACTTTTCGAGAATGGTTTTGTACACTTCCTTTTCTCCTTCACTGGGTTTGACCGTCCGGGTAACGATTTCGTATTTATCACCTGCAAACTCCTTAAATTTGCGGGTAATAATGGTTTTGTTTATCAGTTCGGTCAGGCACTCTTGGTTGTAGATGTCCTGATTGTGTTTCTCGATGCCGAATACGGTAGCCTTACCCGGACAGAAACAAGATTTAAACAACGTAGCTCCCCTTCTCGCCGGGAATGGCTGGAGGTAATAGGGATTCGTTTCTGTTTCGATTTCGCGTTCTTTGTTTTCGTAATAAACATCCCGGGCTAAACAAAGCATGTTGATAGAGTTGTTGTACATTAATTCAAATTGGCTGTACAATTCCCCAATATTATTCCGTGTGGTGGTCCCGGTGGTGAGCAATTTGTAACGTAAACGACGGAAAAGACTTAGCGCTAAACGTGTCCGTTTGGTTGCAGGATTCGTAATTTCATCAGATTCGTCGAAAAGCAAGCATACCTTTTGTGACCGCATTTTGAGGAACCGTTTGAATGATTTTTTCAAATCGCCCAACATTGTGAGTGCCACCAGAACGAAAGTATCCTCCGGCACATTATCCAAGTGTTCGGGTTTGGTTACCACGATATATTTCTCGTTGTGGCGTTCGAGGAAAGGAACCCATGTCAGGTGAATGGCAATGGCCGGGGCCAAAACGACAACTCCCTTCACCCGACCTTGTTCGTAAACGTGTTTGCCGTAATAGTAGGCCACTGCTGTTTTGCCACTACCTTGCTGCCAGTTGAGCAGGCTGTAGCGTTTTTGGAAAATCAACCCCATATCATGTTGTTGCAGTGGTGTGAAATGGCAGATTTCCATTTGCTTGTTGTAGAACGTCAGGGAACTGATTTTGGCATCAAGTTCCGGTTTCCGCTTCATTACAAGAGTTTCCCGGCTTTGAAATTCGTAGTCCTTTATTTTGCGGGCTATGAATTTACAAGCAGTATCGTATTGTCTTCGGAGCGCCGGAGTCATTTCGGGCGGTTCGGGTAGTTTCTCTTGACCGATGATGAGCTGGTTCAGGGAAGCATACTTCTTCTTTACCCCGTCGAGCAGCCGGGGCGCATAGCCTTTGAGCCGAAAGCCATAATTTGTTTTAACCAGGGCAACTTCTTTCCGGGGAACGATATTTTGACGCCTGATGTAAGCGTGGATGACGGAAAGGACTTTGCCGTATGTGAGTTTCTTTTTCTCCCATACTTTTCGTTCTTCCGTCGTGCAACATTCGGGTGGTTTCTGGTTATAGAATCTGGTTACGAGCGCGGTGGCTTTGTCGTAATGCTTTCGCAGATGTGGATGTGCCTTTAACTCGTAGAGGTACTTTTTGAGCCGGAACTCAAAGGCTTCCCTTTCGGCATTAGCTTCGGCACTGGCTTCCTGATAAAGTTTCAGTTTCAGACTTTTACGGATTTCTTTGGCAGCGACAATCCGTTGTTTCAATTCGTCCATGGTGACAAACTCTTCAGCCTTGTAAGGCTGCATGGCGAGGTGCTGTGAGGCACGCATAAAAAGCATGACTTTGGTGTCGAAATTGCGTACTCCGACCGATGCGAAAGCATTAGGGTCCAATTTAGTCTGCCCGATGAAAGAGAAGTCATCGTTTATCACCCTGATTTTCGATTTATCCCAAAATTCACTCTGCAAAAAAGAGCAGGGAACAATAAACATGAACAAGCCTGTAGGGTTGAGCATCCAATAGGCTTTATTGGTATAGTAAAACTGAGATAGTGTGCCATCTAAATCGAGATTGAAAGGTGGATTTCCGATTATGATGTCGAATTTGACATCTGATTCGTATGTCCGGATGTCGGCGGTTTTAATAGTGGCATGGGGGTATAAATGCCGGGCCACCTTGACGGCATTCCGGTCGATGTCGAAGCCATAAACATTGTACTGGTTAGGCAGGTAATTGAAGAAATTGCCCATGCCGCAACACATATCCAAAACCATGTCAGTAGGTTCGGGTGCTATGGTCTCAACCATTTGACGGCAAATATCATGGGGCGTGAAAAACTGCCCCATTTCGATTTCCTTCTTCGCTTGTGCATATTCATGGTAGGAAGGGTAATCTTCCTGTTTTAAATGATGCAGACCGCCTATGCCAGTGTAGCAGTTGTATATTGTTTCTGCCGTTACCAACTCTTTGCCGGTGTCAATGCTAAACAAAATTTTCTCGTTTATTTCGGCTCGGCGACTCTGGGGTATTTGTTGGGGTATTGCCTGGTACATAATTAATTATCTTGAAAATTGACTTTGTTTAGTTGCAGTCTTTTATAGGCGGCCTCGGCGGTTGCCTTTGAAGAAAAGTGAACGTCGATGCGACCGTTTTTGTAGAATTTCATCTTTTCGGCTTCACCGGAAAAAAGGGAATACGGTTCGGTGATATTCATATAGTCAGTATTGAGTCCCGAAATGATGCGGGCACTTCCATTCAAGCTATCATTACCGGTCAAGGCGATTCCCTCACAAAAAGTATTAAGTCCGGACTGGTAGCTATAACTTAGACGATACTGTTGGTAGTTCTGATAGTAGAAATCATCGAAACGAACGACATCGTAGAAAATGATTTTGTTGTTTTTAAGTTCGGGCATTTTCTTGTAGCGACCGAGCACTGTTTCATGGAAACGACGGATGAGCTCTTCCTCGGCTGTTTCCCGGAAGCCACGGCCTCCCAAGTGGTCGATAACCCGATCAACATAGGACAGGTAGTTGGGACGAAACTTAACAGGTATGTGTTTTTCGTCGGGTTCATCCTGGGGGATACTCAGTGAATAAGTGTTGTTAAAATAGGAGATGATGGCCCGTCCGAAGCGGTTGATTGCCCTGAAACGTCGTTCTACCAGCTTATTAAGCGTATCGAACGGACGGAACTCAAATTCGTGATAGTTGGACGGATAATCTTCGGTGGGAGAATACGGCGGATTGGTTTTCACCGTACCGTTCTCAGCAAAGGTTATGCGATGGCTCTCCTTGTATTGCTGTACTTCCTGAAGAAAGAAATTGTACCATTTGTCTATCTGGTCGAGGGAGTCGTCGAGTAACTGTTGCTGTTGTTCGCAAAACTCCTTGTCGGGAAGGGAGATTTTCTCTTCGTTGTTGATTTGGATGTTGTCGAATACGGCAAGCATATCCATACCATTGATTGTTGCTATATTGTTCATAAGTTGTTGCTTTATTGAGATTAGAAATGAAGGGAGTTATAAATCGTATTAATATCGTCCTGCACGTAACCCATATAGATTAATGTGGTCTGTGGGTTTTTGTGATTGAGGATTTTCTGAATCAGCGAAAGCGCTTTCATCGTTCCCCCATTCGCCTCGAATGTGTTGCGGGCAAAAGTTTTGCGGAACGTGTGAGTGGAAAAGTGTTGTATCTTAACCTGATACCGGACCCGGAAATATTTCAACCGACGGTTGATGTACTCCCGTGAGAATGCCTTGCCTGTATGGGAGTTCCATATTATCGGCAGAGAGAGGTCGGGAGAACCGACCAGTTCGTACATTTGAGCGATGTTCTCAATAATTTCCTGATTGAACGTAATCAGGCGACTTTTCTTTGTTTTCTGTTCCATTTTTATCAATTCGCTTTGGTGGAGTATGTCTTTCCACGTTGTTGTGCGAACATCTGATATCCGGAACGCCGTGCAATATGAAACCTTACAATAGGCTTCCCACTTGTAGAGTTTATCCTTGTGAAGTCCGTCGAAGAGTTTCTTTAATTCTTCAAAAGGAAGGTAGTCAGAGGTTGTTGCTTGTCCTTTACGTGCCATGGCCTTATAATTTAGCTTGCATGATCCGGGCTTCAATGACATCCCTGGCTGTTACTCTGTTTCTTTGATTGCCCCGGCGACGATTTATCATTGCCGCACTCCGCAGAATAGTGAGACAATCGTCGATACAGGTGATACACTCCAATGTTTTTTCGGTGTCGCAGCCGTCGTTTTTGCAAACTCTTGCCATAACACGCACCTCGTCGATGGTCATGTTGTTCAGACCCGGAAATTTTTCTTTTGTCATAGGACTTTATGGATTAAAAAAGGCGGTGAACTTCCGCTCACCGCCCGATTACATTTTATTTCTCTAAGTAGTTATTCTTTATCTTTCTCCTGTTTTTTTTCAGCATTTGACAAGGAAAAAATACAGAGATATTTGGCTACCGAATATTCTGATTCAGAACCAAAGAATAAATTTATTTCTGTTAGGGCTTCTTTGAATCGGCCTTCATCCAACAAAGGCTGTATCTTTTTCATACATCTATTCCCTAATATGGTGTCTATATTGGCAATAATATTTTGAAGTATGTTATAAATTGCCATCAATTGATTTGAGCTTAGAATATTCATTATTTTATTAAAACGATCTTTTTTCTTTTTCATGTTACGATTAGTTTTAGTTGTTTAATTTCCTTTGCATTAGCTGAACGACAGAGTTTGATGCAGGATACGCCCATTGATTTTTCCGCCTCTATCAGCATACCTTTGGACACCAAATCTTTGTACAATTCATGGATGTAGGTTTCGCAGGGATCACCGGAGGACACGCCGATGGTATGCTCAATTGTTTTTATGCGGATTTGGTTAGCAAGTTGTTCGACTACTTTCTGCTGCGGTTTGTAGAGGTTGCGACGCTTGGTTGAGAAAAGGGAAAGCAGTCGGGTTTGGATACAATCATGGTAGGTCTGCCGGTAGTATTCGATTTCCTGTTCGCGATTGTACGGATAGACTTGTTCGTATGTATCGGTACACCGATGTTTGAACGTGGTTCCTTTGGCGAGAATCGCTTCGATTTCCGGGATGCGGCTTTCTTCACAATAGCCGGAGAGGTCCATCGGGTGACAATAGAGGTCAGTAAACTCTTTGACAATGCCAGGACATTCGGTATATTTTATTGACTTGATTTCGTAACCGGCTTCGCTAAAGAGCCGACGAGCTTCAGCAAAGAAAGCATCTTCTTTTTCCTTAGACATGCCGGGGTGGTCACCACCCCAAACATAGCCGGAGTCAAGGCGGAAATAGACATTAACCAGCTTGGGGACATTGAGCAACTTAGCGGAATGTGTCAGGCTAATATCGACCTCGGCATCGTCCGGCTGGCGCATTATATCAATGTGCGTATTCAAAATGCCATACTGTTCAGCATATTTCTCGAAGTGGACGATTACCTCGTCGAATGTAGAAGCGCTGCAGACTGTATGCGTACCGATTTCGGCGTCTTTATCCACATAAAGTTCGTACCATTTGTCCGTGTTGGCATCTGCTTCTTTTATTTCCACGGAAAATTCAATCCGTAGGGCACGGATTAGTTTTTCATATTCTGCTTTCATATTTTACAAGTTGTTTGGGTAAGAATAGAAAAGGCGATGAATGTTTGTTTTCACCGCCTTGCAATTATTTTCGCTTACTAATATTTAGGATTAATCAGTTCATCATGGCATTTATTATCTGAACGTATCGTTTTCCGAACTTCTGTTCGATATATCCGTCCATTGAACAAGTTTTTCCCTGATAGAGCGCTAATTCGGGTTGGTATTCGGGATCTCTTTTCCCAAATTCGTCATCCATCCCTATAATGTCTATCTGGTACATTCCCAACCATGAGAGTATCCCTTCCGTTTTTATCAGTTCAAAAAAAGCAGCATCGGTTTCCCGGCATAACAGATGCTTTGCCTTCTGAAAAAGTGTATATCTGGAAAGTAGGTTTTCGAGAGCGACAATACCGGCACATTTCGTTTCGGCATATATGATAGAACAATGCCGACCGTATTTTTCATGGATATACATTATTTCCAGCCATGACAGACCGCTCCACTGTTCGGGTATCTCTTCATTCAAAATATCAAAAGCCTTTGTTTTTTTATACCCTTCGCCGCTGATAAAATATTCAAAGGATTGGCCTTTGACTTCATGGGGAAAAGTATGCGGAAAAAATAGAATTTCTTTTTTCCGTTTTACTTTTACTACTTTCATATTATTTCGTTGTTATAAGGCCATTCTAAGAGGCAGTGATTACAGATTGCTACTTCTTCGTCGTCGAGGATTTCAATATCGGTGCTCCCACATTCGGGACATACCGGGGTTGACTTGTTGTTTTCTTCCATGTCAGTTACAATTTTCTTATTCTTATATAATTCTGTCAGATCAGCTTGTTGTCAGGAACTACTTTATAGACTTATGCACGGGGCTTCATCGGAAGTGAGAAAGCCATGTTCCAGCAGCCAGTGGACGAGTATAATTAATCCCTCGACCTGCACATTCTCAATAGGTTCATCAAAGTCTTCGCCCGCTTCACCATTAAGGGTACATAGTAGCTCTGATTTCTCGTTTATGAAAAGGTCGTAAACCGTATTTCCTTCATAACCTCCATAACAGCCATTGAATGTATTGCAAATTGCTACAATTGGTGAGTTTTGATACTCTTCCTCAATATTGGCATCACGGTAACGGATACCCCGGTTGGTGTAAAATGTACCGATGACTCCATTTGCTTTTTTGACAGCTTTCCGGATGAGGGCGATTGTTTCTTTCCGTATCCTAACGATTTGTAATAGCCGGGAATCTTTTCTAATGCGGGCATACACTTCCTGTTCTATGTCATCAGAAACTTCGTCGAAAGGTGAAAAGCCATTGTATTCTTCCATGTATTTGTCTTCATCAAATTCGTACTCCCGACATATAATTCCCTGAACACGGAAAAATTCTTCACGTGCCAAGGTATGTATGGTATCATCATCGAAACTCTGCGGGAAATACAACGGGGCAAGGTATTGCAGCATCACCTCGTATAGGTTGTCAAAGGGAAATTCTTTTTTCATATTCTTTCTTTTATTATTAAATTCAATATCAATACTGCATTCTATTTGACCAGATCTGCATAGTCCACGGTCTTTTCTCCCTTATCGAACAGAGAATCGGGAGCCAGGGCACCTAAATTGTCCCGTATATATTCGACAGCCTCTTTCGCATCGGTGGCTTCGACTTCTACTGTCGCATTGTAAATCATTGTCAGGGTGACAACGAATTTCTTTTTGTCGTCCGCAGTAAGTTCTGTTACTGTTTCCATTTTCCAATACCCGTAATCGGAACCATCGCCGGGGTGAGCACCAAAATAATATCCTTCGGGGGCATAGTTCTCAAGTGTGTCTTCCAAATTTTCCAAAAGGGAAATAGCATCTTCACTGTTCCACCACTCTGCGTTGCCGTCTTCGACAGCACGAGCGGGTACGACATTCAGCAGTTGAACGTATTCAGGAGTATCCCGAATGACATCCATGTACCGGGGTATCAAGTCCTGGAGCCGCATGGTCCCGTGTAATACGCTGGCATCAAGGTCAGCATGTATCGTGTTGAGTGTTTTTTCGTCGGTGAACATAGGCTTATTATTCAATTAGACATAATGGAACCCAGATAGATGACTCTCCAAAATCTTCAATTGATTTGGCGTCAGCTTCAATCGGTTCGCAAAGTGCGGCAATTGATTCGGGTTCGATTTCAAAGTATCTTTGAGATTCCGGCCATTGAATAGCCCGGAACATGCTGTTCGCTTCGGGTTCTTTTCCAGTATGCTGCCGATAGAAATGCTCGGGAACGTACATAGCTCCATTGTCCTCGCAGTTGAAACACGGATAACCTATGTCGTTGTTTTCATAGAAAGAAGTATCTTCCGGAAATTCCACTAATACATAGCGACCGGTGGGCTCTTCTTTTTTCCATGTGTTTTGACATGAAAAACACTGATAGGTTTTATCGAACGGATCGTAGCGGGATGCTTTTTTGCCACATTTAGGACAAATATATTTAGGGATTCCTATGCTGTCTTCAGCAATAATTTCCATACTTATCGAATATAGTTGTTCACAGTAATCATCGCCTAATTTGTCTGCCAACCTTGACATCTCGGAATCTGTAACGTTTGAAATATCAAATCCTTTCCCTTCCAAATCGTCACGGCAAATGTGAGAAATGGGGAAATAGGGCAGCTCACCCGTTAATCTTGTCAGTAAACTGTTTTCATCGGGTGTGGGGTTTGTTTTCTGTTTGAAATACTGGTGCAGGTCTTCTGTTAGTTGTCTATTCATATTCTTTGCTGTTTATTGATTTCATTTTTGTTGTATTATCCTGCAAGAAGTGTTTGTTTTATCCCAATGGATAAGTCACTGATGCTAATCATGGATTGCATTTCTTCATCTTGCATACCGAGGAAATCCGCAAAAGCAGTACATTGGGCTTCTATCTTTTGTTCGACGCTCTTTTTTGTTGCTTCATCTGATCCCTCTAAATAATTTTTCCGAAGGTCTTCGATTGGTTCGTCAAATTCGCCAAAATCATAGTTTGCCGTGTGCATCTCGGATAGTAATTCGATTCGCTTGTTGTTCGGCAGCATGTAGTAAATCTTAGTTTTGAGATAGTTTAAGGCGATCTTGAAAATCCAATCTACGACAGTAGCAAAAGAGTCGTTTTCGTCAGGTGTTTGCAAAGGGACACCTTCATTGATATATGTCCAGTCATCTGCAAAGAACGATGAATCTGTTTTGCGAACAGAGACTTCAATTGTATAATTTTCATCGCGAAATTTGTTTTCTATATCGTCTATATCATAACGCATCCAAGCGAGTACGAATGAAATACCACCTTTAATACGACGGATATATACTGTACCATCATCTTTCGCTAACATCGGCTTTACACTATCCGCAATCCATTTTCGGGTATTTTCTTTTGTTGCTGTTCCCATGTATGTTCTTTTAATTAGTGTGTTTCAAAATAGAGAGGAGTAGCCCTTTTTTCGTCTACGTCAAATTCCTGCGAGAAATCATTATCGACGGTTTCAAGCCGTAATGTAAATCCCCGGTCGGTAAAGGATACGGTTATGTCTTGCATTTTATGCAAAGGAACCGATTCACACTCCAAGCATCTGGCAAAGAAATTGTTTGCCGCTTTAGTGTATTGGCTGGAAAATTCTATTGCTTTCATTTTTTAATTATAATGCAATTATTTAGTTCTATTCATTTATATCTATAAGCGGTCTAAGAGTTCATATACATCAGTCAAAATAAACTCTTCAACACCAAAGTCGCATAGCGATTTAATACCATTTAAAGAGTTACAGTAGTAAAACAGCAAATCGTCCTGGTCATCTAATTCGTTGTTTAGCTTGATTGTAACATCTGCGTGTGGACTGTTATCCAGATATTTTACGCAACAGGAGGCATAGAGAGGTTCTTCTTGCCTATGTTCCTTCAAGAATGCTTGAAACAACCTGTCAATCTTTTGCTGGAGGTGGTTTTTATTCTCTTCCAACATAAGGTAAAGTATATTTGCCAACTCCTCAGTGTGAAAGTTATCTAACTCCAGCGTGAAGTTGTCACCATCGAAGTCGGTTCTCACCATCAGTTTTCCGTCTTCAAATACAAAAGATTCTATCACGCAATTGCTCCCGGTCTCTTCTACGGCTTTGTATGTTTGACCATTTACGGGTTCAACTTCTCCACCGAGCATCTGTACCAACAGAATCATCGACTTCTTTATCTTTTCGTGTTTCTCCTTAATCTCTGCTTTGAGAGACTGTATTTTTTCTATTTCGTTCATTGTTATCATTGATTTATGTGAGGTCGGAATAACCCTGCAATGCGATGTCAATCACTTGTTTTGTAAGGTCATCGTAGTAGGTTTTACCACTGTAAATAATGTGGTGCATGATTTGAATTTCCTGCTTTGTCATCTGAGATTTGTTACCACAAAACGGACATCGAGCTATTGTAACTAATTGATTATTTATAATTTTCTGCTGTACGATTTCGATGACAAAATATCCTTTTACGTTCTGTAGGTCTTGAAATGGTATCTCCGTTTTTTCATCGCCCGGACAGGGAAAATTGATGCCGAAAGAATAGCCGGATTTGTGTTCATGGCGTATGTAGAAATTAGTGTGTCCGACGGACAGTTCGCCTTCACCAAACAGATGCCGGGATATGGCTATTTGAAAGCCCCGTTCAAAATCGTCATAGTGTCCGAACAGTTTCTGGTGGTCCTCGTCGGGAAATGGGAAGCGATAACAAAAGTGGTATTTGGGGTCTAAATAGTTTTTGGGGTTATAGATTTCGCCTTTGCTTACTGCAAAGTGAATTTCCTTCTTCAGTTGATGGTAGGTAGTGTGATATAGATTTTCACAGCATCCGAGATTAACTGTTCCGTAATTGGTATGTTTAATAGTTTCGCTCATAACTAAGTTGTGTTTATATAAAACGGACGTGTTGCCCGGAGGTGTTGAAATAACCGTCATTGCAATAGGCCGCAAATTTGTCAGGAGTGAGTTTTTGGGTTGGTTCGTCCTTGTCCCAGTTGTTTTCGTAATCGGCCAGAATTTCCTCGTCGGTTGCGTTACGTTCGAGACGTGATGCCGGGAAAACGTAGGCAAAAAGTTCTTTGTCAGGTACAACGGATGATGAGCTACGCCGTTCGCTGCCGTTATATACTTCACAAGCCCGATTCACCAGTAATGTCCGGCTATGCACGGAGAGTTCAGCATAGAATTTCTCGGCTGCACCGTACACCGTAGGATGGGTGGCTGCGCACCATTTTTCCCAGAAGTGTGGGTAACTAACGGAAGCGAATACGATGCGACATTCTTCCTCGCACCAAGCGTTCCACATATAGTAGAAGAAGCTACTGACTATATTTTCTGATGTTCTCATATTGAATTATATAATTATTAATGACGTTTGATTGTTTTATGATATGCGATTTGCCGTCTCATTTCTGCAAAAACGGACCTACTTATTTTTTCGTCATGGGGATATAACCTTTAAGCCTGTCATAAAAGAATACTGTGGTTCCATTCTCAATGTAGGAGCAAAAACATAAATTTAATATTCCAATAGAAATTGCAATTATTTTCATGGAAAGAAACTTTGCTTCTTTCTCATTGTCTATTTCTGCATAAAAGCATTTTGCTACTTCGTCATAATGCCAGTCTAATTTTGATATTGATTTTAATTGCTCTAAAAAGCCTTTAGGCATTCTACCATCATTATTGGCTACCAATATTTTTTTCATATTTAACTTTTTATGTTATTTTGTATTTTACTTTTTCAATCCACCCAAAAAGTTCTGCAATGAGGACAACGGTTCCCGCACGGGAAGTTGTTGTCGTAATAAACATCCCGGTGACGGTTCATATTCATATCCCCGGCAGAGCAGCCGCCAGCCTTGAATGTTGCCGTGTATTTGGCTTCCTGTTGTATGTGGGCGGCCATTTTACTCGACTTAATAGACTTTTTGATTGGTTGCGTTCCCAGTTCCCACTGGGTGCTGTCACACCAGTCATGGCACATGCCGCAGACTTCAGAAGCATAGGAATAGTGTACTTGGGAGTCAACGAACAAGTTGTCCCGGTTGAAAGGAAGGGTGATATCCAAGGGCAAAGTGGTGTCGAAGCCTGAACCGTTGTGGCTGTCTGCTACGGCAACCACAACATCTCCGTGAAAATGAATTGTTTTAAAATCGCCGTTATCCTTACTGACCAATTCGTTGAACATCGCATTGAAGTAGATACGCAATTCTCCACCATAGCTGGCGTTTTCTACGAGGTCAGAAATACGGTCATCGAATTGCCCCTTTTTAAGTTTGAGGGCACGCCTGATTTTATAACAAGCCATTGCTTCGGATTCCCCCCGATAACTTCCGCACCAATCATCGTGATAGCCGTCAATTTCGACACCAAGAGAGTAGAACATGTTGGTTGTGCTGGTATTCTTAATAAGGTCTGTTACCGGGTCTGTATCATTCCGTTCGTAGAGTAAATCACGAATTTCGTCTTCATGGGCATCAAATTCTTCTTCACGGCCATCGGCTGACATTTTTTTACGGATATTGTTGAGCTCTTCATTACGATACTGAATTTCCTGCTCTCCAAACCAGTCATCTATTTTTTCGTATAGAGGGACGAGGTTGTTGTCTTGCAGACATTTTTGTTGAAGGTCTTCATGTTCATCCAAGTCATCCTGGTAATCGACATAATAGAGGCTGACTCTGGACGGGATATAGGGTAATATTGCTGCTTCCATAGACTACATATTTAGGGCTTGTTTGACGTTGTTGATTCTGGACTTGGAGAATATCCAGCCGGGACCGCAGGAAAGGCGGCCATTGAATGAACCGCCAAGATCACTTAGCGTTTTCTTTATCGGCTTGGTATCTCCGATGATGGCAAAGGATTTTTCAGAATAGTCAATTAGTTCCAATCCTTGCACAGAGATGGTTTTACCGGCAGTTTTATTCGTTTTTACAGATTTGGCTTCTTCTTTAATTTGGGGGGAATAATCCTTTTTGTATGTCCGTTGATATATTAAAGTCGATACTGTATTTTCTTTTTCTACTACGTAATCTTCCATTTGATACTCTTTGCCTAACTCTTTGTTGAGCAGTTCGAGTTCCTGGCTCCGAACAGCATCGCTAATATTTCTACTGGTAGAAATATAGCCTATGCAACCGTAACGCTGATTGAATGGAGTGTTAATCGAATATGACGAGTCGGTCATTCCATCCCAGCCTTCATCTTTAAAGAGGTGGGTTATATCGCTTATTTGTTGCTCTGTCGGTCCATCTTCCCAGCTAACCGTATAAGAATTGTAGTGATATTTTTTCACGGAGAATTTTGTTGCTGGAAATTTTACTTTGAGCAGGGTACGAAGATTGTTTGCGGCAGTCTTTTGGTCGTACTTATCTGTGGTAACCGTCAGGAAACTGTACTCTTTTTCGATGCGTGCTTTTTCCTCATTTCGTAACCGGGTGGTTTCTTCCTCCTTTTTGATGCGCTCTTCTTCGGCTTGTTCCCGGGCTATACGCAGACGTTCGCTAACCTTATCACAATCAGCTTTCATTGATACCCTATAATGTGGCAACAGACCGGTATAACGCATATAATCGTAACCTTGGGCATCCGCTGTAATAGCACGCCCGGATGGTGTACGGATGAGTGTGAAATGGTTATAAAAAGTTTCTCTTTCAAATGAAGAATAGCTGCAATCCTCACGGTTTTCTGCAATATCTTCCGAGTAACTGCCGCCTTTGTCTCTCAGGAGATTTGTATTTTCGGAATATTCCAGAGAGTCAAACTCTTTTTCGCTCACGTCTATCACATCAACAACTTTACCCAATTGCAGATATTCCTTGTAATCCTTCTCCATTTGCAAATGGCTTTCAAGCATATCTGTCAGGTCTTGGTGTTTTGACCCTTTTAAATAACAGTATATGAAATTGCCAACAGAAATCTGTCCGGCAGTTTTAGGCTTGTTTTTCTCGGCTTGTTCCCGGTATTTCAAATAATTGTCCGATACTGGACGAGGCATGAATATGGGGTCTCCTTTTTCACTGGTTCCATCGAACCAATAAATACGCTCCCATTGGTCGAACGTCTCGTTGATGTTCGTTTTTAACAACGTTTTCATGGTTTCACTGTCCAAACCTCCGATATTGCAGTTACCGCTCATCAAAAAGCAGCATCCATTACCCCACGAGCCTTGTGTTATGCCCAGGTTGTGCCCTTTGAGAATCAGTGTGCCATTATCGAAATTCAGATAATACCGTTTCCTTTTGTGTGCAAAGATTATCCGACCTTCTCTGATGGAATCGACGATTATTTCACTGATGCTGGTTGCAGCAAAACTGTTTACCTTTATAATGGTGAGCTTATCACCGGCTTTAACTTGTTCAATCATATCATAGTCCACTTATAACCCTGAGTGGAACGGGTCAAACTGTTAGAAAGTATAGGTAAATTGAAGGGGTAATGATTAACGATTGCATATATCCATAAACTCCTCAGTCATCTGATTGCGCTCGTATTCATCACAATTGAAGTCGAAGAACATACCCGATGCGGCTAACAGATTATAACTGTCCTCGTAGCTCATGCGATTGTCCGGCTGGTATTTTTCAATCATATCCCAATGTGCTTGTTCTTCGGCGATATGTATTCTTTCTTTATAGGTTTTATACCACCCCGGAAATTTTTCTTTGGGTATTTTGTACTCGACTTGCAGGTCACGGTATCGTCCGGGAGGCAGTAAGAGGTGTTTGTCTATATAGGCTTTGACTTCACCGATAAGACCTTCCTTGTTAAAGGGACGATGGGAACGCGCAATGAAATAAATATCATCTCCTGTATAAGGATGGGTAAATTTGACATGCACACCGCGTTCTTCAACATGCGCAACGATGAAAATCAGAAAGTCTTCATGTTTTTGCCGGTCTGCCTCTTTGTAAGAATGGGGGAAGATATGCAAATAAAAGTCCTGCCTTAGCCCACGAAGGAACCTTTCAAGCTGGACACACCGCTGATGAAATATAAAAGTTCCTCCCCGACACTGGCCTCCCCGTACATCATGGTAATAGTACCTATACTGTTTTTGTGTACAGGCAAATTGGTCCGGCACATCGTAGTATGTCCGATACGTTCTGTCATTCCGGCAGAAGTCGTATATTTCTTGAAAGGTTCTCATAGATTTACAATTTTACCGGTTCTCCATCGTCTATTACCCGATAAAACTCATCCCCGTCAGCCCATTTTCTTGCTGCAATATTCAGATCGAAGGCTTCTTCCATATTCAGCCCCCTGGCTGGTATGAAAGCAAGAAGTTCGGCCATGCAAACATCACTTTCGTGATATTCTGCCTGGATTTCTTCTAAGGTCAGTTTGTCGCCTGATAATTTTGCTTTTTCTTTATTTACTTTCTTCATCGTTTTTTCTGAATTTAATCGGTTATGAAATAAATAGTCTTTGAGTGCTTGTTTTTCAGATACAAGGTTGTGAGAGGAGCATCGGACGGTCTGAACGCCAGCCAATCCGGTTGATTATTCGGAGTGCAATCGCACCATTCTGCGTAATCACACTCCGGCAATATTGAAATCAGATAGTCTGTTTTAGGGTCGTTATAGGGAACTGCATTAAGTTTCAATTCTCCTTTTTCAATCTGTTCACAGATATTTATCGACTCTTGCAAAAATACTTGCATACTATACTTTGTTAGGGATTTATGAATTGGAATACTTCGGGATTATGCTGATAGAGAAGGGCTAAGTCGGCGATAACCATAGGGTAATTTACAAACCCGCTTTGGCGTTGATAATTTGCGTTTTTAGCCAGTCCATTCTCTTCGAGAAATCTCAATGCGTCAGGGTGGTTGTTGCAATCTACAAATGTACGGGCCGGTAATCCAAAGGCATCCGGATCACCAAGGTTAGTAGTCAAATATTCATAATCGTCTGAATTTCTTGCGTTTACCACGCTAATAGCCAGCCAACCATTTCCGTAAATGGCAGGTTCTACACGGACTTTACGACCTTTGTATTTGTAGATTTTCTTTCTATAAGACATATCGGGAGGAATGATTTCAAATTCATCTTCTCCTTCTGTGAAGGATAACATCGGGTTATCCACGCAGTAATATGTTTCTTCATCTTTCCGGCATAGATAGGTACAATTGTCTGATTTGATGATTGCAAATTCAAAATTCATATTCGTTGTTGTTTGATTGTTAATATTTGGTAGGATTGTTCCGGTGATTAGGTATGGGTTTGCCATCCTTTTGTCGGAACTAACTGCACGCACATTGATTCATCGGGAGTACCGTGATAGACTAAACCGCCCACAATTCCTTCTCGCCCATCAGGATAGCGTTGCACAAACAGAAATGAAAGTGGAGCAAAATCCCTGTGTAACTCAATCTCGCAAGGATGGTCAGGATTGTTTGTCTCCCAGCTTTTTAATCTGTCAAGGCACTCTTGCAGTGTAGGATCGTTGGTTTCTTTGGCATGTTTCATTGCTTCATCATACCATTCCTGGCAAAATATTTTCATGGTGTTTTATATTAAATGGTGGGTACTTATTAGTCTTTATCGAAGAAGTTGGTGCGGGAAATCAGGTCTTTTAGCAGGCTTGCGTCATCGCAAATTGACTTTAAGCCGGCAGCCAAGTTCATCAGCTTTTCCTTATCCTTGGCATACACGCAGAACATACCGCATTCGGAATCATACACCAGCTTCGAGTCATTTTCCGACGTTGTTCCATTAAAAAAACTTATTTTCAATGGCGTTGAACCTATTATCTGATTGAAAGGGTCGTCCGGCATTTTTTCTGATATAAACTTTTTGATTAACGCCTCGAAGTTGTACCCGTTTCCTTCGGGATCATTCGGCGTTTTTCGACATTCACGGAAAGTCTTTTCGTATTTGTTGCCCTCGTGCAAACACAAGGAGTACAAGCCGTTTTCGTGATCGAAGATGTGAAACGGAACTATTGATTTGTTAAATTTAATCAGTTCTGTTTTCGGAGAAGGTTGTTTTTTACTTGTTGTCATATTATTCGTCTATTAAAAAAATGAATTCTGCACAGTTTCCGGGCAAAGTACCGGCATCGTTGCGCCGGTAAAAGCCTTCGGTTTCAAAGTTCACACTGACCGGACGGCCTTCTGCTGTTTCCAGAAAATCGTTTATTTGCTTTTTTTCTTCATCACTAAGACCTGTATAGTCATCGTTTACAAGAGCACAAGCCCAATAAACCGGCAAGAGATATGTAATAGGACGCGCCATGTTTGATTATTCTTAGAATGTAAATCCCACGTAAACTTCTGTTTCACCCTTGCACAGCCGTTCATGGTTCACATCTTCGTACTTATGGGTGCTAAACTTTTTTTCTAACGGAACATATCCACCTCTGACCCATACCGGGGCCGTTTCGGAATCTTTCAGGCGGAAGAATTCTCCCTTTTTAAGTTCACCGATGCTTTTCGTGGCAGAAGGTTCATGGGGACTTTTTTCATCGTAGGCAATCCGTATGATTTTCTTCACTTCCCGAATAGGTAGTTTAAATTCTTCGTCGGTGACATAGTAAGCAATCTGATTATCGACGGCTCCAACTTCGCCGGGGACCTCAGCATCAAATAACCCGTCTTGCTCCAAAGTTTTTTGCAGCGATTCGGTGGCAATTCGGATACAACCGATTGTGCCGTCCATCTCGATATAAGCGGAGGGATATTCCACTCCCTTATAGGTTATCGAATTTGAATTTCTCATATCAATAGGTATAAACTTCCAAATATTCAGACTCGTACACCTCAAAATTGTAGAAGTTTTCTTCATCGCTGGCAAGGTTTTGCCAGTAGTCGTTCACGAAGGAAAGAATGATTTCCAGGCAGGCTTTTGTTTTACGCTGGAGCAAGTCAATAGCCCGGTCTTTCCACTGGCCACTTTCAGCAAGTTCTTGTAATTGTTCTTCGCTCATATTCGTATTTTTTTTGCCATTCCTGTAAAGAGTAGGCGGTCGCAATATATTTAGGGTTAAATTTCTTTTCACTTATAGTTGTTATGTTTGAGGGCAAATAATGTGATTACCAACCGGGGACATGTCTTTATCTGTTTGATGAATGGTTTTCTGGTTGAATCTGAGGCAACGGCTTATGAGCCATGCCTCAGATTTATTGAAGAAGACCATCTGAATTGTATTGGTCCCTCACATTGTGCCTGCCAGGCAGGAAAATGGTTTATTTGTCTTTACGCCATGCTGCCATCTTTTTCTTGATGTTGATGTTGTTATCACTCAACATTTTCTTCAAGACCGCAAGCAAACGCCAGCCTTCACCATCTTTATACTCCTCAGCCTTTGCTGAGATGAAAGCAAGTGACTGATATTTATCCAGTCGCTTGCCGTTATCATCAATGGCTATGCAGTTATGGAAACGGATAAGGTTCTGCATCGTGAAGAACGCACCAGTACCCTTGTAGGCATCTACCCATGCTTGGTTTTGAGGGGTGTTATGAGGCATTCTGATACGCATATCGCTGAACCTTTTTGCAGCGTCGAAAAGTTGGGTGGCATTCTTCGCTTTTCTAATACGTGCTATCGCTGTATTCAACGGATTGTACAGTTTGGTATGCAAATTTGACACGAAAACATTGCGATTTCCTATACGTTTGTAAGGGGTGCCCTTGCATTTTCTCTCTTTCAGAGCTTCTACATGCTCCTTTAGTTGTGTGACATAATCCGTTGCCATAGCCTCAACCACACGGGCATTGAACCAGCGGTTGCGGTCGGCAAAGTTCTCCGGGTCGCGGTTCTCCATCTTCATCTGTGCATACAGCTCGTCCAAAAGCATTTTCCATTGGTATCCATAGCCTAAGCGATGAATCATGTGCGTTACCCCCAACGGTTCTTTGGAACGATAGGCTGTTTCGGATAGCATGTGGAACATCTGTGCCATGACCCAGCGACGGAACAGGCGGCGGTTAGGGACTGTGCCCTGAGTGATGATTTGGTCAAAAATCGGGTCATTGTCCTCCAGAAAAGTAAAGATACCATTCTTGTTTGATGCGATATACTCGCCTCCGTTAGCCCCCTGAATGGCAAAGAGATGACTTACATCCACACCGGCATTGCGAAGTGCGTCAATACGTTCCTGTGATGATTTAGTCGTTCTGGACGATGCACCCTGACCGACTACCGCTGGATAAACAGTACCTAAGTTTGAATCCTTGCCGATAGCAGTCGTTACAGCGGTAAATTCCTTCTCCGCAATTCCAAACTCTGCGCCACATTGTGAGCATACTACTTTTGTCACTTTTGTTTCTTTTTTCTTGTTCATTTTCTAAATTTTAAATGGTTATTTGTCATTAGGTTCTATCCAATTTCTAAGTATCACAAGGTCTCTGTCGGTACTGCTCTGCCAGAACCATTTGCCCATTTTTTCAGGGTTCCATTTGAACCCGCCCAGTATCCGGCAGAGGATATATAGTTCCAGTTCGATTTGCGCCTTATCCCGGCGTTCACCGTATAGCATAGCGTCATCATTCAAGTTCTTTTCGGAGAATGCCTTGAAATACAGCCGGGATTTACTCTCGCTACGTTGTGAAGGAACCGAATGCTTGTAGTACAGATAGAGTTCTTCCACATTTGCGAAAAAAATATCTTCGCTGCAATCCGGTACGCCTAATTCGCCTTCATACTTACCGTTTTGTATGATAAATTTGCCGTTCAGTTTCAGGCTTCGGGACTGAAAATCAACCTTGAAATTTGCGCCATCCTCGACGGCTTGGATAGCTTTCTGATAGATATTGTTCATGTTTTCTTGATTATTAATTAATTGCACTCAAAGTCGCTGACGCATTACTTTATTATTTTGATAAATCCAGTATGCTTGTATCCTGAACCAGGTAATAACCTGGATCAGGATACAAAAGTGCGATACTGTATATTGAACTTGACTCCTTGTACAATACTTGATTGCGTTACCACTTTTTAAAGTCTTATTAAGGACGGCACGTTACTTTAATTAATTGATATATCCAGCTATTCGCTACTGGCGGACCGCGACAATCGGGAGTCGGTCCCCAGTAGCTGTAAAGCTGGACTATTAAAGTCCTAACCTTGACTTTTTTACTTCGTGCTAAGTTTTCGTGATTCTCAAAATATTGGCACATTTCTCTATTTTTTTGATGTTTGCCGGACTGGAAGCCGGAAGCGGCGCCGTCGTATGACAGTCGGAAATACGACGGCGCCGAGGGGCTTATCGGCCCCGGCACACTAAATATTATTCCTTGAATCACGCTGTTGTGCTAAGTTGAAGTTCTCAAAATAATGACACATTACTTTACAATCTTGATGTTACCCGCGTTTACAGCTCGTAAGGAGTCTGAAGGCGGTGGATTAACGGCCTTCAAGACTCAGCATGAGCTGGTTACGAACGCGGGTTACTTAATTGTTATTCCTTGAACTTCACTGATGTGTTTCAGTAGTATGATGTCAAGCAAGCGACACAGTTCTTTAAATTCTTGATATTTACAGGAATGAACCAGAATCAAGCAGAGATCAACCGGTCGTTAAACCGGTTGATCGCGTATGGATTCTGGTATGCTATGCCTGTACATTAAATTTCTTGCTCTTCATCATTCACCGTGTGTTCGGTATTATCCTATAATGATGCAACCAAAGTGTTATACACAGCTCGACTTGTCAATATAGCGTTCTGCATACAACCAATAGTCAGATAGCCTGGGATGTTACCAACCATCTTACTTCGGTTGGCTTTCACATTGCACCCACGCCCCCGGTCGATACAGCTATCGCTTCGGGTCTTGACATATCCTAAGCCACCAACTTTATGCTTGCCTGTCTTCACGGCTCTCAGGCAGTCCATTACAAATTTATTCAATTCGTCAAGATCCTTCCTGACGTTGCATATCGGTAAGATTTGTGTCGCCCAGCTAAATTCTCCATCGCCTTTGTACAAATAACGGTTCACTGAGTTTATAGCTTTTGCCAAGGATATGCCCGGTTTACGGATTGTCCGCTTTTCAATTTCTTTCTGGAAGGTCTTGATGCGACCGGAAGACAGCGAAATCAGACTTCCCTTGATGCTAAATCCCAGAAACTTGAACCACTTATCAGCACTTAAATACTCTACTTTCTTCGGATTGAGCTTCATGGATTTCTCGCCAAGTCGTATTTCCAGTACGCTCATGGCTTTTTCATAATCGTCTCCGAGAAACAGCATGTCATCCGAGTAGCGTCTATAGAAGTCAGCCAGCCGTGACAGCTCTTCGTCAAGGTCATAAAGTAGTACATCCGCCAACCAACTTGCCGGAGCACATCCTTGTTTCAAGGATTGGTATTGACGCTGGAGATTATTGTCCTCATCGAAGTACAGGTCGGAGTGGTAGTATTTCCTCAACACGTCAACCAATACAGAATGGCCATGCCGGGTTTCCACTGCGTCAAATGCCATATCTATAAATTGAATCGGTACGCTGTCGAAATATTTGCTGAGGTCTGACTTCCATCCCAGGAAGCCTTTGTCTGCATCCACAATCTTGTGACTAATCTCTGTTACAACCTTGCCGCATCCGATGCCTCGCTGGTACGATTTGCATGATTCGTGAACCATGTCCGGCATCAAGTCGAACAGCAGGTCGTTGGCGATGCTAAGTATCACCCGATCCATAGGTTCGTTTACATAGACGGTACGAAACTCGCCATTATCCTTTGGAATCCGAGCGATATGGGGAGGTGAAATTTCATACTTGCCTTTCAGCATGGCATCGGCAATTGCCAGGCGGGTGTTTTCATCAGTCAGCAATATAAGCTGGTCTTTCCGGATGTCTTTGCCTACACCTTTCTCTATTGCTTTTTCCCATCTGGCGATGTCGAAAAACATTTGTAGGATTTTATCTGTCATAATTCAAAATTTGATTATTCGTGGTATTATTTTTTAGTGAGTTTCTCTTTGAGCGAGTTTGTCAGTTGGTCGCCGTATTCATAGCCGTAGAAAAATGTTAGTGACTCGTATTGCTCCAGCTTTTCCTTGCTTGTGAAATACTCGTACCAAAACGCATTGCACATCTTATGTCTGTTGGTCTGCCGGAGAACGACGTAGTTTTCGCCTAACCATGCAAATCGACGAAGTACTTTTGTTTCTATGACGTCATAATGGGTTGGAGCTTGCCAATTAAGACGGTTTATATCACTGACATTTGGGGGCATTTTGGCTTCTATCCATGTTGAGAACCCCTCTTTGGTTACACCTGGAATTTGCTTTTTGACGGCTGCCCATTCTGAATCATGCGTTTCTTCAAGGGTTGGAAAACTTTCAGGATAGAGTTCCCGGTCGTTTCCATCTCTGAGTTGTTCGTTCCAGTTCTTATCGCAGACAATAATCTCAACGGCTTTACTGAGGTGGCAGTCCGGTTCGCAGCATCCATACGGGGCGTCACACAGGGCACTCCAAAGGCGGTCACAGCAACTCATGTCCCGCCCTACATATCGTTTGGGACTACCTTCTTCTGTCTGGACTTTCCATACTTCAAGGTAAACACCGTATTCAATATGGTGGAGCCTTACTTTTATCGTTTTCTTGTCTTCTGGCATTGTGATTCTGTTTTTTGATTGGTAAATACTTCTTCCTTAATCGAGAGAGCCACCATCCAGACAATGTACATGATAGCTATTTTTCGAGAGGGCAATTCGGGATTATCACAGAGGCTTTTTACGGCATCGAACAGTTGTCCATCAGTGATTTCCGCAAGTTGTTTTTGCACATACTTTTTGTCAGCAATTACAGAACAGGCATCGTCTCCGCTTCCGGATTCCGGGACGGATTCTATATCGCTACGGGTTAATCCGATTTCACGGTACAGATAGTCGAGGTAGTAATAGTTAAGCCTGCTCATACTCTTCGTCATATTTAATTTTTAACTTCTTGCATATTTCTTTGATACTATATCCACCCGTGGCATCTGTACTGAATAGTTCGCCACTTCCAAAATAGCTGATGAAATCACTCACCCGTTGGCACATTGTTAGCTCTTTCCATTCTTCCCAGCTATTTCCTAAGAAATTCAGGAATGATTTGAGGTGCTTCACGCCCCAGCCTTTCGTGAAGATTTCGTCGAGCGTCTTTTCATCTACCCAGCCGTAGCTATATCGTGTACTGCCCGGAGGACATTCACACTGGTAAATACACTGCCAGCTTTTCTGTTTAGGTTTCCACCGCATAAGCAGACCGTACTCAAAAAGGCTGGTCGCTTTATTGACATCGGTCCCATGAAAGGTCGTATTATGTTTCGCCATAATCTCAATTTTTATTGTTGTAATTAGATTAGTTGATATTAGTTTGCATCGGTTAAACTCAATGCGTTTTTTTTCGTAGGGGCATGAAAAAGCCGAGATTCAGGCAGAACCCCGGCAGAAACAGAAAAGACATAAAGCGTTATATATTATATCTTTACTGTGTAGTTAGAAGCCGAAACATGGCACTCGTGGGCAGGTAAAAACAAAGTAGGCAGCTACCGCTATACCCAATAATCCCGTCACAAACACGATGTTTGAAATCTGGTCTTCGTACTTCTTGATAAAACAATAGATTTTTTTCATGGCTTTGGTTTTTTAATAATTGGCAAATTCGTCCTTTTTACTTCTCCGTTTCGTCAGGATAACAGCGGAACACAGCTCACCCAGTTAAGTGTGATTTGGAAGCAGCCCTGCTGCACTGTGTTAACCGTGTTATTTTAGAGGTAGGACGAGCGTCTTCACGACGCAAAGAAGTAAAGTTGAAGTTTATTTGAAGTGTGGACTATTCAGGGTACAATCCTGACAAAGTGTATATTAAAGCCCGTGAGAAACCACCGGAAAATGACATATATTACACGTTGCCACATAAGAATGGCATATAAAAAAGTAGCAGATAGCAGGCATATTCCAGCCCACTACCTGCATACTGACCAGCTTGTCTGACCGCTTCCGTGCAGTGGTGCTACGGTTACAGTGACTTGCGGTTGCTTGGTCGCTTTTTTTTAGTCGCAATTATCTCCCTATCTGGATGCTGGGAACTCTGGCGGGTGTGAGTAAATTCATGGACTTGTTTGCCACGAAAGTACATTCAAACCCATGCTTTTGCGGCTTTTTATGTGCGCTCCTTTGTTGCCCTTCCTCAAACATCTTCGATTTATAAGGACGTGAATAATTGGGCATCGGGGCAGGTTTGCGGTCGCGCACCTTTGGCGCAAACAATTTATTCCATGTCTGTTTCCAGTTCTCCCATGTCAGCGGAGATACTGCCCCGTTGCGAACGTGTAAAACAGTGCCCCGCTTCATGGCAGCCCCGATGATTTGCCCCAGAAGTTTTGACGCTTTACGCAGGTATAACACATCCGCACCGTCCGGGGAAATTGTTACGAAATATTGCGTTTCCGCAGGGTTAATTTCGGGCATAGTTACCCTATACAGCCGACAATAATTGTCGAGAATATCTTTAGCTTTCATTGCTTTACAGTTTTTTGATTGTGAAAATTTACATCCGAAACCACTTCACGTTAGGGTGTACTTCTCCCGTAATTCCGCCGGGGAAAAATTTTTGCGTAACATTTTAATGCAGTATGTACACAAAAAAAAAGCAAACACAGGTGAGATGAGTAGGTATAAAAAAGCAGACCGCACCTTTTTGGGTACGGTCTGCATGAGGCAAACGGCTTGTTTTTAAACAGCGGGTGCGGCTACCATTGCGGTGGCGGTAGGGACAAAAGTCGCTCCGGTTGTCATTTCTTTGCGCTTTGTCGTCACTTTTGTAGGCTGTTTTTCGGTTGTTTCGCTTTGCGTCGCATCCAAAGTTTCGGCTTTTTTAACAATCATGCGCAGATACTCACATTGCGACAAAATCGCTTTTGAATGCTGATAGATGGCAGCTTTCAAGTTTTCTTTTTTGCACATTGTAATAGTGTGATAATCTTTTACTTTTAGTGCTGTTTGGCTGAAAGGTACTTCCGAAACAAGCGCATTTGAAACTTTGCCTTCCGAATTGGTACGGTAAATTGTGTTACCGCTTAAAAATTGGTTGAACAACTTTCTTTGCTTGATATTGGTATCTGCAAAGTCCTTTTCTAAATCTCTACAAACAAAATACTCTGCAATACAGTATTTTAACAGACTTTGAATGATAGTCAAAGCATCCGTTTTTTCGACTTTGCACACCTCTATATAGCGTACATTTGTAGTCGTTTCACCCGTTTTTGCGTTGGTTGTTGTACTCTGTTTTGCCAACAAAATAACATTCGGGCTACATACTAAATCGTTAATTGTAACGTCTTTAGATACATTGATAACTAATTGTTTCATTTTCTTAAAATTTTAGATTGTTAATAACTACTTTTTTTATTTCTTCGCAAAAGGGTGTATTTTCCCCTTTGACGTTTTTATACGTTTTTTTTGGATTAGCAAAATTTTTCAACTTTGCTAAAAAGAAATTTTGTCAATCGTAAAAACATAGGGACAAAACAGAGCGTATCAGATACAACTCGTATAAGATTATAAACCTTATAACGGTGTTTTGTGTGTGTTCACCTTGTTACGGGTGATTAATTTACTGTTTGTCAAAGAGCGTTTTTCGTATCAGCTTTTTTATTCGCTTTTTTGATACTGTTTTAAGTCCGTTTGTTTTGGGTAGTTGTTTCCCGTTGGACTTGTTTAATGATAATATTGATTTTTCTATTTCCAAACTTTTTCCAAAATATTTTTTTTAGGGACGGTCAAAATCCTTTCTAAAATAGATGAGAACACACGCGCACGCGAAGGGATATTTATAAATCATTGAATATCAATTATTTAAAAGAAATATTATTCTCCTTAAATTTTTTTTTAATCGTTTTTATCCGAATAATCAAGTGTAATTAAGTAAAACTGATAGCAATTAATTTAAAATCAATTAGTTACAACTAATGTAATAGGGTAAACAGAAAGAAAATATTTTTTTTGGTTACAAATTGAAAGTTGTGAAGGTGATTAAAGAGTAAAAAGGTTTACTTTGTACAAAAGTAAACCTTATAATTAACTGATAATCAGTATATGTTTCGGATTGAAAGAAGAAAAAAAAGACGAGGGAGGGTATGCTTGCCGGTGCGGATGGCATACGCTTCCAAAGCCCGAATTTTCAAGTCTCGTTTTGGAAACTGAGCGATTATGTACTGAGAAACTTACTTTTTTTCAGTGAGGAAATTAAGAAGAAACGACTTGAAAAAATGGTTCTAAAAGGGAAAAGTACCTTATACATGGTGACAGAGATAGGAATATATGTATGGGTTATATAAGGTAAAGTGTTGATGTCGGGAATATTTTGTCTCGAGGGAATGTATATACTATATTGTAAATAGGAGTAGCTATATTATATATGAAGAATACTGAAACTTGTTAGACGTTGTTTGGATTATACTTATTTGCTTAGTTTAGTACGAAAATCAATAATGATTAATATAAAATATTGTTTTCACTCTATTGAGGTTGCGGAAATCCATAATTATTATTTCCACAACCTCATTATAGGCAGTTTTTTAGAATTTCTATTTGTCTAATTAACGATTACTAATGATATAACAATAATCCATGTTCGACCACCATGTACTGTTACAATCAATTCCAACTATATTATCATTTACATCTATTGAGACTATATTATTAAACGCTGTAGGTACACAATTTCCTTCAAATTCAGCAGGGTTTATTGCGACAAAGAATCCCTTACATTTTATAATTGCAGTTGCATGTCCTCCTCCGACTCTAATAGCACCAATCAGCGCAATATTACGTCGAAGTTGGAATAATTGTTTTATATACTCGAAAGCATTTTCATCTATATTATCTACACAATTTAATAAGGTAAGGTAGTCTTTTCCAAGAAAATTAGTATTCAATATAAAGTTTTGGACTTGGGCCGGGGTTGGAGCTGCAACATCAAGATTATTTAGCTGCAAATCATTTGTCATATAGTTATTAAATTGGTCCTCAATTGGTCTGCCTACAGGAGCAATAATACCAAAATTAGCCATTGCCATTTGTAAACATGCGGAGAAACATGAATTTACATAATCTTGCGGTTTAAAATGAAAATTAGGTGCTCTTAAAGCCCAATCATGATCTTGTGGCATAATATTAATTGTAATTGTTCCTACTCTGTTTATTATTAGGCTTTTCGGAGACCGCCCTGTGAGTTTGCAAGGGGGAAGGTAAGGAATTAGAGGGAGAATGGGAAATGAATTTTCCGAATGACCGAATGGTCTTCCGAATGGAAAAAAGAGAGAATCCGGTTGGTGTGCCGGATTCTGGATGGAAGAAATGAGTGGGGGTGTTTAGGAAATAGCACTGGTAGCATCAGCTTTGTCGATGTCGTCGGGTGGTTCGGGTTCATCGACTTCGACGGAGGGGACGTAACCGGTGGCTTGCTTGTAGGTTGGTTCGGGGTGGTTGCCGTGGGCGGATTCGTTGTGTTCCGGGGCGTCGGAGTGGTTGGTGAAGGGGGGCATGACGAGGTAACGTTCAATCCAGTCTTTGTATTTCCAGGCTGAGGTTTCCCGGAACCAGACTTCATAATCCACCCAGTACGCCTGGAGCATGTTAGTGGTTTGCGGCATGTCGAAGTAGGTTAAATTACAACGCTCGTTAAGTGCGGGCTCGTGGTTTTTAGCATCCTGAATAGCAACATTCACTCTCTGAAAAACATCGAACGGAATACATTCCTGTTCCGGGTCGGAGTTATTGAGGTTGTTGAGGATGAAACGTACCCGCATGGTTGCCCGTCCTTCGCCGATGCGCTGCTGCTGGACGAGGTAGCGGACATTGACGAAATGGACGAAGATAGCGGGGAACGCTACTTCCATTTCCATGTTGGTGTCCCGGATGATACGAAGGTATTGTCCGTTGTCTATGGCAATGGTTTTGAAGAACGGGGGCGATAGCGGGTTTTCCGGATCTTCCCGGATAGTGAGTATCGCTCGTTTAACGGCATAGTACATTTCTGCAAAAGGATTCTTTTGCACTGTTTCGGGAGTCTGGATAGTCGGCTGTTCCGGCGATTCGACTGGCTTTTCGGGTTGTTTCTTATCTTTAATCATTTGGGAAATCCATCAAATATTTTTGGTACGAATAATTTGTTTATAGCATCAAGCAGTTTGGGGCTGTGCCCTATAAATTGTCTATGCACCGGACGTTTGAGCGAGTTTTTACGCACTGTATATAATCCGAACTTCGGATCGGTGTTGTGTACGGCTGCGTAGTTCTTGTATTTTCCTTTTTTCTTTCCACGATGCCCATCCATGGTCTGACTTTCTTCTTCCGTCCAGATGTCGTAATGGTAGCGTCGGCGGTAGTCCCGTTTTCCGAACGCGCTGTATGCACCGAGTTCGCTTTTTTGTCCTTTGATTTTACTTTTCAATTCTCCACTGTCAATCAATACCGGATGCGTGAATTTCTTTCCCCACTTGGAAGTACGGGGTGCCCATTTTGTTCCGCTGCCGTAAAAACCACCTTCTGCAAAAGAGGTACGAAAACGACTCAGGGCATATTCTCCGGCCAGGGTGACAAAATCCTCGGCATTCTTTGCCAGCAGGCTATGGAATGGACGAACATCTTTGCCACGGGCCCATTGGTTACAAAATTCATCCAGTGTTATTGCAGGCATACTATTCCGAATTTGTTTTTAATGCGTTGTTTGATTTTCAGAGCTTCTACCGGCAGTGTATGTGAGAAATACGGGTGAGCCGGTGAGAATATCCGTCCACCCGTTGCCAGACTTTCAGCGAATATCGGGTTTACCTTTCCCTTGAAATCGGGCTTTACCAGAGTACCATAAACAGAACCGAAACCATTTGCTGTCAAGAAGCACCGGCAACCCCATTCTATCGGTGGAATGAGTTCGGGCGGAAATTCACTTTTAGGATAGGATACTCCTTCATGTGACAGATGCCAGGGCCTGACCCGTTCGTCAGACTGCGTATTGAATGTAATAATGGTTTCGGCAGAGGTTCCCATCCACCATGCGGCGATAGTGGCCGCATGAAGAACCTGACTGTTCTCTGTTTCCGCATAGGTTTCGTTATATTTCCGACAAACTTCTTCGTAAGTTTCCATATCATTCAAATCAAGTTCGTCGGGCAACTCCCGCATCATAGCTGTTTCCTCGGCTGTGGCGAAATCGACCAGATTGTCGATAGCGGCTATCAGGGTGTCCCGTTCGGATTCTTCCCTTGCCGTTATATGGTTGTTGCCCCCTTTCAGTATTTCCAAAGCCCGGTCAAAATCTATCCGTAAACCGGAAAGTGCCCGGTCAATCAGGAAAGATGCCCGGAAGGTAACGATGTCATCGAATACCTCCCAGCGTTCGGCACTGTTCTCGAAGTTATAGACCATGCGGCGGAACGCATCGAGAATCAGCAAATACTCTTCCCGGCTTTTGTCTTCCTGTTTTATTTCTACTCTTTCTGCCATGTAATTACTCTTTAAGAAAGTTGGCTATCCGGCTGCCTCTGGAATGACCGTAGCGCCTAAAATACTCTTCGTCCGACATAATGCCTCTGTCATGGGTTTCTCCAGAGGGAACAGGCGTTCCGGTTCCTGCTGCCCCCATTGTGGGGACGACGTTGAGTTGTTTTCCCACGTTGATACCGAACTCTTTTTCAATTTCGTCGGCACTGACTTCGTATTTATCTGTGATTAACTGATAGAGCTTGATTCTATCTTCGTTATTCATTTCAATCCTGTTGGAATACTTAAATTCCAATCCATCAGGAATATAGTCCATTGCGACCAGACGAGGTATAATTTCTTCGTTCATCACATTTTCGATAAACCTGCGATATACCTCGATCCTGTCTCTGAAAATGTCCTGATGGGCTTTCGTACTTCCAACGTAACTTTGCATACCACCTGCCATTGATTCAGAACCCAATATCAAATTGGCAACTTCTTTATTGGCAAATTCAATCAGCGAGGTATAAATTTTCTCGCTGTTGCTCATTGTGAAGGTCTTGATGTCTATCTCATCGTCTATCCCCGTGATTACCACTTTGTTTTGTGCGGCGTTGGCTATATCGTTCGCCAGGCGTTTACGGTCGCTGTTACTTTCTGAGATGGTCTTCCCATGGATAATCGGTTGCCCATACGTGCTCCCAAAGTTGACATAATTTGCAACGGTAAATTTTTTCGCCAAGATAAGAGGTGTTGTCGCTGAAAATAAGCCGATTGTGCCGGAATTTATCAAAATGTAGTTTTGATTATATGCAGGCGAGGCTATATTCCAGTTGGGCAACCAAATGCCTTGCCGTTTGACCACGGTGTACTGGTCGGGCAGTACGTTTCTCCGTTCAATCAGATTGACTTCTGCCAATTTTCCGGTCTTGGGATCGATATAAGGCATTATCTCTATCAGCGTGTAGCCGTAGAGTTTGGATTCAACGATTCCTCTGACAATTTTATCGAATTGTGTGCCTTGAATTTTCTGTGTGTATTTTACGTCTTTGATGTATTTTCCTTTTTCATTGATCCGGGCCAGCATGTACCGGTCTCCTAAAATTTGGGATTCCAACGTCTCTACGACGGAGCGTATATGTGCGTCCTGTTCGAGGCAGGCTTCGTAGAGGTCTATTAACCGGGAACGGTCGTCCAGTATCGTTCCTAACGTAATGTCTTGTCGAACTGACTTATAACGATTGTTCCTTTCGATTTCTCGAACGTATTCGACGATAGTTTTTTTGGAAGTGCGAAAGATGCTTTCCAACAGTTCTCCATTGAATGAGTTTTCGGATGTAACTACTTGCATTTATTGTTATTTCGTACAGAATACCTTTATCCGAAAAAAAATGTTGATGGCATTATTTACTTACACATCGGATTGGTTGTATTCCAGTCGGAGACAGGGTGGGAAATTTTCATTTTGTATGTACATTGAAATAGTATCATTGTGTGCGTTATTGTGTTATAATTAGCTGAAACACAAATATTTAAAGAGCTAAAAACTTAAATTTATTACGTGTTTTTATCTATATTTGCAGCAGTAAATTTAAAACAAAGTGGAAGTTATGAATGAAAGTTAGAACAAAAGCTCCATTTACTGTAAAGTACATGGAGTTCCCGGAATTGCTTTTCGGAACATCCGAAAAAGGGTTAATCTATTTTGACGCAACGACTTACATCGCTGAAAAAGGTGACAGTAAGAAGCATTCGGCAATTGATTTCGCCCGAAAGTTTTCTTTTTGGTTCGAGAGTGTAAAGGATATTTACGAGATACCGGACTACGAGATTATGGTAACGGATGAGGCAACGGGGCACGTATTAATTGATCAGTCTTTGGCCTTGCTTTTCGTCGGCTATATAGATCCAGCTTTCGGGGTTTATATGACAGAGAGGATGTCAGAACTATTTCTGGATGGTGTTACTCTTTCGGACACTCGTATTGTACAGGCAATCAGAAACAGATTAACGAAAGACGAATTACTTAAATTGATAGACGAATGAAGAGAAGTCCATTTCATCAACCTAAGCCCGTTCTGATATTTAACGGGGCTTACATCTTAGTCGGTATAACCCGATCTATTCGAAGCGCCTCAGAAATATCCAAGACTAACGCGCAGGCGATATCGTTTGCCTGTACAGGAAGATATATTTCGGCAGGCAGTTTTTATTTCAGACATATTCATCCGGACATTGAGATTGAAATTACGGATTTGGATACGTTGAAATTGCAGGATTATGACCAGATGTGTCATGTTGAGAGACGCTATCATTCCGTCCGGGAGATGGCAAGACGTAAAAAGATAAATGACCAGAAATGTAAAAACAACCATATTGAAAATAACGACCATGATGACAAATGATATTTTAAAGAGCTTGATTTTTGAGGAGTCATCCATTCGCGCGATACTCCATGAAGACGAAACCGTTGTTTGGCTTTGCCTGAATGACCTGTTGAAAGCATTAGACCGTGTATGTATGATGGATAGCGGTCAGGCGATGCGGATTTGTAGAACCTCTTTCCGAATAGCTTTCAAAGAAGGGGGGCGTAACCGCTGGGGAGTGAAACCCTACGACGTGCATAACCTGCTTCAGGTTATCCGAACGGAAAACGGTAAGATTGCAAAAGTATGTGATCGTATGCAGGAATGGATTAATGGATTACCTGTAGGTATGGAATCGAATATATCAGTCAGACCATCCATTCAATCCCAAACGAGGGAACCAATCATTTTCAACTATCAAGACAAGTTTCCAATTACTTTTAAGACGGATGGCGGAAAAACGATGATTAATGCCACGCAGATGGCCCGTAGTTTCGGTAAGTTACCAGCGGAGTGGTTACGTCTCGCAGCGACACAGGAGTTCAGAGAGGCACTTGTACGTCGAGGAGATTCAATTTCTTTGGGAAGTCAGATTATGACTACCCGTGGAAACACCGGGGCGACCTGGATTGAGGAATCGCTTGCCATGGAGTTTGCCCGTTGGTTGTCCCCGGATTTTTCTGCCTGGTGTAACAGTCGTATCGAAGAATTAGTAACCAAGGGTTACGCATCGATGCCGGTTCATCGCAACCGTTGTTCCAGTTTCAGTGAGGCCGTGAGTAATTTCCCCGTTCCACAGAATTTTGAAGAGGCTTTGATGTTGGCTGCGGACCAAGCGAAAAAGATTCGTGAAGACGAACCTAAAGTTGCTTTTTATAAGGAGTACGTGGAAGATCGGGATTGTTTTAAGAGCGGGCGAATTGCCGAGGAGCTACAAATTACAACTGTCCAGTTGCATCGTTTTCTGGCAGAAAATAATATCGTGAAGTTTGAAAAGAAGCAATGGGTGGTTTTCACTCCTTATCAGGCTTTGCAATGTGACGTGCCGTATATGTGGGAGAAAAAGAATGGTAAGGTTTATCCTACCGGTAGCGTTAAACGGTGGACTCCTGCCGGTCGTGAGTATATTCTTGAGTTATGGCGCTCCAAACATCCGGAAGAATATTAATATGGGGGAAAGTATCATTCATAAAATAATCCGTAAGACGGGACGCAAACCCAGTGCCTGTAAATGTGAGGCTTGCCGTAACCAATGCCGTACTCCTTGTTTAGGTACACCGGAGGATATATTACGGTTGATAAAAGCCGATTACCGGGATCAACTTGCTGTAAGTTTCTGGTGTGTGGGTATGCTTTTGGGACGGATGAGACACCCTATTGTCATGGTGCAGATTGTCACGACAGAGGAAGGCTGGTGTGTTTTTTATCACGATGGATTGTGCGAACTTCATAATAAGGGCCTGAAACCTACGGAAGGACGCTTATCTCACCACTCAATCACAAAGGAAAATTATAGTTTCAGTAAAAGTTTGGCTTATAATGTGGCGAAAGAATGGCTGGCAGAAGAAAATTTACCCGTGATTGAAGAGGTATTCAGTTATTTCGAGGATGGGTAGCAATAAAAAAGTTCCGGATTAAACTAATTGCTCCCAGTTGAACTAATCTTGCCTTAGTTTACACTAATTAAATTCAATGGTATGAAACTAAAGCGAACAATGACGTATGAGGAAATGGCCGCACACATGGCTCAACATTCCTTTAAGCACATCAACCGGGTGAACGTCGGGAAGTATGCCCGTATGAAAGGGTTTCAGGTTTACAAATGGATGGTGGACCGGCAGCGGCATTTCTGTTATGTGAATCCAAATTTGCAGGAATAAGGGAAGGCGATTTCAAAAGGAAAGGAGATGTACGGCAAGGCTGCATCTCTTTTTTGTAACATGCTGGTTGATAGTATTATATTCCGATTACCTTAATTCCGGCAACTACCATGTATTATATATATATTATAATATTATCTTTATAAAAGGAACTTATAAAATCAATACAACCAAATAGACCGCAAGGGATATTTGGTTGTCATCAGGGGTATAAAAGTATAATCTGAACGAAGTGAAGATTATTACTTTTATACCCCTTTCTCTCTTCTCTTTCTTCATAGTTTCCACTTGTGGGAACTATGAAGGACTCCTTTTGAAGTATTCTTGTTATTACGAGCTTCAAGCCACTTCCAGTATCACACTTCAAGCAGAAGACTGCTAAGGTTATTACTCAAACCAGCTATTTTCCCAGGTTTTTAAAAAAGTCTTTTTCTTATTCCGTTCCTGACGTGCCCGCGTCCACGTACCCACGCTCCTCAGCTTCCCGAAAAAACTTTTTTGTTTTGAAATGCCTATTCTGCCGCAAAGTAAATTTATGGATACGGAAAAATTTAAAAACATAGTCGGTGAAGCTAAAAACGGGGGAATCGCGACGATCCGTTTTTTTGGCAAAGTAACAGAAGACTCTACCACCCAGTTTAATTATGAATTTGATTATCTGGAGAATGTAGTCCGTCCTTCCCTAATCCGGGTACTTATCAATTCCGAGGGCGGTTCTGTGCTGTACGGCATGGGTACATACTCTACCATTCAGAACTCGACGGTTCCCACGGAGTGTATCATCGAGGGTATGGCCGCCTCTATGGGTTCGATTATCTGGGCAGCCGGAAATAAGTCTTTGATGCGAGATTATTCCATTCTAATGATTCACAACCCTTTCCAGCCCGATGGCGAAGAAGAAAAAGAGCCTTCGGAACTGGTGAAGGCTTTTACCAAGCAAATTGAAACCATTTATCGCAAGCGCTTCGGTTTGAAGGCCGAGCTTGTCAGGGCAATCATGGACGGGGCGGCAGAGAAAGACGGAACTTTTTTCGATGCAGCCGGAGCTGTCCGGGCGGGAATTATCCCGGCAGAGAGTGTGTTGCACACCTCCAAGCAGATTTGCGAACGTGTAAAAAACGAGTTATCGGGGGTTGAAGATGTTACCCGCATTCAAACTTTGATGACTGCAATCAGTGCTTCCCTTCCGGCGGAAGAGGGCAATAAACTTTTTGATGAAGAAACCACTAATCTACACGAAATTAATAAGAACATGAGTACAGAAAAGACAAATTCACCGGAATACGCTGCCGTTGCAGCTACGCTTGGGTTAAAAGACAATTATGAAGTGAAGGATGTAATGGCCCGTCTGAATACTCTGGTATCGGTTGAAGCGAAGTTGAAAGAGACGGAAAAGTCCCTCACTGATGCCCAGACCGTGATAGCCGGAAAAGATGCCACTATCACCAATTTACAGAAAGACCTCACCACCGCCACGGCATCGCTTTCGGCTTACCAGCAAAAAGAGGCAGCCGAAAAGAAAGCGAGAAACGAGTCTGTTATCGAGGCGGCTATCGAAGCCGGTAAGATTACCCTTGAATCGAAAGAGGGTTGGCTGGCTATGGCCGAGAGCAATCCGGAACTGGTGGAAAGGACACTGGCTTCCATTCCGAACCGGGAACAGATTTCGAAAGAGATTGCCAATGATCCGGCGAATATCCAGGCAGCGGCAGGCGCATTGAAAACCGCCGAGGACAAGATAGCTGAAAAGGTGACGCAGGTCGTGGGTGAAAACTTCGAGTTCAAGAAGATACAGTAACTTCTACCTTTATTATATGACGTGTTGCCCGCTGGCAGACACAACACACGTATTGGCGCATACGGTAGTGCAGATTAAGCTGAAGATCAACGAATAATCAAAAAACTACCATAACAATGGCTGATACAACAACTTTTTTGCAAAACGGGTATAATGGCGAAGTCTTAGAAGATTTAATCTCCTATACCGCGCAGGGCAACGACACTTTCAGAGAAGGTCTTATCCATATCAAATCGGGCATCCAGCACAAATACACGCTGCCTGCCATCAAGTTAGGCGACATTATCCAGGATAATGTTCCGACCCCTACCAGTAACCACGGGAAGAAAGGTGAAAACGGAGAGAACGAATACACCTTTACAGAGCGTTATCTGGAGCCCTCCGATTTTATGATTTATCTCGAATTTAATCCCCGGGACTACGAAAAATACTGGAAGTTCGCCCAGCCCGACGGAAATCTGGTTTTCAGGGAGTTAGACCCTAAAATCCAAGCTACGATGCTCCGCTTGCTGATGGATAAAAAAAACGAGTACATCGGGAACGCTATCTGGACGGCGGCTAAAGGTGGTGCGGCAAATGCCGGTATCACAGCTCCGGCAGACTCTATTCAAATCGGCAGAGGTAAGGAAAAATATTTCGACGGCATCATTAAACGAATCATTGATAATGTCAATGCCACGGATGCTGCAACTATCGCGGGGGGACAGTGTATCGTGTCCGGCAATACGGAACTGACCGACGGTGCGGCCGTTGAGAAGGCCCTTTACGCCATGTGGAAAAAGTGCCCTAAGCAGATCCGCAAAAAGACAAGCCTTGCATTTGTAATTGGCTGGGACGCTTGGGATGCCTACGACCAGTACATTTCCGACAAGCAGGTGAAATATTCTGAAAATACCGAAGTGAACCGTTACCGCTTCAAAGGCAAGAGAATCATACCGATTGTAGGTATCCCGGAACATACGATTACGTTGGGAGAGTTCAACACCGGCATGGAGTCGAACCTCTGGATGGGTGTAGATTTTGCCAACGATACTGAAGTCTTGAAAGTAGACCGTCTGCAATCCAATTCCGAATTATTCTTTTTCCAGCTTAGGATGAAAATGGACGTAAATATCGTGCGTCCGGGAGAGATTGTCATTCATACGGCTTACAAGAAAACAGTCTAAAACCATTTTATCAAATTCTTTAATCACAGGGAGGTGGAGCAATCTCCATCTCCCTTTTTTAATTCATCATTTATCATGGCTAAACAAAAAAATCCCATAGAAACACAGCTCCCGGAGGGGGCTGAATCCTTTCAACCAATTGACACCGATACATCAATTCAGCCGTCCGAACCGCAACCGCAAGTTGTTCCACCCGCTGAAAAAGGGAAAGAGAAACCAGGTGAGCCGGAACCGGATAGCTTCGTTCTTGGCGTACTTCAATCATTCCCGGCTCACGAGGCATTGTACGTGGACCGTCACGGAGGAGCCTATACTCCCGACACTCCCGCCGCTATCCGAGGGGATGCCGTACTGTACAAAAATCCATTCTTCAAATCTAAAAATCAGTAATTTATGGCAATAGGAAACGTAATTATAAAAGACACCGACGGGAATATCCCTTACAGCGGTGCATCCGGTCAGGAAAAAGTGACCGGGTTGCTCTTCGACGTGTCTATGCAACCCGACCTTTTCAGGGAAGGGTACGGCAAGAATAACGAAGGGAAGTTGAAACTCAATGATGTACTTTACATCACGAACTTCAAATCGGCCATTCAGGATTTCGGTATTATCGAACGTGTTGAAACAACGGAAGAAGACGAAAATAATGTAAACTTTTTCCATGGTATTCCGGCATATCACATCCGTGAGTTCTTCCGCATGAGCGGTAATGTCGATGGCAACGGGAAGCTGTACGTCATGTTTGCCGACTGTTCCGCTTCGTGGGATGCCATCGATGTTATGCAACGAGTTGCCGGTGGGCTGATTAACCAGTTGGGTGTATGGACCGAGCAACCGCTCTGGAAATTGAACGGTGCGGAAGAGAAGTACAATCTGAATATTGTCAAGACGCTAAACGACAAGGCTGTAGCAATGGCCGACCTGCACCAGCCTCTTTCGATTGTGTTGTGTGCCAATCCGTCTAATACCGGCAGTGACACCAGCGACGGAAAGCAAATCGACCTGAATAAAATACCGACCGCAATCTGTGAAGCGAGCCGCATCAGCGTGATATTCGGTCAGGCCCGTTGCGCTCCGGTTTCCATGATGCAAAAGCGAAACGTGAATAATACTCCGGTAGGGTTCCTTGGGGCTATGATGGGAGCAATCGCCCGTGCCAATGTTCACGAATCGGTAGCCTGGGTACGCACGTTCAATCTGTTCGACGATAATTTCCAGAATATCGAGCTCGGTTTCGGAGATATTAATCTGACCGCCGATGAAGATTTCACGAGCTTGAATATGTACGAATCGCTTTCGCCCGTGTTACTGGATGACCTGGACGAAAAGGGGTATATTTTCCCGATAAAATATTCAGGGAGAGAAAACGGTATTTATATCAGTAAAGACCAGACCTGTTCCGTGGGGGATTATCGCACAATTGCCCGTAACCGTACTATCAACAAAAGCCGCCGGGCTGTTCGTGCCGCTTTGTTGCCTTACGTGAACAGTCCACTTATGGTTAATCCGGCTACCGGATTTCTGGCTCCCTCTAAAATCTCCTCTTTCAAGACTTTAATCGGTGACATACTGGCAAAGATGCAAGCGGCACAAGAAATTTCTGGTTATGCCGTGAATATCGACGCTAATCAGAATGTGTTGGTGGATGATACGCTTCGCATCAGCTATGTGATTGTGCCGGTGGGTGTTGCCGTTAAGATTTATGTCGAAGAAGGACTTTCATTAACCGCTAAATAATCGCAGAATATGGCTATAATTAATAACGTTGCGTATAGCTGGTCGATGATTACCCTTGCATCGACAGCCCTCGGTATCGAGGAAGGAAGTAGTACGCTTGAAGGGGTTTCCGGTATCAAATGGAATAAAAAGAGAAAAATCGAGAGCAATTACGGCATGGGCGGAAAGCCAGTGAGTCGCGGGTTTGGAAACATAAGTTACTCTGCATCAATCACTATGGACTATGCTACCCAGCAAATGCTACGCAGCACTTACGGCAGTTTGATGGATATAGGCGAATTCGATTTGATTGTCAGTTTTGCCAATCCGATGGCGAGTGACGATTGGACGACAACGACGGTCACGTTGAAAGGTTGTATTTTCTCGGAAGACGGTTTAGAGTCGCAGCAGGACGATACGAATATTACGAAGGAGTTCGATTTGAACCCGTTTGACATCGTAATCGGTGATGGGGACACGATTTAAAGTTAAAACTGGGAAGCGTTACTTTTTTACGGTAACGCTTCTTTTGATTTTGGGGTAAAAAGGCTACTTTTGCAGTCTTTTGAAAATTAGCAAATTATACATTTATATATGGTAGAAATTACTGAAGAAAATTTTCCGAAGTTAATCGGTTCGGAATTGCCCTTGGTCATTGACTTTTGGGCTGAGTGGTGTGGTCCTTGCAAGGCTCTTGCTCCTATGATGGAAGAATTTGCCCGTGAATATGACGGGCGGGTGATTATTGGTAAGTGTGATGTGGAGGAAAATAATGATTTGGCGGTACAGTTTAAGATACGGAGTGTGCCGACGATATTGTTTATCCGGAACGGTGAGGTGGTGGATAAAGTGGTCGGGGCAGTAAGCCGGGAGGAAATTAAAAGAAAGTTAGATAAGCTGTTTGAATAATCACTTTTCTTCTATTGTGAAGACGGACTAAGGGAATCATTGAATCGTTCCCTTATTTTTTTTGTTTTCTATTGTTCTTTCCTTCTTCCGTTGATTATAAACTATCCGGTCTTTATTGAACTATTCTGTGCCGAAGAATAAACGGAAAACAGATAAATGGACGTAACTTTTGAAGGAAATTCGAGTACCGGCAAAAATGAATGGCTGACACCGCCGGAATTATTGGCAAAGCTGGGAGATTTTGACTTGGACCCTTGTTCCCCTATCAACCGACCGTGGCCGACGGCAGCAAATCACTACACGATTAAAGATGATGGATTGAGACAACCGTGGTTTGGACGGGTGTTTTGTAATCCACCCTATGATACGGCTTTGATTGCACAGTTTATAGAACGTTGTGCCGAACACCGGAATGTGATAGCACTGACCTTTGCCCGGACAGAAACGAGGTTGTTTCAGGAATTGATATTCAAAAAGGCACATTCGATTTTATTCATTAAAGGCAGATTATCTTTTCATCATGTAAGCGGTGAACGTGGCGGGACTGCCGGAGCACCGTCGTGTTTGATTTCATTTGATATAAAGAATAGTGAAGTACTAAAGAATTGCGGTATTCAAGGAAAATTTGTTTTGCTATAAAACTTTTTTTCCGGAAAGCAGGTAGTCTGAGGCTGAATCATAATTTTAGAAACAATGGAAGAAAAAACACTCACGCTCGCTCAGGAAGAGCAAATCAGAAAAAAGGCTTTGGAAATCAAAGCGGAGAAGAAACTCAGAAAAGTCTATCCGATGGTGGTCTGGGGCGATCCGGATTGTGAAGAGAAAGAAGTGTATGTCGCTTATCTCGCCGAACCGACCTTTCCCCAGTTTTCCAAATTCATGGCTGCCTCGAAGAAGGACGAAGTGACTGCCATGCGCAGCCTTGCCAGAGATTGTTTTCTCGACGGGGATAAGGAACTGGTAGATAATGAATCGCTGTTCCTGTTCGGTTTAATGGGACAGTTATCGGAAATCATCACTACCCGCCAATCCACGCTGGTAAATTTATCCAAAGCTGGGAAGTAAAGGATGAACAACGGATACGCCAGCGGGCGATTTATATCCGTCACTACTTTCCCGGCGTCAATTTGAATACCATCTCGGATGAAGAGTTTGCGATGCTTTCCGAAGAGGCTCTATGGCTCCATCAACAGATGACCGTAAGCCGGATGACAAACGCTCTTACAACAACAGCTCCTTAATTTATTTCTTGCCAATCCCCTGTCAGCTTTTTTTAGCAGGCAGGGGATTTCTTTTTAATCGGAATTTGCTGTAATGGGCTATTCTACCCGAAATAAAGAAGTATGTCCCAAGAGCAAAACTATCAGGTAAACTATACCATTAATGTAGAGGCCACCGAAGGTACTAAAAAGGTGCAGGCGTTTGCCGATTCGGTGAAAAGTCTGATTCTGGCTAAAAATGATTTGACTCCCGCGATCAAAAACATTCAGAAGATGGTGAATGAAGTTGATAAGATTTTCCGGACAAAAGGCGGAAAGAAGCGGGATTATACTTATAAAATGGATATTAACACGTCCGGAACGGAAGAAAAACTGGGACGTGTGAAGACTTTACTCACAGAAATCGGGGAACTTTCCAAAGGAATCAGTCTGGTTATTAATGCCGGACAAGCCCCATTGGATACCAAGAAAATAAAGTCGAATGCCAAGACTCTTTTAGACAAGAAGTTATCTGAAAGCCGGAAAGCAGAAATTGAAAAAAGTGCGGCTGCATCTGTCAAAACAATGATGGAGACGCAAAAACGCATTACTAAAGCGGTCGGAAAAATCAATGCTGCCCTGGTAACATTGGAAAAAGGCCGTGAAGTCAATATTAAAACGGATGTAGCGAAAGAGCGGTTGAAAGAGTTACTGGGGCTGATGCGCCAGCTTAAAGGTGCTTCCAAAATGACCATGGGTGTGCAAATGGGCTCACCTTCATCCGGAAAGGGGAATGTCCTTGTAGCTCCGCAGACAGCCAATACCCTTTTTCATCCTCCTTTACTATATAATCCGGAAAAGCCTTACGTATTATCGCCGAAGGCTTCGGAGAAATTGCAGGAAAAGCTGGCAACAAACCGAGAATTAGCCAAGCAAAAAGCGGAGCAACGCCGGGCGGACGAAGCCGTCCGGCTCACGACTCAAAAAGCCGTGATTGAAGCGAAGGGGAAAGAATGGGACCGCCAGCGGCAGGTCAAGGCGAACGAAGCTGCACAACGAAAAGCCGCCAGCGATGCGGCACGGGTCATACGCGAGAAAACCCGTTTGGAACAACAAGGCGCCGCCCGTGCAGTGACGGCAGCGCAACGCCAACAGCGGGCTGTCGTCACCGGGCAGACTAATAAGCAGCGGGCAGCTATCAACCGCCTGCAATACGTGCGTACCCCTTCGATCCGTAACCTGCCGATGATGTATATGCTCAACGGCTATGCCATGTACGGTTTCCTGAAATCGGAACTGACGAAGGCTGTCGAGTACACCAACATAATGACCTCCGCCCAGAGTATCCTCCGGGTAGCGGATAATGATTTAACCACTTTCGAGAACCGCTTCACGAAAATGGCTTTGTATGTCCGTAAAATCGGAGTGGAAACCAAATTCACGGCGGTTGAGGTTGCCGGTGCGGTAAAATATTTGAGTATGGCGGGCATGGGAATAGACGCTATCAATGCTTCTATCCGTCCGATTGTCAATCTGGCATTGATTGGCGACAACGATGTTTCCCAGATTGCAGACCTGGCGACCAATATTCAAACAGGCTATGATATTAAGAATACGAGCATGGGCTCGGTGGCTGATATTTTGGCTTCCACTGTTTCCAGGTCGAACGTGAATGTCATGGAAATGGCAGAGTCGTACAAAATGGCCGCCGGATATATGCGTATGGCCGGAGTGGAATTTACAGAGAGTGCGGCAGCTATCGGTATATTAGGAAACATGGGTGTAAAAGGAACCATGGCGGGAACCTCGCTTCGTGCCATGGCGACCCGTTTTGCCAAACCCACCCGTGAATCACAAAAGGTATTAGACCGGTTGGGCATAAAATTCACGGAATACCGGGATATTTACGGGAAGCAAGTAGAGAAACTCCGTCCCCTTGCCGACATTTTCGAAGACCTGAACAAGAAAGGCGCGACCGTCGGTGACATGCAGGCCATTTTCGGCAAAATCGGAGGTAACGCCGCCATGATGTTTGTGCGTAATTACGACCAGTTGCGTACACTTACCGTACAGAACCGGGGCTCACATGGAATTTCGAGCGAACTGGCTAAAGTGAAGCAAGACAACACAAAAGGTCTGTGGGCTCAGGTCACTTCACAGCTTACCGAAAGTTTCATGCAAGGGTACGAAGTCCTGGAGCCGATTATCAAATCGACATTACGTGACTTCCTTGCAAAATTCAGCGCCCCAGAATTTGCCCGTGGACTGACATCTATCGGTCAGTCTATCCTGAATATACTTTCCCTTTTGGGAAGTGTGGCAAGCTGGTTCACCCGCAATTTTCACTGGATTGAGCCACTCCTATTTTCCGGATTTGTAGCGACAAAGTTATTCAAACTGGCCGGAGCACTTACCAACATCGGAATTGCTTTAGGCTTTATCGGTAAACAGTCGGCGGCAGGTTCTGTGATTCAAATGGTGGGCGGTCTGATGGGAGGTGGTAGAGGAATGTCATTTGCAAGTAAACGCGCTATTGTTTCGGCATTGAGCGCAGCCGGGGTTACAGGCAAAGGAGCTATGCGACAGGCATTGCTATCCACCGGCATGGGTGGTATGGTGTCGCGGGGAGCTTTGGGCTTGTTCTCCACGCAGGTAGCTACCGGTAACGGGCTGGTCGGAGCCGGTGCTTCCATCGGTGCGTTAGGAACCACTGCCGTAGCTGCCACAGCCGGGATAGCAGCCTTAGTAGGCGCTCTGGGTTGGGTAGCCTACAAGACGTGGAAAGTGAAAGAGGCGAAAGATGCTGTATTGGAAGAGATTGATGCGAACCGGAAGTACCGTTATCCTTCCATCGATGCACTGAATAAATCTTTGACGGAAACCTACAAGCAGGCCATGAATGCGAAAAAGGCAGTTGAGGAACTGACAGCCGGGAAGTCGATTGAAGAGGCATCCGGTCAGAAGATCGGTGCATTTACCGGGAACTGGTGGACGGCTTTTCTTTCTTCTTTCGGTGCTGCCCATTCCGGACAGTACGGCGGTCCGCAATACGACGATTTTTACAACTTTTCCGACGCCCGGCAGGACGATACCCGTGAAGCTATCCGGACACTTGCCAAGAAAGACAGCCAAGGTCGTGTCAATTCGGCTTATGCGGAATTAGGAAAAGCCCGGACGGATATAGAAATCGGTGCGTTTATCCAAAACATCCGAAATAAGTTCGGTCAGGATGAAAAGAACCTGGATAATACCCTTTGGACGAAAGACCGGAACGGCAAAATCATCTACAAGAAAGGTGTCGGTGAGATGAAGGAAGCGGATGCCTACAAACTGTATGATTATGCGGTGTACATGAATACGAAGGTAGTGCCGGAGATTTCAAGGATAGCCGAGGAATACCGGAGAATCATGTCGTCACCGGCTAATGCTGAAGCTACTTTACGAGCCAACGGCTTTGATTTTGACCTGCTTACCAAAAATGGTTTCTATCAGGATAAGGAAGGCCGTTGGGTACAAAAGGCTTTGGGAAAGAAAGCTACGGACAAAGAGCGGGAAAATGCACTCGCCGGGTATCAGGAAGTCCATAATGCGGTTGTGAATTTCACCTCTTCCCTGCGTCAGACCTGGGGCGGTTCGGCAGAGATAGCGGAAAATATCATGCAAAAAGCGGGGTTCACGACTTCGCTTACTTCCAATGAGCCGGATGAAGCCGATCCCCAACCTTTCAATGCGAACGGGTTCAGTTATCATTCCGGAGCAGACGACGGGCTGGCCGGTGGAAATTATTCCGGTACGGGAAAACTCTCCTCGGCAGCGCCGAAGCAAGTTATCGTGAATATCACCAATTTGCTAAGTGTGGAAGCTATCAATCTATTGAAAAGCAAGGAAGGACAAGGTGAGGAAGTACAGAATCTGAAAGAACAGCTTGCCCAGGCGTTAATCGATGTCGTCCATGATTTCGACAGCAGTTGGAACGGTTAAAAAGTAAAGACAATGAGTAGATTATTTAATATAGGAAAGTCGGTTCTCCTAAGCGGGGGAATTATCAGCAACGGATCGCTGGGCGGCTATATCAGCGATGCCGCCCGCCGTGGTTTGGGTATGGGGCTTGCAGAGTTCCAAGACGGTGCCGTACATTATTTTTCAAAGGATAAAGAGATATTGAAAAGAGCTCTTATTCAAACGGCCTCGCAGTTGGCATACGGCGCATTGCGCTCGTATCCCCGATTCCTGCAATACTGGGAACAAAAGGAACGTGACCAGTATCTGCAAAGCAAATCCCAGACGAGTATTGCAAATAAGACCGGGCAATACTACCAGTTAATCAGTGAGCAACAGGCCGTAGCGAAAAAGAAAAATTACACGGATTCAATAGTCGGTCGTGTGGTGCAGGATTACCTGGAGCTTGTTATTTCAGAAGAAGGGAATTACTTCGATACCGCTACCGGCAAAGTGGAGAAAAACAGCAAATACGGGCTGTTCACTTTCGTGGATTTACAGCCCATGGTACAGGTGAGCAGCAAGAATAACGTTGTGATGACACAGGTACAAGGCCGTGATTGCAGCCGCAAAGAATATATCAGCGGCGGCGACCTGGAAATTTCCATTAGCGGAAAAATCACGAGCAAGTACGCCGATGTTTATCCGGAGGCGGAAGTCTCGAAGTTTTTAAAGCTGATGCAGTTTAAGGGGGTGATTGATTGCGAGAACACGGTACTCCGGCAATTCAATATCGACAAGCTGATTGTGCTGAATTATTCGCTTTCCGCCACGGATTGCCGGAATGTGCAGCCTTACAGCCTTTCGTGCGTGGCTGTTGAACCTTCGGAAAGCATACAACTGAAACTGGCAGCCGAGGAAAAGGTGGATGTTGCTATCAAGCACTCTAACAAATGGATTAAATACGCAAAACTGGGAGCTGAGGCTATCGATCCGGCTTCCCTCTTAAAAGTGTCGAAACTATGGCTATAGATATGATAGATGTGTTATGCTGCAAAATCACTATCGGGGATGCAGATTCCAGTAACCCGCTGGTGATTAAGGACCCCATTGTGCTGACCGAAGTGGAAGAGGTGGAGATTGTCGAGACTTATAAAAAGTTGATTGGTACGGCAAAGATTACTTTTCCTAAAGGCACAGTTTACCAAAGTACGGTTATCGGGAATGCCACTATCGAAGGCAAAGATGCCAGCCGGATAAGTACGGAAATCATGCAGGACGGTGTAGTCATTGAGAAGCGAAGTTCCCAACAGGCCATGAATGATGTGAGCTTTAAAGTCGGGCAACGGGTAAACATTAAACTCGGCTACAACGGAATATTGAAAAATATGTTCGACGGGTATATTTCAGCCTATAATTCCGCATCCAAATTCGAGATTCAGTGTGAAAACATGGCCTACAAATTAAAACTAAAACAGGCTCCGAAATTCGAGACTCAATCGTCGGTCAGCGTGAACGATGTATTGGGTGACAAGTACGGGTTACTGAAAGATACGGGGTTCGCCATCCATTCCGAAACCAAACGGTTTGATATTCAGATTGGAAAAGTGAAGATTACGGATAATTTTACCGTAGCGGATGTATTGTCGGAATGGAGCAAGTACAAAGTTTACTGTTTTCTCAAATACGATGAAAATTCACCGGACGATATGCCAACCATCGCTATCGGTCGCCCTTATTCGTCCTCTAAGAGCCAGCCCGTTTTTCCGAAGGACAGCGAGGCAAAGCCTTTCTCCATTTATTTCAATTACCATGTAGCGGAAGACGGTTTGAAAGTGGTGAAAACCAACCCGAAGTTTTTAGCGGTGACGGGAAAAGCATTGGGTTCGGATGAAAAGTTTTTTGAGGTGACTATTCGCATGAATCCTGATTACGACCCTACGGTGGCAGGCAGCAAAGAGTTTCAAACAGTAAACGCCACCCAAATCAGCAAGAAGACACACAAGGTAACGGGAAATACGACGGCAGAGGGGGCGAAAACCAAGACTAAGGTTGATTTGAGCACTTACACTATTGTGCCGTATATGTCGCCCAATATGAAAATCGATTCGGATAAACTGGTTGAAGAAACCATCGAGTATTTCAGAAATTACAATTTGAACGGGATAACCGGCAGTCTGACCTTGTTCGGAGACCTGGCACTCAATACGGCGGTGCAAGTTGAATTGATTGACGAGAGGAATCCTTCAAAAAACGGAGTTTACATCACGGAAGAGGTAACAACTACATTCGGGGTGAATGGGTATCGTCAGAAGATTACAATACCATATAAGATTAAGTCGGTGGATTAAGAGATGAAAGAGATTATCTTAACTAATAGCTCGAACATTCACAATCCCAGTTATTTATTTCCTAATTTTATTTTTATATATTTCTGTTCAAATTTTCAATTTGTTTTTTAGAATTTCTTTTCTAACATAATATTGTTTTCAGTGTAATATCGTATTTTTGCAAAAAAGCATTATGAAACAGAGTGAAATTCAGAGATTTGTTAAACGCAAGAAAAAACTAAGAAGGAATAGAAATAGAAAAAAGAAAAATATTCCTTTGACACCAGTGAAAAAAATAATTGTAAATAATAATAGTATGGTAGGAATGACAAAAGAGGAAGGCATTAAGCAAGTATATAATGGAGGAGGACATGTGGTAATATTAGGAGCTGGAGCCAGTATTGCTTCTTCATTACGCAATCCTGAAAAAAACGGCAAGAAGTTACCATCAATGAATAACTTCATAGAGATTGTGGGATTACAAGATATTGTGGCCAGAGTCCCGGATAATCTAAAAGCCACAAATTTCGAGAAACTGTATAGTAATCTTCATAATGATAATCCCAACTCTGAATTTATTAAAGAAATAGAAAAAAGAGTCTTTGATTATTTTAGTTCAATGAAATTGCCTGACGAACCTACCATTTATGATTATTTAGTCTTATCTCTAAGGGCTAAAGATGCTATTGCTACCTTCAATTGGGACCCTTTTCTATATCAAGCATGGTGCAGATGCAGACAATATACTGATGATTTGCCTCCTATATTCTTCCTACATGGGAATGTTTCTATTGGCTGGGATTCGACAGGAAAAAGATTTGGACCAACGGGGATGTATAACCCAGAAAATATGCAAGAGTTTATTGCTTCAAGGTTATTATATCCGATAACTCAAAAGAATTATCAACAAGATGAGTTTATAAAGACTCAATGGAAATATCTACAAGATCATCTTTCCCCTGAGTACAAAGCCGTCAGAGCTACTATATTCGGATTTGGTGCGCCTGCAACGGACGTAGAAGCCGTAACACTATTGAATGATGCTTGGGGAACTGGTGACGAAAGAGTTATGGAGCAATTTGAGATTATTGATATTTCACCAGAAGATGAGTTGAGAAACAAATGGGATAGGTTTATTTGTGGTACACATTATGATATTGCGAGAAGTTATTTTGATTCTTCTTTGGCATGGAATCCACGCAGAACCAGTGAAGCCTATTTTTCTGCGTATCAGCCTATGACGCCATCAGAGGCTTTCCGAAAGCCTAATCCTATTCCTCAAGACATTAAAACTTTGGACGAGCTATGGCAGTGGCATAAACCATTAATAGAAGCAGAAGATGCTAAACGAAAAACACAATAGATGGATTTAAGAGATTTGTTCAAGAATACCTATTTTATTAAATCTTATTAGTACCTTAGCAAAGTATTTGTGACAGAATGGATTAGTGCTATATACACTTGCGTTTATGCGCTAATTCGCCTAATTAATTTAAGGACAATAAGATATAAGTAGTATATGGCTAATGATAATATACAGGAAAGCCTGGAAGGACAGTTCGGGGATGTACAGAAAATCATCCTTTATCATCGTACCCGTGCGTTACAGAATGTCAATGAAGAGAATTTACGTTTGAGTTGGGAAGTAGGAAGTTATGTTTCTTCCAAGTTAAAAAGTTCAGAATGGGGCAGTAAGGTTGTCACACAGTTATCTGAATTTCTACGTCGTAATGACCCGTCACTCAGAGGATTCAGCCGGAAAAACCTCTACCGGATGGTTTCTTTTTATGAGACCTATTCCAGTGCTGAGTTTGCGGAGCAAATTGCAGCTCTTCCATTTGTAAAGTCAATTGTGTCATCAGAAACGACACAATTACAAATACCTGATAACCAGAACGATGAAATTGTGTCATTTCAAATGACACAATTAGAGCCGAACGTAAGTTTTCCCCGTATTTTACTGTTGGTAAACTGGACGAGCCATGTAGAAATTATGTCTTCCTGCCGCACGTTTCCGGAACGGATTTTTTATATGCTTTATGCAAATAAAGAACGGTTGAACGTGAAAGAACTCGGTAATGCTATAGCTAAAGATGCTTATTCCATAGTCCTTTCAAGTCCCCGGAGTCAGTCTGTGGGATTTAAGCAGATTTATCCGAATAACGGTTATGATTTTAAAGACCGGGCCATTCTGGATTTTTTAGGATTACCGGCCAAGCATACGGAGAAGCAACTACAAAAGGGTATTCTGGAACACATGAAGGAGTTTATTCTGGAATTAGGTGGAAAGGACTTTATTTATATGGGTAGCCAATACCCTTTGGAGGTGGACGGAGAAATTTATAAAATTGATTTGCTCTTTTTTCACAGAGGTTTACAATGCCTCACCTGTGTGGAGCTAAAATCGACTCCATTCAAGCCCTCTTACATGGGGCAATTGGAATTTTATCTGGAGGCTTTGGATAGGGACGTAAAACGAAGCAATGAGAATCCGAGTATCGGCATTTTATTGTGTGAGAGTGCGAAAAGGCAGGTTGTTGAATATGCTCTCAGCCGTAGTCTAAGTCCGACAATGATTGCCGAATATAAACGACAGTTGATTCCGAAAGATGTATTGCAGCGTTCGTTAGATGAATTTTGCAGTTATCTGGAAAATCGAAAGTAAGTGTAAAAAAATAAGTCATTATTCCTACCGCAGTGTTTCCACATTGCGGTATTTTTTTGCCCGATAGATTTCCCTGATTCAACCTCCGGGCTGTAATTGAACTATTCTTCGACTAAAAGAAGAAGAATGGAAACGAAGAACAGCCAACGGATGATTAGTGAAGCTATCCGAAAGATAGCTTTGGGGCGTAGCATTGACCGGGTGGATATGTCGCATTGCGGTACGGGCGGCGTAGGAACAGCCCGACTGATTCATGGGTATGTTGCAAAGGTGAATAGTGATGACGATGAATATCTCGGCACTATTGACGTGGGTGAATTTCCCGACGAGACCGCCAGTTCGGAGCCTATCATTCATAAAGGCGTGCTATTGTCAGGCTTACAGGATAATTCCGGTGGGTTCCTGATTATTCCCACCTTGTTTTCAGACGTTACAATCGTCACGGATGCGGCGACCAGATGCGCCTATGTCGTCAATTTCTCCCATGCGGACTTTATACAGATACTCGCTCACAAAGAGAGCGTGATCGGGGTGGCAGAGACCGAAGAACTGGATGCGGAGAGCAATGACTCGCCCGATTATGACCAGTTGGAGAAGACCGGCAATGAAAGTTCTACCCGATATACAGCCGAAAACATTCAGACTACCGTCAAAAATAAAGACGACAAGCAAGCCGAGATAACCGTTACGCCGGAAAGCATCGCCCAAAAGGTCGATAAATCCCAGCTTAACCAGACTACGGATAAGATTGAACAGAATGTAAACGGGACAACGGTCGTGGTAGCGGATAAGAAAGTCACCATTGGCGGTGAAGACGCAAGCGAACCGTTGGTGTTGGGGAACGCCCTTGCCCAACTGATGCTGGATTTCATCACAGAGTGCAGCAAAATAATGACACCCACCCTGATGGGGACCATGCCTGCCATTAACGCGCCCAATTTTCCCTCGCTGGCCTCTAAGATTCAGAAGTTCCTATCCCAAACCGCCTATACGAAATGAGTGTCATCCTATTACCCGATATTGAGGAATTAGACCCGAACAGCCTTTGTTATTCCATCTATTCCGAGTTGTACCACAATTTCTTTAATGCCCAGGATAAGAAAAGCGAGGATAACCCTTACGGCATCGAGGAAGGCGACGATACATCGATCCGTTTACGTAATACCGCTTATAACTTTGCTTCTGCCATAGCGGGAGCGGTTGCCGGAGAAGGCGGAGAAGGCGGTGGCGGTATTTTGCTGGATTACCTGAAAAAGACGGGCGGAAATATGACGGGGGTACTCCGGGCGAATTATGGCTTTGAAGCCGGTATGGGAAACACCCGGTTATTATGGGCCTATGAAGAAATCGCAGAAGACGGTGTAACCCCTGTTTACGGCTTGCAGGTATCCGGGGATATTCATATCGGCGGTAGCAACCTGTATCTTGGTGGCCGGCAATTTATCCGTTACAGTGCCGGGGATGGAATAGCGATCCTTGAGAATCCCGTGCTTTCATTCGGTAGTTCCAGCCTTTTCAGCCGTGGCGAGATGGTCTTTGGAGAGAGTAAAGCCAAAGGAGTGGCACTTTCACCGGATACTATCTATATCAAAGGTAAGGAAGTGTACCATGCCGGGAACGCCAATCTTGCTACAGTCAATTGGTCGATGCAAAATGCTACGGTGACTGGAACCCTTCAAGTTTCGGGCAATGTCACCCTCTTGAGTGGACTCTCGGCTTTGTATGGAGTAAAATTAGGCTTTGACGGTAAAACAGTCCTGCATATCCGTCAAGAAGAGGCACTGCTAAATGGCTTTCTCACGATTAATAGTGGGTACGGTGTAAAGATTGGTGATACGCCGGTGCTATTCCGTGTAAACGAAAGTGACATTCAACTTTCGTGTGATTACGGGCATTTGCTATTGGGCAGTGAGAATACCCAGCAGCTACGGCTTTTTGCCGGGCTGACCGATATAGACGGGGATAATATATTAATCAGTAAATACGGAGCGGCTTATTTCCCGGACTCCTTGCGGATAGCCCATAACTATGGGGCAGATTTACTTTCCACCTACCGGGAAAACGATGCCAATGAAGGTCTTGTCGTCCACAAGAGAATGCGGTTCGGCAGCAAGAGCGGTATGTTTCTATCCGGGGATGGGGAGAAAGTTTTGTTATCCGGCTTATCAGACCAAGCGGCTTTCGGATTCCGGGCCTCAACTTCTGTTTTCCAGTTACCGGAAAGCGGCTCACGTTCTTTCTATCTCCAGACCGGTTGTGATTTTATCACTTTCGACCAGGCGATAGAAGCAAAAAAATCGGTTGGAATTGACGGATCATTCACCCGATTGACAGACAAACACCTATTCTTCACCAGCGAAAACTACCTGTTATCCACCAGTGACGGAATTAAGCATTTTGGGAATGCCTATTTCCTGAACAGCCTCAGTTCGGAGCGTTTCTCTTCCGGCTTTGCCGGTTATGGTTGGGCGATACTGAAAAATGGTATAACAGGAAATATCGCGGCCACTTTTGACGAGTTGACCATCCGCAAGAAAATGCGGATTTACGAATTGGAGGTACAAAAAAATACGGCTACCAACGGTTCGCTTTGGGTCAGTGATTCATGCAGTGGTGATAACGTGGAAAGAATCAGTTAAGGATGTCAAAATACAATTATGCAACATATAAGATCATTATTGCCCCTGACTCGCATAAGACACAGGGATTGCAAGTTGGTGATGTTGTCCGACGGCAATACCGGGATGCGAACCAATTGATTTATTCGCTGATGATTGTTCTGGAAACCGGAACCGATATTATTAGTAGTAAAGAATCCCACTACTTTATCGGGGCACTGGTAGAAGGTGATGTTCCCCAAAACGGGGAACTGCTGGATTTTGTACGGGTTACCAATCTGTTTGACGAGCAGCGGAGCGGTGCGTTATACCTGACAGCTTCCGACTCCAATTCTCCCTACCTGGATGTTATTGACGGCCTGGCAACGGAACGTTCGCTTTACCTGATGGATAAAAGCCGTTGCATCCATGCCGGTGAAATATTTGAGTTTCCGATTACGGACCGGGTTGCTTACCCTGAACGGATGGTGATTTCTTACCATATCCGGGCTTCCAAACCTCTGGCGAATGTTGCTCTTTCTTTTGGTTATTCGGACGGAAGCGAGACAGACGGCACGGATGCCGTAGATATATCGACCGAGTGGCAATATAAGCTAACCTTGATTACGGTGGACTATCCTCCCCAGTACGACCGTAAACTTACGATAGCCCCGGTTCTATCCGGTGAGGATTGGTGTGAGATTTCAGATCTGAACGTTGTCCGTTTGTCGGATATTGCCACTTTTTCAGATTCGACTAAAACCCGCATCGGAAAAATTACGGGTATCATTGATCCGGTTTTCGGAATACTCAACGGGTATGGCGCTTATTTTCAAAACCTTTACGCTACCCGTAATGTGAATATCGCCGGAACACTGACAGCAGGAGATGCTAACGGCTACGCTTCAACTTTTTATGTGGGAAAAATTCATAAGAATGTTATTCCCGACTCTGTGGGTTGTCTTTTTTCCGGCGGCTTGGTTGTTGAAGAAAACAGCCCGGTTGGTATCGGCCATGCTATCCGTGTGGATAGAGATACGGAACTTACCGTACAATCCGTAGCCTGGCGGCGTGACCATGCAGGACAACGGTATAGTTTCTCCATCTGGATAAAATCGGATGCGGGGAAGATTTCTTTTTATCAGGACGAGCATTTCATCCGGGAGATAGAAATTACCGTTTCCGGAGAATGGCGACGACATAAAGTCTCGTTTATCGTTTCAGCATCCGAGCGTCCTGTTTTTACTGTTGGGATGAAAAGCGGGCTGAACGGGATATTGCTCACCGCACCACAAATGGAAAGTGGCGAAACTATTACCCAATACCAGCCCACGGATGCGCAATTGTCGTACACCGAAGATTACGGGGCATGGTTTTGCAAGGGCGGTATCGGTGGAACGATCCAAAACCCTTTGCTTCGTCTGAACGAGGATGGTTCGATTTGTTCCCGTGACGGTTCTTTTGTCATCCATGCGGACGGAACGGGGCATTTTGCCGGAGGCAAATTCAAATGGACGAAAGATGATATTGAATTGACGGATATGACTATTCGTTGGGGAGAATTGGATGAGGTGGCAAAGGATCAGATATTGTCTCAGGTCAAACCATCCAACATCCGGGTTTTTGTATCTTCAAATCTTCCTACCACTCAGATTTATAACCGTGAAACAAATGTATGGCAACCCAGTTGGGGGAATACACCTCTTTTGCTTACCCCTTCCCTGTACATTGACCGTTATGGGGAAACTGACCTGATAACGGAAGTTGCCGATTTGAGTTCCGGCAAACCGGGAATTAAGCCCGGTTCGACCTGCTGGTATAAAAACGGGGTGAAAATAGTGAGCGGACAGGATAGCTGTACGGTTGAAGGCTCAATGGGCAAGTATGTTCTCCGCATTAAGGCTAACCATATCGGTCCACATGCCCCCCAAATCCGCTATGCTTTTCAAGCAATCTGGCTGGATGGCAGCGGCAGTGAATATCCGATAAATGCAGATTTACAATTTACCCAATTGGTTAATCCCGGTTCTACCGTGGTGGCGGTGGCGTATGCACCTGACGGGAATATATTCAGAGATGGTGCCGGGCAGTTGCGGGCGCATTGCGATTTGTGGCGTGGAGCTAAAATAGACAATACGAATGTTGATTACCGTTGGGGAGTGAAAGATGAATCCGTTTTTGCCAATGCCCAACTTTCCATGTCGGCAAAAGCCGGTTCTTACACGATAGCCCTACGTTCTGTGGCTAATATGATACCCGGAAGGACGATATACCTGATCGGCCACCATGCCCATGTGATACAATCGGTAGATGTTCAGACGAAAACGGTTACTCTCACTACACCACTTATCCGTGATTATGTGGTGAATGCCATTGTAACCACCCCTTTCTATGATTCCCTTTTAGGTCCCGGTTGGGCTTTGTTGAATGAAGAAAATCCCCGTGGGACCGTATCGGGTTGGAACACCAACGAGCTTGTGCTTTCCGCTGATGCGGTACGGAATTTTGAAACCTTCAAGTGCTCTATCAAAGATACGGACATGAGTGCCGGAAATGGTTTTGCCGGACAAATTGTGTGTGATATTCTTACGTTTACAGACCTTTCAGACCCTTATTTCGTGGAGATTACAGGAAAAAAAGGATTTATCGTCAAGAACGATGGAAATGATATAGAGGCCCGTGCCGTTGTGTACCGTTCCGGAGATGAGAAGGATGTAAACGGCATGGTATATCATTATAACTGGAAGCTGTTTAACGCAGACGGAACGCAGGTTGTCCGAAGTTATCAGGGCAAGCAAATCACCGTATCCAAAGATGACGTTAGTGTCCGGGGTGCCCTGATGTGCGAGGTGTACGACGCTCAAAGGCTAATCGCCCGTGGTCAGGCTTCCCTTAGTGAGTTATCTGACGGTGAGGATGCTTACTCGGTACAAATCCTGACGGACAACGGGACTAATTTTATCAATGGGAACATTACGACTACACTCATTGCTTATGTCTATCAGGGTGGAGAAGATATTACGAACAGCCTTAGCGACAATCAATTCAACTGGTTTAGAATTTCCAACAATCCCGACGGAGATACCGTCTGGAACGAGCTTCATGCCGGAATTGGCCGGAACGTAGCCTTAACCGATGAAGATGTGTTCCGCCGGGCGACTTTTACGTGTGAAGTAATCATTCATTAAATCATTATAAATTATGGCAGTTATTTCAAGAGGACAAATCACGATTGTGGATTTAAACGATGGTAAATCCATTAATCTTTATCTGGGCAGCAATGTAGCTACGACTCAGATATTTAACAAAGAAAACAGTAGTTATACTCCTTCCTGGTCAGCTTCCCCTTTCCTGGTGATTACTCCAGAGATCTATGTGACAGGCATCGGTACAAACCAAGTATCGAGGCTGAAAGGAACACCCGTATGGAAAATAAACGGTTCAACCACTCTTTCCACTTTCGGAGCGACAGCGGGAACAGTTTCCCCCTATGCTTTAACTATCAAAAACAACATGACCTCGGTCAATCAGCTTCAAGTGGAATGTGAGGTGACTTATGTCGATCCGGATACGGGGGCCGAAACAAAAGCAAAAACCTCTATCACTTACACAAAGACCATAAACGCCGGTCAATTGATTTGTGCGATAGCTTATGCCCCGGAAGGGACTGTATTCAAAAACGGTGCATCCGCGACTTTGAAAGCTCATTGTGACATGTGGCGAGGTTCCACTATCGACAATACAAATGTCACTTATAAGTGGTATAAACTGGGTAGTGGAAGCTGGACGGAAATCACCTCTGCCAATGCCGGAGGCATTACCGGATATACAACGAATGAAATCACCATTCCCGAATCGGCGGTATTGAATTTCGACAGCTTCAAATGCACAATCAAAGATACGGATGCTGCCAGTGGTACTTACAATACCACCGTGAGCGATATTATTTCGTTTGCGGATATGAGCGATCCTTACCAGGTTGAAATCACCGCTCCGGCAGGGACTACCCTTACCTCGGGACTAACCTCTACCATCCTGACCGTGAATTGCTGGCAAAACGGAGAATTGCTTCCGGATTCTTTTTTTACGGGAGCAACCTGCACCTGGCGGAAATTCAACAAACTGGGTGTACAAGATACTGCCTGGGGGACATCGGGTATTAAGACAGGACGTACCCTGACCGTCACCCGTGATGAAGTGACTGTAGCCGCAACATTCACCGTAGAAATCAGCAAGTAAAGCATGGCACTGATAGCAAGGGGACAAATTACGATACGTGTCGCAACTGACACTTATTCCGTTTATCAGACCATTGATAAGGCGGCTATTGCGTGTGACCATACGGGAAAGGTATTGAGTTCGCTTGTTATCCACTCGGTTATATCAGTACGCCAAGGAGAAACCCCGGTAAGCGGATTCAATATCGGGGCTATCTCTACCCCAACCGGATTTACCTCGATTACCGTCAATCAGAGTACAAAGACCGTTTCTTATACGGTATCCGGCGGAAACAGCACATTGGCAGATACAGGAACGATAAGCATTCCGGTCGTGGTTAATGGTCAGACTTTTACAATTTCTTTCGGCTGGTATAAGGTAAGGTCCGGAGCACCGGGTAATCCGGGTGTGGATGCGAGCCTGCTGGATTGGGTAGCTGATTGGAACAGCGGTAAAACAGTCATTGACGGTCAAAGTGTTATTACGCCAAAGATTTTTGCCGGGATGAAGAACAGTAACGGTACAGTGACGGGAATGGCAATAGGGCGTTTTGCCCTGAGTACCCGTAACGCTTCGGGTACGATAACCAAAGAAACGGTAAACGGTATCTATGGATTTGCGGATGGAAAGAAAACATTCGCAGTCGAAGCCAGCGGGAATGTACAATTGGGCAATGGGAATGAGTACATTAAGTATAATGTATCGACAGGAAAAGTGGAATTCGGTTCAAACGTGAGCCTGAATTGGGTTAATGCTATTAGCCAGGCCAAAACAGAGGCTATTAATAGTGCCGCCAATACTGCACAAGTTAAAGCGGACGCAGCCAAAGCTGCCGCTATTTCAACCGCTGCGTCCAATACAGATACAAAAATCAGTGAACTCCAAGTAGGTAGCGACAATCTGCTACCGAACGGTGATCTGCGGTATTATTCCAACAATAATAATATTGGCTGGGATAATGCACTGAATGGAACTTATGTAATTCAGAATTGGGGTTCGGGTTATAATAGCGGGGTCACTGCCCCTACAACGGGTTATCATGCGCACCTGAATATTTCTAAATTTGGTTTTTCCGTATTGGAGTTTATAAATAAAAACTCTATTTATAATCAGACAAAACGTTGGATGGGAATCTCAACTGCTGTTCACCAGAAAGAGAAACTGATGCCGGGTTGCCGTTACACTTTCTCGGCAGATTTGATGGTTGATACAGCGGGGATGATTATCCACGGAGGGATTTACAGCACTAAGGTCGGAAAGACGGCTGCCGCTTTCAGCAGTGGTTCTTACTCCCTTGGTCCGTCCCGAATAAACCAATGGCAACGGGTATCCTATACCTTTACCCTGGATGCCGAGATTGATTTGACGAAACCTATTTCTTTCTATATTTACGGATATTCGGGTGCGGAGGGTATCGCACATGTAAAGAATATCTCCTTACAATTAGGGACGAAAGGCTCATGGGGGCGTTGTCAGGCAGACATAGAGAAAGATGTAGCCGATGCTAAAAAAACCGGAACAGATGCCCGTACTGTGGCCGATGCCCTAACAAATAAAGCCAATACGGAAGGCTGGGCTACAAAATTGACCTATATAGGCTCTACCGGCATCTTTACAGGCACATTGTCTGCCAATACGGTAAATGCCATCCGCATCAATGCTTCACAAATTACGGCGGGAACAATCGCCGCCGCCCGTATCGATGTGAATGCGTTGAAGGCTTCGCTAATCACGGCTGGAAATATTGAGGCTCTCACGCTGAATGTCACCAAAGGAAAAATCGGAGGTTGGTCGTTAGATGCCGATTCAATTTTCAGGGGAACAAAAAACAATGCTTCGGGAGGTTATACTTCTGCTTCGGGAAGCATAACCATTGGTTCAACGGGTATCCGTGGAATGAAATGGCGTTTGGAATCAACCGGCGCCGGGGCTATTGCCGGAAGTAATATTGTATGGGATGCAGCCGGGAACGTGACTTTTTCTGCTGGTGTGAGGTTGTTGTGGAGCAATGCTGCTGTTACCGCCGCCAATAGCGGTAAACTTTATGTCCGTGGCACAGGTCTGAATCATTCGGCAACCCGTAAGGTGGTGTTAAACGGCACTGTCGTGAATGAATCGAGCGCAAGAGGATTAACCTTGACCGTCATTGCCCGTGATACGCTGGTAGTCAATTCGACAACGAATTATGATGTTTACAGTAGTGATACGAATTGTAATACATTGGCGACTGCTTTAAATGCACTGGGGGCAGATAAGATTGTGATATTGACCTCTTATGATGCTATCCGGATTAATGCCGCGCTAAACACTGCCATCCAACGGTGTGGTGGTAGTGACCGCCTGATTACCGATGCCCGTAACCCGTTTGCTTTTATCGGTATTCCGGGTATCGGGAAAAATAACGGGTTGTTTGCTCTGTATGGCCTGGAAGCAACAGAACCTTATGCCGAGTTATCGACGCTGGTGGTGAATGGCATTCCCCAAGGCATCTCCGTAAACGGACAACGCAATACTTTTATCAACGGTAGCGGTATTTATACGGGTACACTGAACGCCAACCAAATCTCTGCCGGAACGATTGACACTTCCCGCCTGAATACCACAGAATTGAAAGCTACACTGATTACTGCCGCCAATATCCAGGCTTTGACTCTAAATGTGACCAAAGGTACTATTGGCGGTTGGACGATTGGTAGCACCACCTTGTCTGGCGGACAGATTGTACTGGATAAAGCTAACAAGCGTATTGCCGTTTTCGGTGCTTCTTCGAGTAGTACCAGCGGTCACCGGGTACAGTTGTATTATAATAGTAACACGGATTTCGGGCTTTATGCGACTAATTCAGCCGGGACGATTGTTGCCCAGATAGGAAGTACCAACCGGATTGCAGGTTGGGTATTCGACACGATACAAATTTACAAGAATAATGTTTATCTAAGTTCAGACGGCAGCATCTATAATGGAATGAAATGGCGATTAAATAATGACGGTTCGGGTCGGATTGCCAATGGTAACATTATTTGGGATGCTGCCGGGAATGTTACTTTCGGCGATTCTGTTTCTTTGAAGTGGAAGAATGATATTGAGGCTGCGAAGACTGCCAATTATGGTTATCGTTATTACAAAAAAATTGTGATAAACGGTGAGTCAGGAAAGTATTATCCGGTGGTGTTCAAAGGAGGAGACCAAAGCCACAAACGAACTATTCTTATTCGCCGTGCTTATTCGGAGCAAGCCCCATCTGACTGGGACAGTAAAAGTGCTACCCACATGGGCGGCCTGATTTTGTCCATCATGGCTAATTTCGGTGGTTGGGGCGGTGCTTCGTACTCGTGGGACATTTATGAGTTGTCGGAGTGTTATTCCCGTATGTTTGCCGGTGCCGCCATTTGTGGAAATAGCTGCATGTTCGCTATTTTTCTGAGAGGCGGTGGTACGACGGGAGCCGTTTATCATATTTACTCGGACCAGACCATTGAAAACGGTTCGTATAGTCCTTCGCCTATTCCTTCCGCTCCGCAAATAGCTTATGCTTCCGATCAGATTTTTCAGTCGGGAGATTATAAGGCTTACGCACCGGCTCCCCGTACATTAACAGCTTCGGTGGAGGAAGAAATTCGCCGTCACCGGTTTATTGTATTGGCACAAGGTAACGATTCAACGTTGACCGCTCATCCATTGACATATATCGGCAGTACCGGAATTTATACGGGAACGCTGACCGCTAATCAAATCAATGCCGGGACTATCAGTGTTGACCGGATAGCCGCAGGCAGCATTACTTCGTCCAAACTGGATGCGGCCAGTATTAAGGCAAATATAATTAACACCTCCTATATTAACGGATTAAGCTGCACATTTACCAAGGGAAGTATCGGTGGCTGGACGATTGGCAGTGATAATATTTCAAATGGCAATCTGGGTGTTGTAGGTGCTACGCCTATCCAAATCCGGAAAGCTGCGGCAGGTAGCGGTTACTGGTACACGGGTGCTTACAAACCTCTCGGTATCACAATGACCTGGCACCAATCCAACAATGCGGGGCATATTGTATTCGGACAGGTCGCCGCTTCGGGCAATACCGTAAAAACCGGCTTTATCGGTATTCAGATGATGTCCTGGGATCATCTGGAATATTTCTGTTTATCTGCCAATTACAGCCGTTCGGGGAGTAAAGAAGTCTATAACCGCATTGCGGGATGGGCTTTTGACAATCAAAGCATCTGGAAAAACAGTGTTTATCTGGGCTCGGATGGTAGTCTTTATAATGGAACAAAATGGCGTTTGAACAACGACGGGTCCGGACGTTTGGCAAACGGGAATATTGTCTGGGATGCCAGCGGTAATGTGAGTTTCGGCTCGTCCGTAACATTAAACTGGACGAATGCCGCTACGAATGCCCTGAATCAGGCAAAGAGCTATGCGGATACCAAAAAGACAGAAGCAATCAACAGTGCGGCCACAGACGCCACTAATAAAGCCAACGCAGCGAAAGAGCTGGCTTCGGCGATGGCATTTGGCAAGATGTTATACCGTGATCCGACATTTTACAATGGTCAGAATGGCATAAACGTGTATAATAACAGCGGTAACGGCACGGTTACGATAGCCCGTATTTCTGACAGTACGGCCCCAAATGACAGCAAATATGTATTGAGGATTGTCAATACCGGCAGTGCTTCTCCGGGTTGCGGTGGTTTTTATTTTGGCAACGGTTGTTCGTACCGGAAAGTTTTTATCGCCCGTATCATCGCCAAAATCCCTGTGGGAAGAAATATCCAATGGGCTTCAAATGCTATTGGCAACGGAGGTTCGTCGAAATGGCTGACTTCCAGGGCAGGAACGGGTGATTGGGCAGAATATGTGTATAAAGTGACTTGTGGAACCAGTAGCTTTTCTTCAACTAACTTTTTTTATATAGAAGGCTCGGCGACATTGACCTGGTACGTGGCTTACGCGACGGTTTTCGATGTGACTTCGACAGAGAAATATACGACGACCATTGATGCCAACGGAATTTACACTTCCACGCTGAATGCCAATCAAATCAATGCCGGGACTATCAGTGTTGACCGGATAGCCGCAGGCAGCATTACTTCGTCCAAACTGGATGCGGCCAGTATTAAGGCAAACATCATAAACACAAGCTATATAAATGGTTTGACTTGTACGTTTGTCCGTGGAAGTATCGGGGGGTGGAACCTCTCTTCAAGTTCCATCGCAGCTTCTTCTCCGAGTTCGGGGCACCGGGTGGTATTTAGCAGTAGCGGATATATGTACAATGACAACCCATCTACGGGCATTGATTACTGGGGATTAAAGTCTGACGGTTCGGCTACCTTCGGCTACGGGAAAATATCTTTTGCCGCTGACGGTTCCGGTCGTCTGGCCAATGGGAATATTACGTGGGATGCAGCCGGAAATGTACAGGCCAAAAATGCCATTTTTAACAATGTCCGTATTCAGGGAAGCGTGCGGAATAAGTTTGTACTGAACGATTCTTCTATCTGGATAGGTGGCGACACCTCTACCCAGGAGAATTTCAACAACTACGATAATATCGTGGCAATCCGTGGCTCCTGGGACGAGAGCATCGCCTTACCGTGGTCATTGGAACAAAGCGGACGAAGGGTGACGCTGGTAAACTATAAATGGGGAAGTAATACCACAGTCGGCTATATGACAATAACTGCCCCCAGCGGAAAATATTTTTTTGAGGATGGTATTCAGAAAACATCCATCACTTTCTCCCGTGAACTTGTCGAGTTGCTCGGTTACGGTGACAATGCCACTTTTTTCGGCTGGATCGTCATTAATCGCAGAGATATGATGTGTACGGGAAAATACGGCAGTTTTCTTCAAGTGCTGGCTTCGGGGATTGTCACTTTATCGGGGACGAGCGTTTCATTAAAACAGAAGACTTTCGACGGCTCAAGAATGTCCGTCAGCCGTACCGGAACCGGACGTTATACTGTATATCTGCCGTGGAGCCTGAGTAGTAACTTTTTCGTTCAAATGACCGGTTACTATACGGGAACTCCTATATATGCCACCATTATGGGAATTTACAGCTCTTATTTTTATGTACAAACACAAGACGATTCCTCTGCAAACGAAGGTTCATTCTGTTTTCAAGTTTTTAGCACGGCAGACTGGTCATAGATAAACTTTTTATGTGAGTATGCTCTATTCTGAATGAAATCATTTTTAATTATGAATATAACAAATACTGTTTTAACGAAAACGGCGGAAGAGACGACCGCCAATGCGACTTACATCATTGAGTATGTACTGATTAATGAAGTGCTAACCCGTATCCACGCCACTGTGCAAGCCTTTCAGCCCGACGGAATAGAAAAGCTGGATGTCGGATATATCACTTACGAGAACGGGAATATCTTTTGTAACCTGACCGAGCAAGGCAAGCCCTCCCTCTATTTTCTCGATTTTGAGAAATTCGTTGAGAAAATCAAAGAGAGTGCCGGAGAAATGCAGCAGCCGGAAAACATTTCCGACAGATAGCCACTATTCGTTTTAAGTAAACCATTAAAAAAGTAAGCATGGAACTAACAGTAAAAGACCGGCTGTATATCCCGGCACTATTACCTAAAGAGGGTAACTTTAAGCAATTCAATCTGAAGAAGGAGATTGCACGCAAAATCGAGATTTCAGATTCCGAACGTGGGGAGATTCATCTAAGAGAGAATGCTGAGACCAAGCGTATCGAATGGGACGTTGAGAAAGAGACTCCGCTTTCTATTGAATTTTCTGCTGACGAGGGCGAATATCTGAAACAGGTGTGTGAAAAAATTTCAGACGAGAGTTTGCCGGATGATATGTGGGCTACTGTCGAGAAAATTTTCGATGGTCTGACTGTCTAAATTAAACCATTCCTGCCCTTTCACTCTATTCTTCGGATAGAGTGAACTTTCCCGGTCGCTCAGACAAAGCAGCCGGGATTTTTTTTTCAAACTATGGCAAGACAAGATATACAGATTGACACGCAATACGGCGAATTGAAAACGACCGACAATATTGTCGGTAAAACGCTCTATGACCTTGTATTGCCGGATTATGTGGAAGGCGCTGATAACGATAATTATATTTATGGCGATGTCTTTCTTCCAAAAGGAAGCGAGAAGCGGGTACAGGATGGCTTTCAGGCACACGTCTATTTGCCTTATGCCCCGCAATATAAAGAACTGATGCTCCGGTTCCGTGTCGGTGATACAGACGATAATCCGGAATATGTGATAAACCGGACAACCAACCAGCTTTGGTATCCGGTTGTTTTGCCCGGTGGTGAAAGTATCCGGTTGGCGGAGTTCCGGCGATTGAACAGCGAAAACTATTACAATCTGATTTTATCTAAAGGGCGGCTTGAGTTGTATAGCGGGCATGAGACGGACTTGCTGATTAAAGCCTCGTTGCCGCAGAACGAAACCTTTTTGTTGAAAGCCTCTGCGGGAACTCTTTACCAGCATCCCTTGACGGGTGTCGGGCTGATTGATTACCTGCATGGGAACTTTGAAAATACGGGACTGGCAGCCAAGCTGCAAAGTGAGTTTGAGGCGGACAATATGATTATTGTCAATGCTTATATGGATTCAGCGACAGGAGAATTATTACTGGAAGTAAAAGAGAAAAATGGGTAGATACAGCGTTATTGCAGGACAGAACCTCTACGATGTGGCCATCCACACCTACGGAGCCATTGAAGGAATTACCGATTTGCTGGTAAATAATGAATTCCTTTCGCTGGATGACGATTTACAATCCGGTGACGAGTTGGTTTATACGGATGATTACCAAATAGACCGGGAAGTCGTTGCCTATTATCAAACGCATGGCATCACTCCGGCTTCGGGAGAATTGCATGTCTATCCCAAAGTCTTCACACTTCCTTTGGCTATCGAGCTTTATCTGGCGAACACGGAAATCAGTGCCGGTTTTTCCATATCGGGCCGGGGAAAACTGGAAATTGACTGGGGGGACAACTCCGCAGCCGAGATAATCCCGCTGACGGGAAAGGCGGTACAAACCAACCATCTTTTTGATTGTCCGGTAGGTGGTAAACGAAAAATTTCACTGTATATGGAAGGTTCATTGCAATCCTTTGACCTCACGGGATTTCACCCGTCGGAACTGTATATATTAAAACCTCTTTCCGTAGAACGGTTTACCCTGCGGAACGCCGTATTATCCATCGTCAGCCTGCCCATGTTCCCAGGAGTGTATGATGTATGCCTGGACGGGTTGAAAACGGATGTCCTGACTCCACTACTGGAACTGAAAAACCTGATGAGGCTTTCGCTGTGCGGAACGGTTTACCGCCAGCCCACGATAGACGCTTACCTGACGGGGTTAGTTACCCGGCACGACAACCGGCGCAGTTGCCAAATAACGCTTCAATGCCAGCCTTCGGGCACGTACCGGGAACCTGCAAAGGATGTAAACGGGCGGTATGTAATCGGCTCAGGCATGGAAGCCATTTGGGTACTGACGCATGAAGAAGCCTGGAACGAAGGTTCACCCTGGGAATTTATTATTAACGGTTTAATTTATAAGTATGAGCAGAACGATACAGCAAATATATGATGAAGCGGTACGGGAACGCAATAAGCGCCTTGAACTTTCTGAATTCGCAAGTGATTCAAAACTTTCTATTCTGAACGGTATTACGTGGACTTTTGCGGCGGTGGTATTCAGTTTCGAAAGCCTGCTCGATGTTTTTGCCATCGACATATCGAATATTCTGAATAACCGGATTAACGGAACGCCCACCTATTATATCAACGCCTTACTGCAATACCAGCAAGGTGACGAACTGGTGATGCGTGAAGACGGGTTGGCATTCGGATATAACCAGACTGACCCGACGAAACAGATTATTACGCAAGCCTCCTATATGGAAAGCCATGATGACGTGAATCTGGATAATAAATTGATATTAAAGGTTGCCACGGGTGACAAAGGGAACCTGCACGCTATCCCGGCAGAGGAACTGGTACTGATTCAGTCGTATATCAACCGGATTAAGTTTGCCGGAACCCGTATTGAAGTAACCAGCCAGGAAGGGGATATTCTGATTCCCCGTTTGTCGGTTTACTATGACGGTGCTGTTTTGGAGTCGGATATTTACGACTTGATTGAGGAACAGCTTAATACCTATATGCTGAGTATCAAATTTGACTCGACCATTTATGTGTCGGATATTATTGCAGCCATCCGTAAAGCCGAACATGTAACAGACGTTTATATCGATGCAGCAGCGCAACCGGAACAAGGAGTTTTTATCGCTCCTTATGACAGTGACGGTCATTTGACACCGGCCCGGCGTATCGGACGGATGAGCCATACCTTTTCGGGTTACTTGAAACAATCGGGTGGAGAAGGTGAAGAAAAAGGGATTCCCAATTTCCGGGAAGCTATCAAACTAATTGTAGACCATAATGAAGAGGTATAAACTCCCTATCGACAAACTGGTAAACCGGCTTGTGCCTTATTACCTGAACGGACGCCGGTACATCCTACTTCTGCAAAGTCTGGCTTACCCCTTGCAAACGCTGAACGAGCGTTTTATGGCTTTTGCCAAAGATAAGCATATTGAAGCCCGGATGACCTCGCAGATTATTTGCTTTGAGTGGTATCTCAATTATAAGTTCGGGCGTTACCTCGCTGATTCCACCGACCGTATTTTTCTGTCGGAAAGCGTGTCGCTGGGTGTGGATTTATACCATGAAAACGCTGTACATGGCCGCCCGTTCACTGTCTGGAAAGAAGGTGAGGCTGTCTTGGCTTCCAATCCACAAGAAAAACCCAGGGAGTTTTACCGTATAGCGGAAGAACGCGCCATCAATAAAGTGAGTTTTATGGTAAACGTTCCCCCCATTAAAATACCCACGAAAGAGTTTGTCTACCAGCTTTCTTATGTGGTAAACACCTATAAGGTAGCCGGGAAAACGTATTTAATCAAGATTGACGGAGAAGAAATTGCACCTAATAACAACACTAAAATATGAAAGAATATATAGCAGAAACCGGCGGAAGATATACCTATTCGGACGATGTGCTGAATTTGCAGGAACTGGCATTGAGCTTGACCGCCCTTTTTTCGGAATGTCCGGCCTTTGTCATTTCCGGCTGCCAAACCGAAGGCAATACGATTACTCCCGGCTACGTGTGGCTGGGTGGCAAGATCCGCTATTTCGAGGGCGCGAACCCGGCAGGTTTCCCGTATTTCATTTATGAGACCAACACGAACGAATCAATTGTCTATGCCAATGAAATCAATAAACGCGGGCGTTGTTGCTATCTGTGTGCCGGAGGAACCGCCGTGCCGCAAGCAACCGATCCGGTAACGGGATTGCCGCCTCAATATCTGGAACTTAGCCGTGAGTATGCTCCCCGGCTCAACGAGAAGTTTGTCGGACGATACGCCTTGTTGCTGGATTCCCCGGCTTCCCGTCAGAAAGTGAAAAAGGATGTTACTTTCAGCGGGGAAGTAACGGTCGAAAAGACGTTGAAATCAACCAAAGAAATCAGCGCCCAGGGAAGTGGCGGGCGCAGTCTCCGCAGCCGGGTAAAGGAAAACGGTGAAAGCTCTTTAGGAGCCTACCTGAATGAATTGCTGACGGCAGAAATCGTGTTGAATACGGACGGTTCGTTTTCTTTTCTGAAAGGAACGACGGAATTAGCCCGACTGGATGAAAACGGATTTTGTTGTGATGCGATGAACCTGAAACGGGGACGAATCGGGAGTGGCTATTTATATCAAAACCATCTGATTAATATTGGTGACGATACCGATGACGGTTCTATCAATATTAACCATTGCGGATATAACCAGACTACCAGCCGTTTTCGGAACTTCAACGTGTACGACGGTAAAAAATGTTCCATACCCTTGTTTCAGGTAGAAGGAAAGACAAAGACAGTTTCCGTGAACGGCTCTTTCCAGGTTTGCGGCAATGGATGTGGCTATGTCTTGCGTAATACTTCCTTTGCCAAAGGCGATCCAGAGCTGACCGCCATCATTGAATGGCAAGACCGGGACAAAACGCCCATCGCCTCGCTGGGATACCTCACTACCAGTACAAATGATTTTACAGTGAGTAACTTATTCGGGAATCTGGTTTTTCTCCCGAAGGGATTTATAGACCTTTCCGGGGAAGTACGGATGAAAGGGACGGATATTTATTCGATTTTTGTCACCCAAAAGAATTTTGATGATGCGCTGGCAAAAAAAGTGTCGGTGGTCAGCGGTAAACAGTTATCAACAGAAGATTTTACGACTACATATAAAAAGAAACTGGATGCCATTTCGAACGGTTCTATCGGTGATGGCGGTACGGGTTATGTGACTGCCGACGATGTAGCCGATGCCCTGAAATACAAGTTGAATGTCAGTAGTAACCTGGATGACTTGTTTGACAAAGGCGTTGCCCGGATGAATTTATCTGTCTACTCCAAAAGTGAGACAGACGGTAAATATCTGACTATTAAAGGTAAACTTACGGAGCTTATCAATCTTTCAGCGGATGAGATCAACGGCATGAGCCCCGAACAGGCTGCTGCCCGTAAAGCGGAGAAACAAGCCGAGATTCGGGTAAACCTTGATGCGGAGAAACGAGGGACGGGAGATTTGAAGTTATCCAAAAGCTCCAATTTGTCGGATTTACCGGATAAGGCACAAGCCCGAAAAAATATCAGCGTGTATTCGACTACCGAAATTGATAAGATGCTGGAAGGCAAACTAAGTTCGGACGGCGCTTATACGGGTGCGATATTTACCGAAACGCTGAAAAAGAAGCTGGAAGGAATTAAAACAGGCAGTTTTGCCTATACAGACAGCACGGGTGCCAGCTATGCCCAAGTAGAGGGGTATGTGCCGACCTCCCAAGTTGTCAAAGAGTTGGCAAAAAAAGCCAATCGGTTACTGGACGGGTATAATTCTTCGGATAAAGATACCATCGCCGCAAATTTGGGTTTATATACCAAAAGCGTATCGGACAGTCGTTTTGCAGTGGTTGAAACGTTGTTCCAAGACTACATTACTTTTCTTGTGAAATCGGGAAAGACTACCGCCCAAGCGCAGCAAGCACTCCGGGATAAATTCGATGTATTTTCCAAGAAGGAAGTAACAGACAGTTATTTGCGCAAGGACGGAAAGCTATCGGATTTATCCCTGCCAAACGCTGATGCCAAGAAGTTGGCGTGCCGTACTCTGGGGGCGGCTTATGCCGATGACTACCAGACCAAGATAAGCGACACGGGCTGGTTGCAGATGAACAATTCCGGTAGCGGCACGGACACCCGGCAGCTCTTTATCCGGCAAATCGGAAATATCGTCAGCATCCAGGGGATTATTAACACCGCACAAAGGGACGGTAGCAACATGGGCGGTGTAGTGGCCGTGATTCCCAATCAGATACAACCTCCCAAATACGGGTTGCGTTGCGCTTTATGCGATTACAATGATGACCACAAATATAACCGGGGTTCGTCCTTTATTATCCGGGCCAATTCCCGCAGTATCCAGCTTTACGAAAGTGGTTGGTATAACGTATCCACAGAAATTAATTTCACCTATTTTGTGTAAATATGAAACGAGTAAACATTCAACAAGACGTGGAGAGCCGCCAGCGTATTGCGGCAGCCTCTCCCAAAGTATTTCCAACGGAGCAAGTAACCGGAAGTGTAAACCCTGAAATTGTGCAGCAAAATGGCAAGACCACAGAAGTACCGGGGGACGAGAATCACGCAACCGCCCCAGCCGAGCCTGTCCCCACGTCGAAAAGAGGACGGAAGGCCAACGGGGACGTACAAAAAGTATAGGTTTGAGGAAACCCGTCTCGGTTTTTTGTTGAAGTATGAAGCACCGGCCGTCTTCAGCATCATTCTTAACCTGACGCCCAGGAGTGTTTTTCCTGAGCCGAAGGTGGAACTGATTGAGCAGGTTTGCCGGGCTTCGGGTGATCCTTCTTTGCGAAAGCCTAAGTTTTTCCGTTATCTGGAAGAGTACCGTGATATGGGGATTTATTGTAGGCGACCGAAACGCCTTACCCCTGAACGAGCTTTGTATTATGAAAGATTGCGGAAGAAGAAGCTGGAGTGTTTTATCAAGGAGAACCAGGCAACGATACAGCAGGAGCTTCGGCGGATTAGAGGTTTGCCTATATAATTTGGATTATTAGCCGAATATTTGATTTTAATTCACTGTAAAACAATTGGTTTTAATTGTTTTTGAAAAACAATTAAAAGGGAATTTGGCTAATTAATAACAAGGCTCTATCTTTGTAGCCTATCAGTTTCTCTAACTGACATCATTTTGATTGAGGCACCTGATGCCGAGCGGACACGGGAGTTCTCCCGTCTTTTCCCTCCCATATTATTAGTTGAATGCAGGCGGTGAAACCGAACCTGTCTGCTGTTGAATTAGATTGCTATTCGGGCAGTTTAATTTTATTGTATTACAATTATGCAAGAAAAGCAAGAGGAAAAAGACCTTCAACAATTGTCGGTCGAGGAGTTGTTTGTTGCGGCTCAGGAATCTTATGAAGAGGCCCAGCAACGTGCGCTCGAAGAGAACAAGACCTTTACGAAAACGGAGTATTACAGACTTGACAAGCTGGGCATTTACCGGCTACGGGTGTTGCCTATTGCCCCGAATCCTGACGGCACGAGTGACCGTCGCAGTTACGAATATCCGGTGCGCCAGTTGTTGATGGAACTTGAAAAACCGACTACGGGGAATGCCAAGCCGACTTCGATGTATGTGACTGTTCCCCGCACAACGGATGCCGGTTACTCCCTGGACTTAATCGACACTTACCGCAAACTCGCCGTGGCAGAAGCGCAAGACCGTGGGGACGACAAGCTCGCTGAAAAAATCGGCGGTGGTAGTTTCGGCGGTGGTCTGAAATTCAACTACGGCCATGCGATGTACATTCTTGACCTGAACGAACGTGCCAAAGGCATTCAGTTGCTTACCCTTTCTCACTCCCAATTTAAGGAACTGGACGAGCGCAAGTTTAAATTATGGCAAAAAAAGCTGGCTAAGTCACCGGGATTCCCATGCCCGATTTCTTCTGTTTACAATGCTTATCCCATTGAAATCGAGAAGAAGAAAAACGGTGGAAAGACCGAATATCTGATTGAGATTGATAATGAAGCGGAGAATGACGTACTGACTTCGGAAGAATTGACTAAATTGATGAATACCAACCGTATTCCGAGCATTATTTATCATTATAGCCGTTACCAGTACGAAGCGACCATCGAATACCTGAAACAGTGCGACCAGAAGTACGGCATGTCAATTATGGACGAGGAAGAAATGAAGCAGGCTATTGAACAACTGGGTTCGGAACTTCCCAAAGAAGACACGAGCAGTTTCTCTTTCGACAAACGAACTAAGGATGCCAAGGAAAACAGTTCAAACGGTAGTGGTATCCTTATCGATGACCTTTTCGCCCGCTATGACGAATTGCAGGAAAAAGGGCTTTCGGACAAAACAGAAGAAGGCCAAGAGTTGAGAGGATTGATCCGTTCGTTTATCGAGCAGGAAAAATTGCCGGTACGTGTTACCCGTTCGACCAGCAATCAGGAGTTGCTGGACTTAATCGAAGCAGCTTTGGACGCTGCCCCCGGCGATGAAGAGGCTCCGGCACCCACCCCGGAACCGGCTCCCGAACCGGAACCGGAAGCACCGGCAGAGGCTCCCGCCCCTGAACGTCGCCGCAGACGATAAGCGGAAATCATCTATTATTTATTCATCCGAGGAACGGAAAAGGCAGCCTTTCAATCTGCCTTTTCCTCCCTTTTTACACGCTTATTATGGCTAAAGAAATTTATCCTTGTCTTTTGTTATTCAATGATTTGCATGTCGGGAAAGAGAATATACCGGAATTTGTCGCGAACTGGAACGAGGCACTATGTATCTGTGAACGGTTGGGAATTACAGAGATAGCCCTGGGGGGTGATTTGTTTCTTTCGCGTGCCGCCCAGACACTTGATATACTGTTGGCCGTTCACGATGTTTTGCTGGCAACCGCCAAGAAAGGCATCCGAGTTACCATCGCCAACGGAAACCATGACAAGGTTGCCCCTGAATCGGAACGGGGTTACTGCCATATCTTCGACCAACATCGAAATGTCGTGGTGGCGAATGATTATGTGTCTTTGCCCATTGGTGACGGGCAACACGCTTTGTTGCACCTGATTCCTTATTTTCCGGAAGACGGCAGTTTTACCGAGAAACTTCAAACGGTGAAAACACAAGCGCTGGATTCCACAAAACTCAATTTTTTATACTTGCATGAAGGGATAAACGGGGCTTTGTCACAACCCAGCGAAAAAGAACTTCCCGCGAATCTCTTTGAAGGGTTCGACAAAGTTTTTGTCGCCCATTACCACAACCGTTGCGTTATCCCGAAGACAAACGTAGAATACATCGGCAGTAGCCGCCAACATAATTTCGGCGAAGATGAAATGAAAGGTTATACGGTGTTATACAATGACGGAAGCACTGAATTTATCCAGAATAAAATCAATCTCCGGTATAAGGTAATTGATGTGGATGCTGACCAAGTGGATATACATCTGACTGATTTACTGGACGAAATGAAAGCAAACGGGCATTACCGCACCAAGGTACGGGTTCACACGACTTCCGTCCGGGCTTCCTCCATCCCCAAAGAAAAGCTACTCCATGCGGGAGCCTCTAAGGTGGAAATCATCACGGAAGAGACGGAAGCGGCGGACGTATCGGCTTCCAGCCTTTTTGAAAAGTTCGATACCCATAAAATCAGGGAAACCTACGAGGAGTTTTGCCGGGAAAAGGAAATAGCGGAGGTAGAACTCGGATTGTCTTATTTATCTAAAATAGATAGTGTATGTGGAAATTAAATAAAATAGCTGCCCGTAATCTCTGTGCCTTCCGGGAATTGAGTTACGTCCTTCACCAAGGGGTTACTACCCTGATTTTCGGGGATAACCGGGACAATGAGAGCCAACGCAGCAACGGATCGGGCAAATCGGCCTTACTGGAATGTATAGCGATTGGTGTTACCGGCTCCCCGCTGCGAAAAATCAAGAACGAAGAAATCATCAACGATACAGCGGATGAATGTTATGTGATGCTGGAATTCAGTAATACCAGTTGCAATGAAGTTTTTACCGTGGAACGGGAAATATACCGAAAGGGTGCTTCTCAGGTACATTGTTCTATTGAGCGGGACGGTAAGCCGATAGATACGGACGAGGCTGTACAACATTCGGTGGATGCCTATGGAAAATATATTTTGGAAAAACTGGGCATTACCCGTGACGAGCTTTTTAACAATTTCGTGCTCTCGAAACATAAGTATGAGGATTTCCTGTCTTGTTCGGATAAGGAGAAGAAAGAAATAATCAACCGTTTCAGTAACGGCATTGTGGTGGACGAGGCTATCGAAAAGGTGTCGGAAGACATTGCACCGATTGAGACCAGATTGCGGGATGCAGAGTTGGAACTTTCAGGAGTGGACGGGCGTATCGCAATGCTTACCGAGCAGATAGAGAAAGAAGAGAACAATAAGAAGGAATGTGCCAGGAGTAAAGCGGAAAGAATAGCAGCCATTGAACAGACTATTACCGGGAAACGGGCATTTATCCGTGAGAAAAAGTTGGAATTGACTTCGTTGAGCAATACCAGAACTGATATATTACAGACCGATACTGAAATGCAGGGTTTGGAAAATTCAGACGAACCGCTGGATGATATTCTGGAGCAGGTGAAAATCATGGTATCGGCTTACGGTACATTGACAGACTGGAATAAGGTCATAGAATCCAAGAAAATACAGTTGTCATCTGTCGAAAAGAACCTTGCGAACCACCAGACAAACCAAAAAAATGCGACGGACAAACAAGCCCGCCTAACAGATGCGTACACAGCACTCGAATCGGAATACGCTCTTTTTACAAAACAGTATCAAATCCGTAATGAGGCTGTTGAAGAAGAATTGAAATCCCTGGGTATAAAGCTCCATAATTTAAGCCGTACCGGTGAAGAACTTCGTACTAAACGCCGCAATTTGTCGTCGGCCGTGGAATCATTGAAAAACAAACTGGCCGGGACGATTACCTGTCCGGCTTGCAAACACCAATTTCTTGTTGCTGACAAGGAGTTTGATGTGATTGCCGGGCAACAGGAATTGTCAAAGAAGCAGCATTCGCTTGTCCTGATTGGGAATGAAATAACCGAGGCCGAACAGCATTGTATTACAGTGGAGAAGAAACAACGCACTATAACTGCCGACCGTCAGGCTATCCGTCAAAAAAATGATGAATGGCAACAACAGTTGTCTACAGCCGGGAAGGATTTGCAGACCGCCACTTTTGAATTGGAAACAATGTCCCGTAAAGAAAAGCAAATCAGAGAAACAATCATTTCCCTGCAAAAGGATATTGAGGGGGTACGCCGTAAGATTTTCGATGAAGCCTTCGAACTGATCGATGCGGCTTACCGCACCAATGAACGAAAGAAATTGACTATAAATGACGAGGTTACGGCTGCCGAGTCATCTATTGAGACGCTGCGTGCTACCCTTTCTGAAATCAGCAATTCTTCTCCGGACGAAATCATTGAGTCGCTGCGTGCATCATTAAAGAATTACCGGAAGAAATCGGCGGAGATATTGAACGCCAAAGATAAGATTGAACAGACGTTGAAGCAATTGCAAGAGCAGGAACAACGTTTCAACCAGTTTAAATCGTATCTGGCGAATACGAAAATAGAAGCTCTTTCAAAAATAACGAATGAGTTTCTGACAAGTATCGGTAGCGATATACGGATTCAGTTTTCGGGTTACACGGTGTTGAAGACAGGCAAGTTACGGGAGAAAATTTCGGTGACGTTAGTCCGTGACGGGGTGGATTGCGGCAGCTTCGGCAAGTTCTCGGAGGGGGAAAAAGCAAGAGTGAATTTGTCCTCCATCCTGGCTATGCAGAAGCTGGTGAACAGTAATTGCGAGGGTGACAAGGGACTGGACCTGTTGGTGCTGGACGAGATACTGGCCGCCGTGGATGAAGAAGGGAATATGAAGATGTTTGAATCGCTGAACCGGTTGGGTATTACAGCGCTGGTCGTGTCGCACGGGCACGTGAGCGAAGCCTATCCGCATACACTTGTTATCCGTAAAGAGCATGGTGAATCAAGGATTGTACAGTAAGGGGCCTTTGACACGCGCTGAGGTGCTTGGGTTGGATATAGCCACGATGTGCGGCTATTATTCCACCCATGAATGTGGCGCCTGGAATTTCTATGAATCGAAGGCTCGCAATGACAATAAGCAGCATAAGGCGTTCCGTGACACGCTGATCGGGTTTATCCGGCAGCATGGCATCCGTCAGGTGGTTGCAGAAGATATTAACGTGAATAATCATTTCACGGATATGCGCAAGTTGGCGGAGTTTCGGGGGATTCTACTGGAGGTGTGCGACGAACTAAATTTGCCTGAACCGGCATTTGTGAATGTGGCTACGGTGAAGAAGTTTGCCACAGGCAACGGGCGGGCGACGAAGGTTGATATGATTAACGCCTGTGTCGCTAAGTATGGCTACCGCCCCCGGACGGACGACGAGGCGGACGCTTTCTGGATTTATACCTACTACTGTCATAAATACCGGATATGACACACGTGCAATATTGTATTGTTTTACCCTGACAAACGGATGAAATAATACAATATTGAAATAAAAATGAATTTTTAAGATTATGAATTGACGCTAATTAGCTGACAGATTGAGACGAAGTTTAAGTTCAATTTCATGTTGGCAAGAGCGTGAAAAAACAGACTTTACCATCCGAACGTGATTTAGATCCGGAGTCGGTGAAACGACGGACGGAACTATTCACCCGATATATTTTACCGCATAAGCGATTAATATATAGTATTTGTATCAAGTTTACTTTTGAGGAGTGTGACATAGAAGATAATTACAGCGAGGTGCTGGTGAATTTTTACCGGTACATCGAAACTTATAATCCGGAGCGGCCATTGAAAAGCTGGATTTACGCGGTGGCTCAACGCCACGTGTATGATTTGAATAAGCGGAATACGGGTTTGAAGGCAAGCGATAACGTGGATGTATCGGATTTGCCGGATTTGAACGAGGGAGACCAGGTGAGTTGTAATTGTATGGGCATGGATAATTATGAGCAGTATTACAACGATGATATTCTGGAAGCACTGGATCAATTGACCCCTATTCATAAGGAGGCTTTGCTGCTGCAACAGGCCGGATATAAGATGGAGGAAATCGTGGAGATTTCTTTCCAGAACGGGAATTTGAAGACTAAGAATATGGATACGATTAAGAGCCGTATTTTCTTAGCGAAGAAGCAAATGAGGAGTTTACTAACCCGTGACGGTCATGCAAAGCAACAGTAAATTAATGAGCCGTTTGTTTACGGTGTTGATGCGCCGCACGGTGTTGCCAGGGTTTATTTTTCCGGGCGGTAAGGTTGCGGAACGACGGGTTGATGCTTGTTTAGGGTATCTATCGCTTACGTTTGGAACGGTGGGGCTGGAACGCATTGTAGATTTTTGTATTTGCCAGGTGTACGCTGTTTCAAGGTTTACACCGGACTATTTGTTGAAATGGAAGTTGAGCCATTCTTTCGGGGAACGTGCGTGTGTGCGTTTTGTCACCCGTAAGCCCGGACAGAAGTATTATGAAGACCGATGGCTGAAAGAGCACAGCCTTACGCGTGAGTATTTGCTGGGACTTATCGAAGACCGGCAGGTGCATCCTTATTACCGCTTTATCAATCCTACCTGGGAAGAGCATACGAAACGGCGTGCCGTATCGACGGAAGCCGGTTATTATATCTGTGCCGCTTCGACATTGCTTTGGACGCCTTTTTCTGTTGCCTGCCGGATGTGCCGTTTTTCGGATGCCTGCCAAAATAGAACCCGGCATTTGTACCCGGAGCTTTACCGTATCCGGGTAGCCGAATATCAAGCAAAGGAGGACGGGAATGAGTAAGACGAAAAGTAATCCGTTGAGCGTTGAGTTTCTGTATGAGCTATACTCAACCGCCATGTTGCATGAATCGGTGTGCGGCGTGCTGGTGCAATATATGGAGAAAGAGTATCTGCCGGACCGTTCTTTCCAGCGTATTCAAGAAGTGTTGGCGAACCATTTCCGCAATTACAATATGCCGCCCTCCTATGCGATTTTGTCGCAGGCTTTCCATGAGGATTACGATGCGATAGAGCTAATCAATACTTTTCAGGAGTATGAAGCGGATGCCAACCCGGAAGTGGTGCTCGACATGCTGGAAACTTATATAAAAGGTGTCCGGTTGCAATCGGTGTACAACGAGGTAGGCAAGCTGTATAACCAAAGCAAGCAGGACAAGGCAGAGGCATTATTAAGGGAATATGCAGAATGGTTGTCGGGGTTTACGCTGAAATCCTCGGCATTTGTGGATGTGGGTAAAACTTTTGTAGCCCGTTTCCGTCAGAACCAGGCCCGTGAGATGGAGGAACAGCAATCGGCTTTGCCCCAAGTTACCCGGTTTTATATCCCTTACGTGGATGCCCTGAATGCCGGACGAAATTTGCGGGGACAGCTTACGTGCTTCTTAGCTTCAACGGGCGTGGGAAAATCGCATATCGTGAAGTATATCGGCACCCGTGCTAATGTGGATGACGGATTGCATGTACTTCATTTCCAACTCGAAGGTTCGGAAGAGGAAGCGCTCAATGCCTATTCTGGAAGCCTGATAGCCAAAAATGCTTATTACTTTGAGCGGGGAAAAATTTCAGAGACCGAGATGCGACGCTATGAAAAGATGGTCGAGGCGTTGAGCGGCAGCATAACGGTGCGTTGCTTTCCCCGGTTCAATGCCAGGGTTTCAACGCTGGATATAAAAAACGGTATTGTGGAGTACCGGAAGAAGACCGGGCACTCTCCGGACGTGGTGATTATTGACAGCATGGATTTGCTGACGGATGCCAGCCGCCGGGTTTGGAATGCCGAATATGAACGGAGTAAACGGATTGCCGTTGCGAATGACTTGAAAGACCTCGCGGCAGACGAAAAAGTATGGATGATTGTGACCTATCAAGCTACTATTGAGAACCGGGACTGGTTAAATGACGAGAAAAACGTGCTGACTGAATACAATTGCAGCGAGGCCAAAGGTTTGTCCCGTCCCTGCACCCATTTGATTAGTCTGAACCAGTCGTCTGCAGAACGGAACGAGGATGTGATGCGGTTACATATTGCCAAATCCCGTTTTTTCAAAAAGGGAGATACGATTAAGATTGCTACGAATTACGACGATGAGGTATTTTTCGATGCCCAGCGTAGTTTAACCTTAAACCGCTGACGAGATGGCACTATCGAGACAAGAAACCGATTTCTTGGTTGAAGAGATAAGCCGCCATCTGGGAGCCAAACGGGACGGTGCGGGTAAAAACCTGATAGCCCGCTGTCCGTATTGCGGGAAAGAAGGCAAGTTCGGCGTGTATATCGGCAAAGAGACACTGCGCAAGAAGCCTTTTATGAGCCACTGTTTCAGTTGCGGGCGTTCGACACAGACACTCGAAAAGTTGCTGGAAGAAATCGGGCGTCCGGATTTGATGGTGACACCGACGGCCGACCTGACCACTCCGCTCGACACGAACCTGTTGTTTCCGCTCGATATGGAGGAAGAGGTAGATGATACACTGGGGATTGTGGAATTGCCGGACTTTTATACACGGGTGTACACGCATCCTTATCTGAAATCGAGAGGGTTCTGTTATGACGATTACGATTATTTTGAAGTCGGTACGACGGGAAAACTAAATTTCCGGTTTACCGATTACGTGATATTCCCGGTTATTGACAGTGGCGATGTTGTGGGTTATGTTGCCCGCCATGTCTGGCCGAAAGATGAAATCGATATTTATAACCGGAAAGCTAAACGTCGGGGCGAGTACCCGATCCGGCGGTTCAATAATTCCACGGAGAATGATTTTGTCCGGTTGCTTTATAACTACGATTCGATTATTGAAAATGAAACCGATACGGTGATTATCGTGGAGGGTATTTTCGATGTGGTTGCCCTGGTGCGTAAACTGGATTTATATGACAATTCCCCTATTGCCGTGGTTGCCACTTTCGGAAAGAAGATTTCCCTTACCCAAATTTATAAGTTGCAAGTGAAAGGTGTCCGCACGGTGGTCATCGGCTATGACGGGGATGCAGTTGCGGCCATCAAACAGACCGCTACGGAATTAGCGCCTTATTTTGAGGTGTTTGTAGCTGATATTCCCAACCCGGAGAAGGATTGGCAAGACCTTTCTTTTGAAGAGATATTCGAGATTTTTGCGGAGAGGTTGAAAACACCTATTGAATATAAATTATCCAAATTACAAGAATAATGGAAGAATTAACAGCATGGCTGGATGCTAACCGAATAGCGTACCGGCAAATAGATGACGAGGTGGTTGAGATAGAAGATTTCGGGAAGATGTTTTTAGCAGACCTTTCGGGAGTGAGTTCTATATTCAAGGGCGACGAGGGGAACATCCGTTTTAATTTAATGGAGAACCCGGACGTACTGATGGAAGAAGACATTTTTTATGCAGCCTTTGCTTTTGGCAAGAACTGGTACTATTTCGATTTGCGGGAGGAGTTTCGTTTCAACCTGCTGAAATATGTAGGTAAACGTCAGCCTACCCGGTTGAACATACCGTATGTCAATCTGGGGGTGCATACCGGTTACGAGTTGTTGAACGGTTCTGGTGAACTGGCAGACTGGGTACGTAAAGCGAAATATCTCGGTCATACGGCTATCGGTATCTGCGATTACAACACGATGGGCGCCACGTTGAATTTGCAGAAAGAGTGTTCCGCAGCCGGATTGAAACCTATTTTCGGATATTCGTTCCGGCTTCGCCAGGGGGATGAAACGGTTGATATGAAGTTATATTGTCAAAGCAAGGAAGGACTTCGTAACTTGTTACGGATTCAAAAAGCGATAATGGTGGATAGTGAAGAGCATACGCTGACGCTCCGACAACTTACCGACCATGCCGGGGGAAATGTGCTGGTGTTCGGGAAATGTTCGGGGGACTGGCTGAGAAAGAATCCGGATGTCGTTCGGAAACTGAAAACAGCTATGGGGAAAGAGGAAGGTTGCAGTGGGAAACTTTATTTCCAGGTTGACCTGACGGAGTACAAGGCGGAACGCATTGATGTGGAAGTATTAAAATCGGTAGCTTGTTATTTTGAAAATTTTGCTGATCCGTTCACCTTTTCATTCGAGATAGAACCTATACTAATATGTGACAATTACTATCTGGACGGGGATGATGCCCGGAATAAGATTGTTCTGAACAAAATAGCTACCGGTGCGGCGCATGAGCAGAGCGACGAACAGTTTTTTAAGGATATAGACGAACATTTTTCAGTGATTGAGCCGTTGTTCGATAGTGAGAAATGGGATGTAAAAGCCTTGTTTGAACGGATGTGCCGGAATACGGTTGAGATTGCAGAAGGAGCTGATGCGGGATATGAGACTGATCGGAATTTTATGCCGAGGTATGATATGACAGCCGAGGAAAAAACGAAATACGGCGACCGGCACAGCATGTTTCTATCCTTATTGGAAGAAGGCTTTCAGCGGTTAGTCCCGAAAGGCGAAGAAGCCGTTTACCGGAAACGGTTGGAGCATGAGATTTACATTTTGGAATCGACCGATAATGTGGATTACATGCTGGTCCAGTACGACACGGTAAACTGGGCCCGGAGTAATGGCATCCTTGTAGGCTGCGGGCGTGGTTCTGCGGGAGGATGCCTGGCTCTTTACCTGATGGGGATAACCCTGATAGACCCTATCAAGTATGACTTGCTTTTTGAACGTTTCCTGCTTCCCGAACGTGCCGGGCTTTATCCTGCCCAAGCGACACTACTCGCCGGAGAATTGCAGTCGGAGGAATATGTGGAGTTTGAACTGGAAAACGGTAAAACCGTGCGTTTTGACCGGGATGCGCAATTGCTTGTCGTGCGGGATGAAGAAGAGATGATAGTATATGCCGATGAATTGAAAGATGGTGACGATGTAGTGTTCGACCATAAAGATTATTTGTGGACGATTAACTATATAAACCATGTTCCATCCGACCGAGATAGACAATAATACTTTTTTGTATCACGGCGACTGCCTCGAAGTTCTGCCTTTTCTGGCTGACCGGGGAGTGAAAGCCGATTTGATTCTCGCTGATCCCCCCTACGGCACAACCCATTGCCGTTGGGATTCAGTGATTGATTTTCCGCTGATGTGGAATGCCATACGCGGCGTATGCCGTGACCGTACTCCGGTGCTTCTTTTTTGTCAGCAACCTTTCACAAGCGCATTGGGAAATTCAAACCTGCGGCGTTTGCGGTATAGCTGGGTTTGGGAAAAGACTACGGCTACCGGTTTTTTAAATGCTAACCGGATGCCCCTGAAAAGCCATGAGGACATATTGGTCTTTTATCACAAGTTACCTCTTTATCATCCTATCAAAACAGCGGGACACAGCCGGAAGGTGGTGGCTTCCGTGCATCGTCAGAAATGCAGCCAAGGTGACATCTACCGGGAACACGGGTTATACACGGACTATGACAGCACGGAACGCTATCCCCGGTCGGTATTGAAATACAGTACGGACAAACAGACCTGTTACCTGCACGCTACCCAAAAGCCGGTTGCTTTGCTGGAGTATTTTATCCGCACCTATACCAACGAAGGTGATTTGGTGATTGATTTTGTGATGGGCAGCGGCTCGACGGGAGTTGCCTGCCGGAACACGGGCCGACGGTTTATCGGTATCGAGAAGGAGGAGACCATTTTTCAAATAGCTAAAGAAAGATTGACCTTATGAAGATAAAGCATGTAAGTATAAAACAAGAAACGAATCCGGTTCAGGTGCTGGATTGTTCGGTAAGTGACGGTTATCGTCAGGGTCCCGGCGGTACACTCGCCGATGTGGATATTGACTTCCAATCCGACCGCCGCCAGGAAGTGAAGGAGTATCTGGAACGGCGTTATAATATCAACGGGAAACAGCGGGTATTTTCTGCCGGGACTTTGACTACCTTGAAAATCAAAGCTGCCATCAAAGATGTGGCACGTGTACACCGGGTTCCACTGAATATTGTGAATTATATCACATCGATATTCGATGATGACAAGATGACCTGGACGGACTTGTTTAAACTGGCGTTTACCAATAAGAAGGTGAAGAAGTTTATTACGGACTATCCGCAAGTGATTGAGGACATCCGCCCTTTGATGGGGCAGCCCCGTTCGGGTTCTATCCACGCCTCGGCTATCCTGATTACACCGGAGCAAAAGGATGGTGAAGAAATGGAATGTTTCGATTACACTCCCCTAAAAAAGGTAGACGACATGTTGGTATCGGAACTGGACGGCTATTCGCTGGATGAAGTGGGTTTGCTGAAAAATGACTGTCTGGGAATTAAGGAGCTGTCGAAAATCCAATCGACTATAAACGAATGTAACCGGGTATATGATGCCGGATTACGGTTTGATGATATTGTGAAAGGCGGACTGGACGACGAGAAGACTTATCGCCTGCTTTCAGACGGGTTTACCCAGAATGTATTTCAGTTTTCATCAAAAGGGATGACTAAGTTCCTGATGGATATGAAACCGACGAATATTCACGACCTGATTGCGGCCAATGCGCTTTACCGGCCTGCCACTTTGGAATCAGGTTCGGCAGAAAAATACCTGTTATGTAAATGTGGTGATGTAGCACCTGTGTATTTGTGGGGTACATATAATGCACTGAAAGACAGTTGCGGCCAATTAACTTTTCAAGAAAGTCTAATCCAAATTGCTCGGGAAGTGGGTAACTTTAGCATGGGGGACGGTGTGAATTTGATGAAGCTGATTTCTAAAAAGCGCATCGACAAGATACATGCCATGAAAGAGAAATTCATGCAGGGGGCCAAAGAACGGGGATGCCCGAAGGAGGATGCGGTGCAAATCTGGGATATGATTGAATCGGGCGGTTCTTATCTTTTTAATAAATGTATCAGTGGCGGGGAAACGATTTATCGTCCGCATGGTGGACGGTGGAAACCCACTATCGGGGAGATGTACCGTATCCGGCATGACCGGCAATATGCCCGCCGGACAGGACATGCGGATTTGTATTCGAAATATAACCGGAAAGGCTACGGAATAGGATTCTCACTGAATGAAGACGAGCGATTGGTAAAGAACCGGATTGAGGATATTCGGTATGTAGGTGAAAGACCACTTTATCGTATCACACTGGAAGACGGCAGAACGCTGGATGTAACGGCCAACCATAAACATCCTACCCAGCGGGGAGAAGTCCGAACGGATTGCCTGGTTACTGGAGAGGATTATATGTATGTGAATATCGGGTATATACAGCAGGATACCAATTACCGCTTTACGGACAAAGGTTGTTTGAATGATGATATGTACCATGATAATTACGGTGTAGGTAATTATGAACTGAATTCCCGACCGGGGCATTCCGGTTTTGTAGAGAAGCCGGAAAGTGAATATGTACGGCTGGAATATTACCGTAAGCACCTGATGCTTGAAGCGTGTGCCCGATGCGGCAAACGGAACTGCCGGCTGGAAGTGCATCATATCAACGGAGACCATTCACAATGCGGGGAGAATTTCGATAATCTGACTACGCTTTGCGCTTCATGTCACAAGAAAGAGCATTATCGCATGGGGCGCCGGAAGATGGGTGAACACGGGCTTTACACAGAATTGCGCAAGGTGGTATCGGTCTCGTATATCGGTTACGGTGAGGTTTATGATGTAGAAATGTCAGCCCCCAATCACTCTTTTGTAACGGCTGGTGGTATGGTGACATGTAACAGCCATGCAACGGCTTATGCCATTACTTCTTATACGGGCGCCTGGCTGAAAGCGAATTACCCGACGGCGTTTTATACGGTAGCCTTGCAATGGGCAGACGATAAAGAGATACCTGCTTTGATGTCGGAAATGGAGCAATGCAGTTCGGCGATGATTGTGCCGCCCGACGTGAATGTTTCCGAAGCCCAATTTTTCACGGACTATGCCACTAACGAAATATTCTGGTCACTCACCCGGATTAAAATGCTGGGGAAAAAGGCGGTGGATTACATCGTGGACGAACGAAAACGGAACGGGGAGTATCTCTCTATTGAGAATTTTATTTTCCGCATATTCCGCTATAAGTTAAAGAAATATGAGTTTTGGGATGATCCGGATAATGCCGAAGAATCTACCCGTGTGCCCGTGAATGCAAGGCATGTCAAGAATATGGTTCTTGCGGGATGTTTTGACAATATAGAAAAGGTAAAGTCCGTGACAGACCGGTACGACATTCTCAGCCGTGCTGCCCGTGAATTGGGGTTTGAACTGGCAGACAAGGATTTTCCGGACGAGTTAATCAGCAAGCATTATTTCTGGTCGATGCAACAGATTGCTGTTTCGGGTATCGGTTCGATAGATTACCGGAGGATATTCGATAGCTCTGACCTGAAAGCGAAAGTGAAGGGGAAAGCCTCTTACATGGAATTGCGGCGGGCTTTTGATTCTGATAATGAGGGAAAACGAATTGTTGTCTGCGCCACGGTCAGCGAGGCCGAAGAGAAAGCCTATAAAGACAAGATGACAGGCGAACAAAAGAAGTTTGCCAAAATCACGCTTCAACAAAATAACGATATGATGGAACTGGTATGCTGGTCTGATTTTCTGCAAAATTATCCGGCCCCTATCGGAAGCCTTAAAAATAAAGTGATTATCGTGTCGGTGGTTATCAAGTATAGTGATTACTCCGGCGCAAATAGTTTGACGACTTATAAATCATCTTTAATTCAAGTAATGTAATGCAACCTACGATTATTGCCGTTGTGGGCGCTTCGGGTTCGGGCAAGACCTATCTGTCGAAGCTGCTCCAAGATGAATTGAATGTTTTTAGTATTATCAGCCATACGACACGTCCCAAACGGGCGGACGAAACGCATGGAAAGGATTATTATTTTATCCGGAATATCCAGATTCTCCCGTTCTGCGATATGCTGACACATACCAAGTTTGGAGGGTATGAATATTTTGCATTGCGCGACCAGGTTCCTCCCGAAGGGTATTGTACATACGTTGTGGACGAAAGTGGTGTGCAGGCGTTGAAGAAACTTCACGGACATCGTTTCAGGATTGTTACGGTACTGGTGCGCAGTAACTATGAAACGTTGGTTGCCAGGGGCATCGACGAGGATCGGATTTTCCGGGACAGAACCCGGAAGCAACTGCCGGAAGCCTTTTACGATTTCGTGATTGACAATGACGGTTCTTTGACGGAGTATGAAGAAACGATTCGTGACATGTATCAAAAAATACGTTTATGGCAGCCCCAAAAGTAGAACCGAAAATTTATACCGCCGTTGTCCTGGACTTTGAGACGGGCGGGCTGAACTGTGTAGACTGTGCCTGTACGCAGCTTGCTATGCAGGCTGTCCGGCTGGATAACTGGACGGTGCTGGAACGGTACGCGAAGTATATCGCTCCTTACCGGAAGCTGGATATAGGCGGCGCACCGAAACGCAAGGTACTTAAAACCCGTCAGGCTCTTGTTCAGGAAGAGGCCGGTATGTCGATGAAGTATGAACCGGTGGCATTGACTTATTCGGCTATTACGATGGATATGCTTTATAACCAAGGGGTTGATTTGAAGGAAGTGGCGCAGGATGTGATTGAGTTCGGCAAACGTAATACCCTGTCGAAGGGACAACAATGTAAACCAATACTGATAGGTCAGAATATCACGTTTGACATCGGGTTTCTCCAACAATTGATAGCCTACGCCGGGCTGATGCCGGAATTTGAGAAGGTGTTTGCCGGAAAGGTGGATTTCTACGGGAATTTCCAACCGCACTACGTGGATACGATAGACCTCGGCAGGTTCGCTTTTGCCCATCTGCCGGATGTAACCTCGTACAAGCTGGAGATGCTTTCCGAGCGGCTCGGTATCGAGTTGGACGATGCGCACGATGCCGGAGCCGATGTGACCGCTACTTTGAATGTGGCGGCGGTCTGCTCTGCCCGGTTACGGCAGGAAGGTGGCGGGGATATTTGTATTCAGAAAAAGGAAAAGACACGTGCTCACTTTAAAATTTAAGTCTTGTGACTTTTTTATATTTCTGTCTTCTCTTTCAGCAGAGAATATTATTTTTTTAATGTATAACTGATTGTATAATACTTACATAATGGACGAACAACAGAAAACGGAAGATACGGTTGTCTTCAAGACCGACGACCGGATGACCTACGGAGCGATGAATTATGACGGTACGGAACTGATGGCCGTGATTTCGGGTTATGACCTGAACATTGCCTTTAACATGCGTACCATTAATTCACTGGCTGATGCAGAGGCCGCCGCCAACGCATTGGCCGATGTGTTTTATGAGGTTCTGATGGAGCAATTGATTGAAGAAAAGTCGTATCTGGTTAAACCCTCCGGGGGAGAAAAGACTATTCCGTGATAAAGAAACATACAGTCTCTTATCTTATTTACAAGGGGCTGTTTTCGACGAAAGAATAATCATGGAAGAACAAGAAAAAGATATAAAGCTGACAGATGCCGAAAAGGAATTTTGCGAGTTGTTCGTCAATGGGGACAAAGAATTTGCCGGGCAAGCAACGGCGTGCTACAGGGAGGTGTTTGGAGAAAATAAGAAAAACCTTTCCCTGGCTGCACGCCGTTTGCTTGCCAAATCGCATATAGCTTCTTGTATCAGTGAATTGCTGGAAGAACGGAAGATTGAAACGGAAGCTATTGCCGTAAAACTGCAAGTGGCTGAAACGCTGAAATCGGTGATGGCAGAAACCGCCAAGAACGAGTATATCGACAAGTTCGGGGTTGCCCTTTCACCTGCGCCACTCAGGGCGGTTTCGGTGAATGCCGCAAAAGCATTGATGGAACTTTATCCTATCAAGCATTCGCAAGAGGATAAGAAGAAAGGCGACGGCGGCGGTAATATCATTTTTAATGTCGTTGTTCCTCAAACCCCACCGCCCCATGAAGAAGATTAGTAGACGGAATATGGAGCGGATTATTTATATCGCTCTGATTATTATCCTGGTGATATTCGGGATATTCAAAGATAGCGCAGGGGCTGAAATGCTCATCCGGGCTGTTAAAGATGCTTTTTCGATTTTAATACAATAATTACTTATGACTACAGTCAAAGATTTTTTTGCAGACAATTATCGCTCGCTGTTCGTGATATTCTCGTTTATCATCACGATTTACGTGCAGCATATCACTAACACTTCCCGAATTGCCGAACTGACAGACCGGTGTTCTACACTGGAAATTAAAATAGAAGACCAGTACGAGAAGATAGACGCAATCAAGCTCGACAAGGCGGTATTCGAGGCCACGATGACGCAGTTCGTGTCCATTCAAGCCGACCTTCGGGAAATGCGCGGCGATATAAAGGAATTGCTGAAACAACGATGAAGGCTGCGTTCGGTATTGTTCTCTGGCTGGTATCGTTGCCGGTGTTTTCCCAGTCGGTGTTTTCCCAGTCGGTGGATTGTATCAAACGGTACGAGGGACTACATACAGCCCGGCATCATCCCTATGTGGGTTACGGACACAAGTTGGTGGCAAATGAAACGTTTACGGCTGAAATGAGTGAGGCATGTGCGGATTCGTTGCTGCGTGCGGATTTATTACACCGATGTGCCGTATTCCGCAGTTTTGGACGAGATTCACTGCTTCTTGGCATATTGGCTTATAATGTGGGTGAAACCCGCGTAATGAAAAGCCGGTTGGTAAAGAAACTCCGTAGCGGATGCCGGGATGTTTACCGGGAGTATGTCAGTTTCCGACTGATAAAAGGAAAGGTGTCTGCGGTTTTGGAACGCAGGCGGAAAGAAGAGTTTAAGCTATTGTTTAATGATTAAAGAAGAATGGTTATGATAGTGGAAGGTAGTCAGATTACTGTTATTCCCTCACCGGAATTGACCGAAATCCACCTGGATGGTTTGTTGGGTGAAACGGGTATTGTCCTGGAAGACCTGACAGATAGCGTAAGAAAATGCAAGGGGTACATGGTTTTGTTCCCCGAAATGTATAAAGATGAATTTGTCTGGTTTGTTCCTCAAAAGTCGGCTTATGAATAGAAGGACAGGTGTATTATTGGTAATTGTTGCCGCATTGGTTGGCATGGTGTGGTTGCAACAACGGAAGGTCGTCCGGTTGAAAGAGGAACGGGACCGGCACGAACAGAATAGCGATGCTTTGCTCTCGGATTTAAAACGGTGGCAGGTGGATTCGGCAACCATGGCAACGGATGTGAAAACGCTCCGGTTAAGCATGGATGAATTGGAGCGTTACCGGGCTGATGACCTGGTAAAAATCAAACAGATGGGGGTTAAGATTAAGAACCTCGAAGCGGCTGCCAAACACCAGATTGAGGTTGATGCCCCGATTCATGCTACGGTGCGTGATTCGGTGGTTATACGTGATTCAGTGGTTGTTCGTGTTCAAGCTGTGTCGATGATGAATCCTTTTATCCAGTTGCACGGGGTTATTGAACGGGATTCGCTGATCGGTTCGGTTCACCTTCCGGTAACGTTGAGGCAGGCCGTGTGGATTGAGTATAAACGACGGTGGTTGTTCTGGAAGAAGGTGAAGGCGGTGCATCAGGTTATCACAACGGATAACCCATACGTGGAAATGAAGTATTCGGAATATATTAACATTCAAAAATAGAGAACTATGTTTGCAAACAAGTCATTTCAAAGCCGTATCGAGGAGGCTAACAAGGTATTCGTTTCTGCCCTCGAAAAACTAAAGTCCGTGCAGACGGATATTTGTAACCGGATAACTGAGAATAAAAATCAGATACAAAACCTGAATGCAGAGAATGAGGAACTGGAGAGTATGAAATCCCAGACGGAGAAGCAGATTACGGAGATTGGGAAGTTTATCGGGTAAACTGATGTTGGTTTTGATTGGAATAGCGTTGCATCTATAATGGATACAACGCTATTATAAATAGCTACCATTTATAAATGTAATGAAGTCGGTCTGCTGATCTTTTAAATATATTTTTTTCGATTAGATTCTCATATATATTCACTATTGCATCATGGGAGCAATTGCATGACTCACCTTCTCTATATTTGCATTGATAATTAAGGTTCTGACACTTCTTTTCATAACAATCCAATATATTCATATTCCCAATGTGCGGTTTGTGTAACAGAGTTTCTTTCAATATACATTTTTCTCCGTTTTCTTCTTTAATTGAGGCTAACGCTTTATTATTTACTCCTAATAATGATAAACTTAATGCTGCGATACCACCAGTTAAAGTTACATCAAGTAAAAAAGCAACCATAACGATTGTTATAGTTTTTACATTTATATACAATGAACTATCAAATAGCGTCAGATTCATCATATCTTCTCCATTATCCTGTTCATTATATACTTCAAAGTTCTCAGATTCATCTAAGATGTCTGAATGGATATATAAATAATCAAGGATTTTTTGTGCTCCTTCTTTATCTTTAATACCCATTTTAAGCAATGCAAGGACTGCTTTTTCTTTTGAACCCACAAGTTCAAAGATAGAAGAGTTATTCATAAGAGTGTATTTTATTTCAAAAGATAATTAAACTACAGCGATTCTTGAATAGGGTGCTAAGATGTTACGTGTATTCAAAAACCATTCTTCTTTTAGCGCTTCAAAGTTCTTATCAAATGTTCCGTCAATTAAATATTGGTATTTCCTTTGTATTTGCTTCTGTGTTAATTCGATTCCTCCAAAAATCGAATCACTTGAAAAAAGTGTTTTCAAAAAATAGTCTTCCTTTGGTGGAATATGAAAAAAATGATTCAGATGTTCAATTAACGTTTTCCCTGAACAATAGCAACGGGCAATTGCGGGAGGGTGTATATGTGTCGCTTCATTGGGCCTGAAGCCTTTGGGAATTTCATCATCGGGTGTGAACATAAAGACCTCTCTACTTTCTAAAACTTCTAAATACATTAATATATAAAAAAAAGCAACTATTCCTTTTAATGTATCTTCATAAAAATCATCTATGGAATTATACCCTAATACAGTTTTATATCTTCCATCCGATATGATTGTAACCATCTTTTCACCAATCCTTTTAGCAGCAAAAGTATCAGCATCCGTTTCAAGCATCTGATATAGTGCAATATCTACTCCTGTATTTTCATGAGATTTTTCTATTGCACACAATCTTGCGTTTTTTTGTATCTGGCAATGCCCTAACAATAAATGTCCCAATTCATGAAATGCACAAAATAAATTAGCAGTATCTATCATACAAGAAGCACGATCATTATTCGATTCAGAATTTAATATTAGATTCTCTATCATTTCTGCCAATTTTTCAGTAATGATAATTACATCCTTATCAGTCTTATATATCGAAAACGCATTTATTATGGGATGCTTTCCCTTAGCAAATGAACGTTTTTCAATTGTAAACAAAAGTTCTCTTTTAGGTAAAAAAGATTTTATAATAGGATTTGACGAAGGATTATAAGCGAACTCATAATAATTCTGTAAAGTCATATTTACAACATCTTCTGTACTTCTAAAGCGAAAAGATCTTTCTATATCCATAATGCAATTTTATAAATTATGCCATAATGCAATGTACTATGCGAAGATAGCACAAAAAAAATGATAAGGAAAATAAAATGCAAGAACAACTTTCAAAGGGCTATAAGGCTATTCTGCGGATGTAATCTAAATATATCCAAAGATGAAACTTTTGCTGAAACGAAAATTCAAGGGGCCGGATTATACTATCGGCGACCTTTTTATTGACGGGAAGTTCTTCTGCAATACGCTGGAAGATACCGTCCGCATTTTACCTCTGCTTTGTTTTGATACGGCGCAAGGTATCAAATGCCGGTGCAAAGAGAAGGAATATGCCCGCACCGCTATTCCCGCTGGGTGTTATAAAGTGAGTATGACACGTAGCCCACGCTTTAAACGGGTATTACCTTACCTGCACGATGTACCGCACTTTTTGGGTGTTTTAATCCATCCGGGAAACGATGCGGAAGATACAGAGGGTTGCATATTGGTAGGTAAGAACAGTGTAAAGGGGAAAGTCCTGGAATCCCGTGCCACTTCTGACAAGTTGAATGAGATTTTAAGCCGGGAGAAGGAAATTACTATCACTATTGAGTAATGGGGAAAAGCCGGAAATTAAAGGCTCCTGAACAGCTTCACATTGACTTTTGCCCGTCCCCCAAGCAATACGAACTCTGGAAGCTGTTGCAACCGGAGTGTCCATTGTGCGGGGGCACTATCCGGCAACAACTGATTGGTTACGATATAAACCATAACCCGCAATACAAGCCGTTTTGTTACCAATGTAACAATATGAATGTTCCTCAGCTTGTGCTGGGTGGCGGAGCCGCAGGCGGTGGTAAATCGTACATCGGTAGTGTCTGGATTGTGAGTAGTTGCCTCCGGTTTGAAAATATTCGAGCCGTGGTTGGTCGTAAAACGCTGAAATCGCTGAAGGAATCGACGTGGAATACTATCCGGATGATTATCAAGAAATGGGGGCTGGTGGAGGATATTCATTACAGGGTGAATAACATTGAGGGGACACTGACATTTTGGAATGACTCAGTGATTATAATGAAAGAACTCGCTGACATTCCCAGTGACCCCAATTTTGAAAGGTTCGGTTCTTCGGAATACACTATTGGATTTATCGACGAGGTGAGTGAAATCTCCCAGCGTGCCGTGGAGGTATTGTTTTCCCGTTTGCGCTGGAGGACGCACGAAACTTTTATGGTATCGAAGTTATTGCTGACGACAAATCCTACGACAAACTGGGTGCGTAGCCGATTCGTGCAGGACGACAACGGAGATAAGGCGATTCTTCGGGAAGGTGAGTTTTATGTGCCTTTCAGTGTGTTCGACAATCCGGACATCGCTTTCCGACAGACCTACGAGGCTGCCCTGAATAAGATTTCAGACCAAGCGACGAAAGAAAGACTATTGTATGGGAACTGGGATTTCGTGGAGTCGAACGATATGGCTGTTTACAACAAGTTTGACGGCGTTAAACATTTGATTGCCGGTTTAAAAGAACGTGTGTACGATCCGACCAAACCTTTGATTACCGTATGGGACTTCAATGTAGCACCGCAGATGTCCGTGTTGCTTGCACAAATCGATTACGAAAAGAAGAAGGTGTACATCCTGGAGGAGGTATTGGGCAAACCACAGGATAAGGAAAATAACACTCCTGCACTGGCCCGACGGATGCAACAAAAACTATATCGGGAAAAACATATCGGCGGAGTGGACGTAACAGGTGATCCTTCGGGATTGCAACGTTCTACGGCCACAGAGGACGGTATCAATAACTACACGGTTATTCTCGATACTTTGGGAAAAGGCGTTCTTCGTCCGAAGCTAAAGTTACTTAAAAAGCAACCCCCGCAAGTGATTCGTTGCGGATTTGTCAATGAGGTGTTTACAGGATATAACGGATGGACGGTAGAAATAGACCTGAAATGCCGGAAACTGACCGAGGATATGATTTACCAACAGAAAAATGAAGACGGCACGAAGGCGAAGCATAAGGTAACAGATGCGAAGACCGGGATGAAGTTCGAGAAATACGGTCATCTGTCGGACTGCCTGGATTATCTGCTATGTTATTATCTCCGGGATAGCTGGTATAAGTATAAAAGCGGCGATAATAACAGTTCAGTGGTTACTACCGCCGTAATTCAAGAAGGATTTAATTATTAAACGAATATGTACAGACGATTTTTAAACGATTCAGACTATCTGGGAATTATCACGGCAGAAGCCCTTTCCCAAATGACACGCAATAATCCGGAGCGGTTTATTCAGGCGGAGGAGTCCGCAGAAATGAGTATTACCGAATATCTCAGCGAGAATTACGAGATAGAACAGGAATTGAACCGGGGGAAATACATCGCCGAATACGACCGACGGATAACCTTTCCAGTAGGCGCCTATATTTATCAGGAAGGGCGTATCTACGAGGTTATCCGCTCGATTAGCGGCTATAAAGCACCGGCTACAATGATGTACTGGGCAGAACACGACGATTTTAATCTCAATGTGGATGAAGTGGTCCGGTATTCGCAGTTTGCCACTTATCATACCGGGGATATTGTGAAATACAATGATGTGGTTTTCCGTTGTATGGAAGATAACGGGTTTCAGTTCGGGAATATCCGCATTCCAATGGTTGTCGGGTGGCAGGAGAAAGAAACCGCCGAATGGTTGCCGGTTCCGTATGAAGTATGGGATGTGGTGTCGTTTGAGGGGGCTTTTTATGCGTTGCTGACACTGGAAGGGTTTGACAACAATATCAACCCGATGGAGTCGGATTGTTGGGGGGCTGTAGCTGATTATGATCCGAGTTATAACGATTATGAACTGGAAAGGCACGAGTATGTAGTTTATGAAGGCAGGGTATTTTATCCGGGTATGGATGTCAATGCCGATGTTCCTATCGTAGGGCATAATATCGCGTTGAATGATCCCCGAAATTATAATATCAAAAAACACATGGTACGGTTGGCTGTGTACGAACTGACAAAGCTAATCGCCCCGAATAATGTGAGTGCCGTTCGGATGAAGGATTATGAAGATTCAATGAAATGGTTGAATGACGCTTCCAAACTACGGCTTAACCCCCAGATACCTCGTAAACTGGCCGAAGACAAAAAACCGATAACAGACTGGCAGCTAACGACGTTTCAGACTGATTTCGACCCTTATAAAAATCCGTGGCTGACTTAAAATCCGGGATTAATTGCCTAAATTTAGCTGAATTGATTACCTTTGCATTATAATTGAAAAAACGGATGCTTATAGAATAGATTTCGAAACAAAAACATACGAATTGCTGTTTAACCTCCCAAAGCGACCAAGAAAATGAGAGAAAAACAGTAACAAGGCATTAGACAGCACGTGTTAGGGTATAGCACGGAGCTGGCTTGTGTCTTGTGGGTTGCTTGGTCGCACCTGGGGAGGTCTTGTTGGTTCCGTGCTTTTTTATGACTTTCCTCGCAGTTCTAATACCCTAAAAGACCAGGCAAAGATGAAGATTATAAAGGAAAAAGCGGTTGCCTTTGTTGGCAACGGTGACTTGATTACCCCCGATAATGTTCCAGACCGAAATTTGGAAAATGTAATCCGGACAGAATTGTTTTATGTCATTGAGGAGTTATATAATGAAGGGAAAACTATTTTTCTTTCTGAAGCAAGGAGTGGCTTTGAAATGCTGGCGGCAGAGGTTGTTCTGGAATATGCCCAATCCTATCCGAAAGTCCAACTGTATGCCGTGATTTCATCCGAAAAGCAGCAGGTAGATTATTCTTATAAAGACCAGTTACGTTATAAACGAGTTTTAGGGAAGGCAGCCGTTCGTGTAACTTTGGATGGATTTCCTCATAGGGCTGATTTTCTGGCTTCGGAAGTCGTTGTTTATGGAAACAGCGAGGAACCAATAATGAAACATCTTTTGGAAAGAGCCGAAAAGGAAGGCATGGAAATATGGAATATGTATGACGGCATAGAAGACTATTTCTCCATTCAATCTCCGGTGAAACAATTTCTTCAAGAGTATCCGGATGTTTCCAGTTTTAAATACGGTCGTGAGGGACTGATTTTCCGGGGAAATAACCAGCCGTTCCCTGTGCCGTTTTCTGATATTACCCATGTGGAGAGAAAAAATAATCGTTTGTGCTTCACACTGAGGGATGGTATGGTAATTATGGCTTCGTTGTTATCGGATGACTGTTATGTCAGGTTGCCACCGTCTGATTTTGATGTCAGACCCTTTTGCTGAGGGGTGATTTTTGATTTTTTTAGTCTCTGAAACCCTTAATGAAGACAGTACTTTTATTCTCTTGAACAATAAGAAGATAACAGTATATAAGTATGTATATACTAATTAAATAAGGCTTCTGACGGGCTGTTTTTTAAGGGGTAATCGGACATTATTTTTCCATTTAAAGTGCTATCTTTGCGCATCTAACTAAAAAAACTTTTAAAA